GATCTTATAAAAAGCAAACAAACACTTACAGCAACAGAAGCAGCCGTAGAAGCAGCAGTAGAAGGAATAAAGAGAAAAAAGATAAAAAAAAATAAAAAAACAAAAAAACTTAGTAAAAATAAAAAACTTAGTAAAAATAAAAAACTTAGTAAAAATAAAAAACTTAGTAAAAATAAAAAACTTAGTAAAAATAAAAAACTTAGTAAAAATAAAAAACTTAGTAAAAAATAAAAAAAAAAATAAAAATATTAATATAAATGGAACAAAAAAATATAGATATACTTATAGAAAAAATTAAAAATAAAATAACATTTGGAAATGTTGTAAAAATTATATTTTTTGCCTTATTATTTTATATAATTTTATTAATTGTAATGAATAAGGTAAATATAGATAAGATTGAAATTAAGAATAAAAATAATTTAGTAGATTTTGAAAAAGAATATCCTTTACCTGAAAAAAACTTAAGGGGTAGAAGTATGACCAAATTAGAAAATAAAAATGATAAAAATGATAAAAATGATAAAAAATAAATGTTAATGTATTATAAATGAATATAAGTATTAGTGCACTAAGTCAATTATTTATAATAACATTAATTGTCATATTAGTCTATTTACTTAATAATCAAAAAGCACTTGAATTATTTATGAATAAAATTAGAAATAATATAGAACATTTTCAACCAGGTGTATTTGGATTTCAATTAGGTATTCCATTAAACCCTTATAATTGTAGACCTGAAGATGATTGCTATAAGGGTAGTCCTATGCGTTCTCAAATTTACCAAAATGTTTGCGAACCAAATTACGGTTTATTAAAACAAAAAATTCCTTTAAATGATAATTGCCAAAGAACAATAGGAGGCAAAATGTCGGCACCCAGAAATTATTATGTTTGCAAAGTAAATAAGCATTTACAGAGAAAATGCGGTTGGATTAAAAAATAAAGTGAAAATAAATTAAATTAAATTAATTATAAAATAATAAAATCTCAAACTATATTATACTATGTCTAATATAAAAAATTTTTCTACCCAAGAAATAAAACAAATAAAAAAAGAAGAAAACGAAGAATTGGAAGTTCCTTTATTCACAAATAAAAAAAATATTAAAAAAAAAACAAAAAAAAAAAATTTTATAAACAAATTATTTTATAATTTAATGGGTAAGAAATCTCCAAAAAAATCAAGTAATAAGAAATCGCCTAAGAAATCAAGTAATAAGAAATCACCTAAGAAATCTAGTAATAATAAATCACCTAAGAAATCAGTGAAAAAATCTAGTAATAAGAAATCAACTAAATACTAATAATATTACATATTTTCCACCATAATTCTATAGGTAATGTTATATCTATAATCATTAATTTTTGTCTTAAATGAAATAATATAGAAATATTATTTCTAATATTTTTATGAAATAAATAATGTCTTTTAGGTGTCCATTTTTTCATTGATTCAATTAAAATATTTTTAATTTCATTTCTTTTTTTAAACATTCTTTCGTCTACACCTAAATTATTTGTAAAATAATTTGAATATTCTTCTTTCATTTTAAATAATCCTTCTCTTAATACATATTTAACCGCATTCACGTTTCCACAATCATAAGCAGAAAAAAATGGATTCCAATTATAATACCAATAAACTAAACTAGTATTCAAATTAAAATGTGAAACACTATTACTAAAATCTTCTTTATAACCTTCATTCCCTACAAAACTTATATTTGCTCCATAAGATATTAATAATTGTATTATTTTATCATTTTGTAATTCTGCAGCGTACATTATAGGTGTTTGATAACATTCGCAAGAATAGGAATTTACATAAGCTCCATATTTGAAAAATAATTCAATCATTTCAATATTATTTTTTTTAATCAAATAAAAAATAGGATATTTATACTCTATTATTTTATTTAGGTCTATTCCCGTTATTACCCATTTGGTAATTTCTATATTATTATTATTTTCTAAAGAAGTCTTAAAATCCATATCTAAATATAATTTTTATATTTAATTTATAATTAAAGTTAATATTTACTTTTTATATTTTAATTAATTGTTTTATTCAATAGGTAAAATATAATTAGGAATTATATTATCAAATATTTCACTTCTAATATTATGATTATCCATTTTTAAAATAAGTTCATCTTTATAATTAGTTTGTATTATCCTATAGGACAATTATTTAACCACTTTGATAAGCACTTTATGAAATACACGATTACAATTTTTATATAAAAAAATATATAATAAAAAAATATCTATAATAATATAAATGGGATTAATTAACGCTGCTTTTACATTTGTTTTAGGATATTTTATTATTGAATTTATTAAAAAAAATAAAGATATGTTAACAAAAGTTCCAATTATTTCTAATTTAATAGGGAAACCATCCGAAGGAAAAGATAAAGTGAGTAATGACGCTTGGTTTCTACTGGCAGGTTTTGTTCTAAAAGATTTACTAATATAATTTATTTAATTTATATAATTTTATTTATTTAATTTATATAATTTTATTTATATAATTTTACTTATCCTTATAATACTTAATTAAAAATAAACTTAGTATTCGGTCTGTTCCTTTCTTATCGCCATTATCTTTTCTATTCAAATCAATAAATTCAAAGAATTTGTAATTTTCATTTTGGTATGTAGTATAAATTTCTGAATTACAATAACTTTTTTTACTAACGGAAACAGTATTGTGTAATTCAAACGCTACTTTTTTAATTGCTTCTCTCAAATTTTTCTTGATTTCTTTTTCATTCACAGGAACACCCTTAGAAATTAGATATTTTATAAGAACACTATTTCCATTCCACGTCCTAAACATTTTAGGACTTAAATGTTTACTATATTTCTTTAAATAATTAGTAATTTGTCCAGCAGTTATATTATTATTCTCATTTTTTTCATCTATATAATAAAATAAATACTCTTTTCCTTTATTTCTACTACATAATTTCTCTAATATTTTTATTATCAATTCATTCTTAATAGTACTAGTATTTTCTACACTTTTTTTTCCTACAAATTTTATTTCAACCTCATTTTCCTTAAATAAAATATGATTGGTATTTATAGTTGTTGCTCCATAAGTATTATATTTCTTTTTATATTCTTCGGATCCTATTCTAAATTTACATTGGTCTAGGAGATATAATACTATAGAAATAATTTTATTTTTATTATGAATTGGTAAATTACTATCAATAATACTTCTATAATCCTTTCTTATTCTTTTAATTTTTTTACCAAATTGAATTAAATCCAGGAATTTCATTTCTTGTTGTTCCTCGACAAATTTAGGATTATAAGTATATTGTTTTCTTCCTAACTCATCTACTCCTATTGCTTGGACTTTATCTTTTGCATTATTACTGATTCTAATTTTTTTATAACTTGGTGGTATTCTTAATGATTTTATTCTATTTAATATTCTTTTATTAACTCTTTTCTTGGTTTTTCTATTTATGTATTTGTATTCATCTTCTACCTTTATACGCCGAATATCCATATACTATTTACTAAGATATAAAATAATATGATATAAAAAATAAAAATATTATTTATATATATAAAATGCCGTTTGTTAATAAACCAAGACGCTCTTATACGTCGAATAGGAAAAATAATAAAAAACATACTATAAACAAACAACCTACCGTAAACAAACAACCTACCGTAAACAAACAACCTACCGTAAACAAACAACCAACAATGAAAGATAATATAATGAGTGGTGTGGGAATAGGAGCAGGTGCCGCTGCTGGAAATGCGATTTTTAATGGTATATTTGGTAATATACAAAATGAGGGTAATATACAAAATGAGGGTAATATACAAAATGAGGGTAATATACAAAATGAGGGTAATATACAAAATGAGGGTTTGACAAAAAATAAATATCAGTCAGATATTTGTTTAGGTATTAGTGAAAAATATATAGATTGTCTAAAATACCAAAATGATATTAATATAAATAATGATATAAATAGTTGTAAACATTTAGAAGATATGCTAACATATTGTTTACAAAATAAACCACATTATAGTTAAGGGACTAACCATTTTAATTCATAATACTCTTCTGAATATAATTTCCCCCCCTTTTCTTGTGTTTTTTTAGTATCTTTATTTTCTACATTTTGAATATTTTCTACATTGTCTACATTTTTTACATTGTCTACATTTTTTACATTGTCTACATTTTTTACATTGTCTACATTTTTTACATTGTCTACATTTTTTACATTATCTACATTTTTTTTTTTTGAAATAACGTTGTCTTTATAATTCATATTATTTGATAATATTTTATATTTTTAAATATTAATTATTATATATATATATATAAATGTATGATAAACAAAAACTAGAATTACTTAAACAATCATTAGTTGAATCTCACCATAATAATGCTTTTCTTATGGGATTAATATCATCCGGGTTGGCGAGTATAGGTCTTGCTACAAATTCAGCAACTACAATATTAGGTTCTATGTTACTAAGTCCTATAGGAGCATTAATTACAAAAAATATTATTTATACTTTTCTTACACAACAACATTACAAATTAGATATTAAATATAAAAAATGGTTTTTACAAGTATGTATGGTATTATTATTAACTCTCTTAATATCTTATACATTCGGAAAAATATTTCAAAAAATTAAAAACCCATTTACTGATGAAAAACTCACTAAAGATTGGCCTACTAATGAAATGAAAGAAAGAGCGAATCCAATTAATGCCATTTATATGGTTTTTATTGCGTTATTATGTGGTGTTGCTCTTCCTATTGCTTTATTACATAATTCAGGGATTAAGTTAGTTGCTATTGGTATTGCGACTGCTTTAATTCCTCCAATTGCGAATATTGGTTTAGCACTTTCACTTAAAAAAAATAGTATAGAAAATAAAGATTTTAAAAAAAATTCCATAATTACTGGTTTGTCAATATTTATAATAAATTGTATATTATTATGGTTACCTTCAAAATTTATGCTTAAAGAAATTACAAAAAAAAATAATATTTTTAAATTTATAGAAAATATATTTATTTTCCCTCAAATATTATTTAAATTAAATAAATATAAATATTTTATTGAAGCTGATAAAGACGGAAATGGAAAAATATCTTATAATGAATTTTCGAAATACTATAAAAAAAAAAATAAAAATAAAAATAAAAAAAAATCAATTAATTCTGAAATAAAAATTAAATCTCATTTTAAAAAATTAGATAGAAATAATTCGGGAGAACTTAGTATAAAAGAATTTTTAGAAGTTAAAAAAGAATAATAATTTAAGTAATAAAAATTCTTTTATAAATAATCAACTAATAATCTAACACCAAAACCAGTAGAAGTATCTTTAATTTTTTCTGGTCCAGCTATATCCATATGTATCCAATCTTGTCCTTCTTCTACAAAATTAGATAAAAACGCCCCTGCGTATATAATACCATTTTTATATTTATAATTATAATTCTTAAAATCTGCTATTTCAGATTTAGTCTGTTCCACATTTTCCGGATATATAGGTAATTCTACTAATCTCTCATTTACCTTTTCACCCATTTTAAGTAATTCACTGTTTTTCTTTCTATTATTTCCCATTATTGAAGCAAATAAACCCTCGCTTAAATTTGCTTGAGCCCCTGTTAATCCCGCTATATCCATAATTAACTTAGGTTTGAATGTATGCGCGTAAGCAATAGCATCCGCCATAACTAATCTTCCCTCTGCGTCTGTATCTACTATTTCTACCGTTTTACCAGAATAAGATTTTACTATATCTCCAGGTCTGGAAGCAAATTTTCCAGGCATATTTTCAGCAATTGCTAGTAAACCTATTACATTCTTATTAGAACCCATTTTACTTAAATGATTTATTGCTCCTAAAATAGTTGCGGCACCTAACATATCGGTTTTCATATCTATCATATCTCGCGGTCTCTTTAATGATGTTCCTCCGCTATCAAATGTTATACCCTTGCCTACTAAAACAATAGGTTTTTCCTTTTTTGATATAGTTAAACACTTTTTAGGTTGGATTTTAACTAAATAACCACTATATCTACTACCCTGTGATACAGATAATAAAGTATTCATACCCATTTTTCTTAGTGTTTTATGTCCTAATACAGTAACATTAAATCCAGATATTTTACCTAAATTAGTTATCACTTTTACAAACTTAGGAGGAGTTAAAATATTTCCTGGTAAATTCCCTAAATTTTTTACTAAATTAACTGAACCATATAAAATTATACATTCATTTAACTTCTTGATATGGTTTTCAGAAACAAATACAAAACTTTTAAAACTTTTTAGAAAAAAGTTTAGATCAAAACCCCCCTGTTTTATTAAACCGTTTTTATTACTGTTTTTATTACTTTTTTTATTACTGTTTTTATTACTGTTTTTATTACTGTTTTTATTACTTTTTTTATTACTTTTTTTATTACTTTTTTTATTAGTCAAGTTATTTTTATTAGTTAAAAAAAATTTATTTAATGTGTCTTTTTGGTCATAATGAGTTGCCAATAATAAAAATATCTGGTCTTTTAAAAACTCCAATCCCCCTACTGCTAAATAATATATTATTCTCTCTTTATCTATATGATTTATTAAAAACCCTAAATGAGTTATAATTTTACCTAATTTATCTATATTTATTTTTGCCTTTTCACCTAAACCTAATAATACTACAATCTCATTACCATTATAAAATTGTATTATCTCCTTCTTTTTACCATTAAAATCTTCGTAAACACTTTTTGGGCATTTAATATCATATTTTTTAAGATTAACTTCCAAATTACTTTCTTTAAATAAAAGGAATACCTTGATATTCTTATTATCCTTTTTATCCTTTTTAATGTAATTTTTTTTTACCTGTATATCCATTATATCTATATACTATAAACGCAGTAAAAAAATATAAAATATAAAAATATAAAATATAAAAATATAAAAATATAAAAATATAAAAATATAAAAATATAAAAATATAAAATATAAAAATATAAAAATATAAAATATAAAATATAAAATATAAAAATATAAAAATATAAAAAAAATTATTCTAAAATAATTTCGTTATCATTTTCTTTTAATTCTTCGGCATTTAAACTTTCTATACTTGTTTTTTCTGTATATATATCATTATTCTCTAATACTATATCTGTATCAATATCTGTATCAATATCTCCGTCATTTGTATCTTCTTCTAAAACTAAATCTTCTTCCTCTAATTCTTCTGTTTTCAAATTACTTATTTCTTCTAAAACTAAATCTTCATTTAATTCTTCAGATTCTTCTGAATCATTCGAATCTTCTAAATCATCTAATCCTTCCGGTAACATATCTTCAAAGTTTTGATTCATAAATTCTTCTGGTAATTGTTTTTGAAAAGAAGAAAAATCTTGTAATAAATCGTCTTCATCATCATCTTCGTCTTTCCATTTTTGCCAATCTATTCTAATATTATTCTGTTTATTTTTGGTAAGTTTGTGCCAGAATAATTGTTTTCCTTTCATTACAACTAATTCAATACAATTCTGTTTTATTATCCAATTACTTTTTTCATTTACTATATCACTATTAAAATCTATTACTATATCATATTCTATATTTCCACTAGTTCCAACTAATCTAACATTATTAGTATTAAATGTTATATCCTGGTTTTTAAAATTATTTACTTCAATAGTAATAAACAGATTTGCTCTGTCCTGAGCCCAAAGAATTGACGGATTATTATTCATATTCTATAGTATGTTTATTATATTTTTAAGTTATTTATTAAACTTACTTTTACTTAAACATTATCAAAAAATATATCAATATGGGTAATTCCCTAAAATCAAATACTAAATGTTATATTCTTGATGACTATGATAAAAAACACACTTTTAATATAGAGACATTCAAAGTTCACCATAAAGAAGTATTTATTTTTTTCAAAACCAAACCATTCTATTCCAATGGAATACAACTTTTTATATACCGGGAAAAAAGAAATAATCCAACAGAATATATAGTTAATTTAGAAACAACATTTGAAGATAAAGAAAAACTAATTTATAATAAATTCGGAGATAAAGAATATTATGAATATATAGAAACATTTCCAGATAATATAAAAGTTAGTATAAGACTAACTATGGACTATAAAATTAGTTTAGTTGTTTTCAAATTTCTATCCAAAAATTTATATAAATTTAATTAAAAATTGTAAATATTTATATAAAATTATTATAATAAATGAATTCTATACAAATCAAATATTTAATTAAACAAAAAACAGATTTACAATCTGAAATTATTAATACCAGACAAAAATTAAGTAATTTAGAACAACAAAAAACTAAAATTAATGAAACATTATTTAATAATTGTAACCATAATTGGGAAGACAAAGGTAGATTTCACCATTATGATAATGTGTCTTATATTTGTTTAATTTGTGGTCTTGAAAAATAATATTTTTTATAAAAAAAATTGAATATTAAAAATCTAGTAAAGATAATTACAAACATTTACAATGGGATCATTTATGACATATATTAAGTATATTATCACTTCGAACTTTTGTTCGCAAGACGATTTTAAAAATGTTAAATCAAGGGAGGAATTCCTTGAAAAACTGGGTTCATTGAATAAAGAACAACTTACTGCAGCACTTCTGCTTTGTGACCTTGACGAGATTAAGGACAAAATGGTAGACTACCTTATCAAGTATATCGATACTGATAAGCTAGTAGAAGGTTCGCATAGTGATTCTTGGGAAGCAACTGTTTCACAAGAAATGGACGATACCCAGAAAAAAACATTCTACAGATCAAAGGTTGACGATATTCTATCAGTCAGCCTAATTGAAAAGAATGATAAAACACTTGGAGCATACCTTAAGGGAATCATTGCGAATTTTCTTATGGGAGAACTGGGTGGATTTATGATTGCTGATAAGCGTTCGGACCTATCAACAAGTGCGATTTCTTACCTTAAGACTGTGAAGCGACTTCGTATGAAGAACTTCCTTTCTCAAGTTATTAAATCGGGTGTTGTATTCTGTCCAGAACACGACCAAGCAGCAATCACGGACATTGAAGGCCTAAGTGTACACACATTTGATGATAGTGTTCACAAAGGAAACATGTCTAAGAAGTTTTACTATCCTTTGACTTACCAAGTATCTGAGCTAACACCCGAAGAGGTGTTTGCTTACATGACGGAAGCTAAAAAGGATACAAAAGACTACGAGAAATACCAAGACAGGTTTGGAGTTCTTCACGTTCAAGGACCAGAAGGTTCGGGACTTTTTGAGAATGGATACCACATTATTTGTGTCCACCTCAAGAGTATTGGTACCAAGAAAGACTTTACGAAGAATGGACCGGAATATGCTTTCATTAAGTCAGTTATTAACAGTTTCGAAGGAAATGTTATGCTGATGGGTGATTTCAACGCTCCCGTCTTCGAAGAAGGTATTGGACACTTCGGACTTAAGGAAACAGACCTAAGTACTTACCCCGTTATAGACGGGGGAGAAGACCACGACTTTAACCTTACACACGGTTTTATGCGTGTAAGTACATACAGTCTCGACGACGTTGCTGTTAAGGAACGCAGTGCTAACAGTGGTATTAACCCACAAGCACCGCTAGGAAAAGCAGGACCGAGACAATACAACACGGACCACGTGTTTATTAAGACAGTCGATACTATTACAATGGAAAGCAAACTTTACCCTACTCCAAAGGACGGAGAGGTTCTAGTTCTTCCACTACTCACTGACACACCAGCAGAAGACTGGGTTAGTGACCACCAAGCAGTCATTACGAAAGTAAACGGTATTACCGTGGGAGTTTACAACACTCTATCAGATTGCTGCTCCGATTCACAAGCGTTCAAGGATGCGCTGTCGGGGTCTGAGGTAGATGTCGCACGACAAGAGTTCAACGAAATTCTTGCGGAGCTGGCAAACACTATTGTTTTCCACACTACTGAAGCTGAATAAGTTTTAGCATAAAACAATAGACATATAAACCTTGAAACAAAAAAAAATAATTTTTTTGTTTTTTATCCGAAAACATTAGCAGTAGTATCCAAAGGTTGTCTTAATCTAGAAAAAGTCCCTAAATCTATTTCTTCATTTATATATTCCAATTTATGTTTAACCGGATTTTCGTCGTGTAAATGTCCATTTTCCACTGATTCCACTAAATCCGCAAACATTGGACCTATTGCTCCCGCATTTTTAAATTGATTACCACTACTCCCCATCGCCATATAATATCCCCCTATATTACTCTTATCATATATCGGTGTCCAATCATCACTTACATCATAAGTAGATACCACAAATTTCTTATTTGTTCCACTCGGTATGGGTAAATTAGGTATTCTTAATGCGGCGCGATATATTTGGTTAGTCCATTGGTCTGTTAAACCGTCGTCTAAATTGTCTAAGTCGTCTGCCCATATTATTTTATCACATTTTGCTTCTGTGGAACCTATTAAAAAATTATTATCTAAATCGGGTCTAAAATAAATTCCATTGTCTAAATCTATTACCACTAAACCATCTCTTTTCATATTAACTTCTTCTAAATTTGTAGTTTCCATATCCTTTAAATTATTTGTATAAGCAACTTCGATTCTCATAGGTCGGCATTTAATATTAATATCACTTTCCATATCGCTATTTTGATATACTAAATCATTTATTTTACTGGAATAAGGACCAGAGGCATTAATGACTATAGGGGAATCAATGAAAACATTATTATCTAAATGAATACCTTTAACTTTTTCATTTTCTACTATAATATCATTTACATTGGAATTAAAGTTAAAAATGACGCCTTCTTGTTTGGCTGCTTGGTATATATTATTACACGCCAGCTGTGGATTACTAATATAACCGCTTTTTTCCATAAAAATGGAACCGACTAAATCATTTCGGGTTTTAGGTATGCCGAATTCGTTATCATTAATATTAAGTGGATAATAGTTATTATAAACGTCCATACCTAACTTACTCACTTTTTTATGGGTTTCAATTAAATCTAAATCTTGAACAGGGACACCTATTTGACGCATTATATTACTGGTATGGTTAATGAAGTCTTTGGAAATATCACTTTTTAATATCATTGCTCCACATTCATTTAATTCTGCGACATCGTATTTTTTACTTAATCCTAAAGAATCACGCCAATTTTGGAAACGGTGATATCCTTCCCAGGCAAACTTTGCGGAAACTGGTAGGGAATAATACATACGGCAAATACCACTGGAATAGGAAGTGGTGCCGAAACCTGTGGATTGGTTTTTATCAAATACTTGGACTTGAAAACCTTTTCTTTGGAGACTAAGAGCAATAGAATTGCCAATAATACCAGAACCTATAATAGAAATGTCTGGTTTTAATAGATTTCTAATAGACATATAAATGTATAATAGAAAAATATTTTATGTAAAAAACTGATATAGTTAGTGGTTAAATTTTTGAAAGGTATCTATGTTCAAAAATTGTCGAAAAAGTAAGATCCTGGAAACCATTTTTCGACGTTATCTTTCCCTCGTACCAATAAATTTATATTATTTACAAATTCTAACTTGTTTTTTGCTTCTTTATATGATTCTAAAAGTTCTAGATAGTCTTTTTTTTCTCCTTTATTTTCTCTTTTATTTTCTATTTCAAAGTCATTTAGATATGTTAATTTTTCATCTTTATCAATAGTAAAACCCTTAAAATCAGTAATTTGATACGTAGAATTAAATGTTAGAGTTTCACCGTCGAATTCTTTATCTTTTATATACATTGTAGAAAAATTTACTCCTTCTTCTGCTGCTTTTGCTTTTGCTTTTGCTTTTGCTTTTGCTTGTGCTTGTGCTTGTGCTTGTGCTTGTGCTTGTGCTTGTGCTTGTGCTTGTGCTTGTGCTTGTGCTTGTGCTTGTGCGTCTGCTTCTGTTTCCGCTACTGTTGGTTCGACGCTTCCTTCTGCTTCTGCTGGTGATGTTGGTGCTGGTGCTGGTTGTGCTGCTGCCGGTGCGTCTGCTGCTAGTTTGTCGCTTTCTATTGAGGTACCTGAATCCCAAGAAGTTACTGAATGCCTTGAGACACTTTCATTCGATTTTCCCCACGTGCTATCTGTATTCGCAGAAACACTTCTTATTGGTGCTCCGCTTCCTTCATCTCCTGCTGCTACGCTTCCTCCATCTCCTGCTGCTGCTTCCACTGTTACTGCTACTTCTCCTGCATTTACTGCTACTTCTACTGCTGGTTCGTCGCTTCCTGGTGCTGCTGCTGTTACTACTGCTGATGGTGGTGCTGCTGGTAGTGTTGTTACTACTTCTGCTGCTCCATCTCCATCTCCATCTCCATCTCCATCGCTTCCTTTTACTGCTGGTGCTGGTGCTGCTGCTGCTACCATGAAATTTGGGTCATAATTAAAGGTAAATGTTTTACTATTATCATCCGAAACCACCCCAACAACCCCATTTGGATAATAAATATTATTACCAAAATTATCTAAAAATTCATTACATTTTGAATTTTTTGGATCGAAGTTTAATGTTAAATAATCTGCTTCTGGATAAGATGTAAAATAAGCATTATAATATTCTTGTGTTAAAATTAGTTTTTTATCATCATCATCATCAACATATTTTATATGTATAGGGTTTATATTTTGAAATGGTAAATTAACTAATAATTGTTTCAATACATCATCGAGAAATTTTTCTTTTAAAGTCTTAGATTTATAAACATAATATGATATTTCATAAGTTTCTTGTTCATAATATGTTCTATAATATTTTTTTGTTAAATCTTTAATATATTTTCTTATCTTCATATAATTTTTATTAAAATCATTTTTATATGTATCTCCTTTAGTATAATTTGTTTCTATAATATTTTTTGTTATATCTTTTGCTTTTCGAATCATTTCTACTGTTGTGGAAGATTGGTTATATTCAAAAAATATTTTAGAATATTTCTCATTTTTAGGGTTTTTTATAAATTTCATAATATTATATTTCATTAATAATTCTAAATAAAAACCATTTTGGATAGCATGTGATAACGTTTCATTTTCTTCATATGCATTTGAGTAGACTTTTTTGTAAGATTCAGATTCAGACTGTAAAAAAAATTTTATTATTTCTTTGTTAACAGTTTCATTATAATCTAATAATAGTTCTAATTCTTCTTTACTTATTTCGTCTTTATACTCAAATAATTCTTTTATTATATTTATTAATTCTTCTTTTGTTCCTGTTAGGTTTCGATCAGTATGCTTCTTTTTAATACTTAAATCAATATATTGACAATGATAACATCTTCTACTACCATTGGTACCATTGGCAACTTGTCCATTATTGGCGCAATTATTATTATTTTTCCCAAAATATTCGCATAAATGTTTTTGACAATATTTATTTAAACTTATAATCCCTTTTTTATCTTTTATTGATTTAGCTTCATTACAACCTAAATATTCACATTTATGTTTCAAACAAGGAGTTCGAACTTCTAGGTTTGGTTGTGTGGTGATATTTAATCTATTTAATTTTCCAAATTCTTCATCAATAATTTCTTTAACAGGTTGTTTATTGCTAATTTTTTCTTTATAATGTTCATTAATTGTTTCATTATTATAAAAAAATTTATACCTGTCACTCCCTACTGTACAACTATGTGTAGAACAATAAAATTTTTTCATGCGTTGTCCTTTTCGTAAAGGAGTAATCTTATTCCCTTTTATACCTTTTTTTACATATTCGCCTTGCATCCATTTTTTTTCTTCATATAATCCAACTTTATTACAATTTTCTATACAACATTGATGTTTATCACAAAAATAATTGGTTAAATATCTCGGAGCATAAATTTTTTTTTCACCAATCCTGGATTTACCACTATTTACAGGAAGGTTACAACCTTTATAACGACAAAGATGTAATTTACAATAATCATAATATAAATTATTAGAATCATTATATACTTTTTTCCCGCGACAAGTTCTAATTTTACAATCACATTCTTCACATTTTTCATTAAAATTTTTTTCATTAATATTTGTATCTTCGTTGCTATATTGTAAGTCATTAACAATATAATATTCAAAAGCCATAAGTAAGGAGGTTTTTAAATTTAAGACCCTCCAAGATTCATATTCCTTTTCTTTTTCTTTTTCTTTTTTTTTCCAACCACATTTTCCGTATATAGTACCGGATGTCAACTTATTTGTAGTTCTTACATCTTGTATTATTTTTAAATTATTTTTATCAAAAAAAGAATATATATTTTTAGATATTAGATTTTCATCTTGATGAAAATCTAATATTATTCCTGTAGTTATTATTTCTACAATGTTATTGCGAGTATACTTTTGATTTTTATTACATTGTTCCGGTTTGTGTATCATAATTTTCGCTTCTGTTTCCCTTCGTTCCGAGCTGGATTTTCTGTCGCTTTTTAATAATTCAAATAATTTAACATAAATATTTTCTATTTTTTTTAAATTATTCTCAACTTCTAAAGTGTCTTTTAAAGTGTCTTTTAAAGTGTCTTTTAACCAGTAATAAATTTTTAGAGCGACTGGATATAAAATTTTTTTTTTATCTTTACATGTACATGAATCATTTGCAGTTCTAAATTCGGTTTTTATCAAACCATTAACCTCATGTTCTTTTGTTGGTGCTTCTTTGATAATGTCAGTCCCTATACTTCTATTTATATATTCAATTTTTTGATTTATATTATCTTGAGAAAGGTTTTTAACCAAAGAACCGTCAACCTGTAATGTATGAAAATATGAATAATTATTTTTTTCTGTATTATGTAGATATTTTTTTTTTTTTTTTTTTTTTAAAATTTTTATTTTTTTTGTATTTTTTATATTTTTTTTTTTTTTTTCTCTATCAAAAGTTTCAATTTTTTCAAAACATATTTCGGTTGTTATATATTTTAAATTATTTTTTATTGATTTAGAAATAAGTTCATCATATTTTTTTTGAAATTTTTCTACGCTTACATCAGAAGAACTCATTATCATATAGACTGTAGTTATTTCTCTACTATTTTTACGGTATTTTCTAAAATATTTAGAGCTTAGATATATTAATTCGAATTTTGTATTAGCAGGATCTTTTTCTTTATTAATTATAGGGAATAAAAATGTTCTATAATATTCGGGTTTATCAAAATTTTCTGAAAAATAAAATTTAGGGGTTTGGTAAAATAATTTTTGGTTTGGTACCCATTTCCTTTGTGTTCTCCTAGTATTAGCACCCCCCTTCATAGTTCTAATCCTACCTTTCCCTATTCTTATATTTTTTTTCTTTGTATTTTTTCCTATTCTTAAATTATTTTTCCTTTTCGTTTTAAAATTATTTTGTAAATAATTTTTCCTTTTTGTTTTAAAATTATTTTTTCTTTTTTTAATCATTATATTATTAAAATATTTTTTTTTTAATAATATAACATAATTGATTATTTATAAAATTAAGTAATAATTTTTTATTTTAATAGAGTTAAGTATTGATATATATAATTTTATGTTAAAACAGTAACTGGTTTGGAGTTAATATGTAGAGATGTTATTTTATCCTATTTCTCAAGTTCTATTTATTCAGGGGAAAAAATTAAAAAGGCTACAACTTTTGTGGTGTCTTCTGTATTTTCTATTAAATAATAGGGTATTTTGCTTATACTTATGCGTCGTTGCCTTCGTCGTTGTCGTCGTTGTCTTCGTCGCCTTCGTCGTAGTCTTCGTCGTTGTCTTCGTCGCCTTCGTCGTAGTCTTCTGTATTGGTAAAATGTAAGAACAAATCCATAAATTCAGAACCAATAGGTAAGTTTTCTTTATCTATTAAATACTTTATATGTGGATCTATGAATAGTACCGGGTCTGTTGTGCTAGAAACCCTGGTGACACCTGCTATATTAAATTCTGGGTCCGATGAGGAAGTAGCTTCTGGGAGACCTGCTATATTTACTACCTGTTTTGTTGTTGCTGTAGGTGCTGCTGCTGTTGATGGTGCTGGTACTATTGCTTCTTCTTCTTCTACTGCTGCTTCTTCATCTACTACTGCTGCTACTGGTGCTACTGCTGCTCCTGCTGCTGCTGTTGCTCCTGCTACTGTGTCCGTTGAGGAACCATCGGTGGAGTGGTTTAAGTTTACTACCGGTATTGTTGTTGGTTGTATACTTCCTTTTGCTGCTGCTGTTTCTGCTGGTGCTGGTTCTTGTTGTTTTGCTTTTCCTTCTGCTATTGCTTTTTCTCGGTTTGCTGTTGTTTCTGGTTTTGCTACTGGTGATATTTCTTCTACTTCTGGTGTTGGTGGTGGTGCTGCTTCGGTTCCTGCTACTACTGGTGGTGGTGGTGGTTCTGCTGCTGTTGGTACTGCTGCTGGTTCTGCTGCTCCTTGTACTGCTGCTGGTTCTGCTACTGCTGGTGCGGCCACTGGTGCTGCTGTTTGTACTGGTGTTGCTTCTGCTGCTTCTACTTCTGCTGCTTCATCTGCTAGTTTTGCTGCTTCTACTTCTGCTGCTAGTTTTGCTGCTTCTTCTCCTTTTCGCTTTGCTGCTGCTTCTGCTTCTATTCTTTCTTTTTCTTCTAGTAGAAAGGCAGCAATCTGTTTTTCCGCTCGCGTGGGCTTCTTTTTTTCTTGTTTTTCTCCTGCTGCTCCTGCTTCTGCTGCTGCTGCATGCTCTGCTGCAATCCGTGCTTGCTCTGCTTCTTCTGCTGCTGCTTCTGCTGCTGCTTCTTCATCTGCTGCTGCTTGTTGTTCTGCTGCTGCTGCTGCTGTTGCTTCTTCTTCTACATTTGTTTCTTCTTCTTCTTCTGCTGCTGTTGCTGTTGGTGCTTTTTCTTCTAATTTTTTGATTAGATTTTCTAACATAATATGATTATATTTATCTATAATCTTTACTTCTACTGCTGCTTCTTTTGTTTCTTCTTCTGTTTTTTTTTTTTCTACTTTTACTTCTGTATTATTTTTTATTTCTGTATTATTTTTTATTTCTTCAAGAGATTTTATAGCTTGGTCTGCTTTCGTTATTTTATTTTCATACTCTGTTAATAGTGAATCTATAAGTATTATATCACGGTCATCTACTTCTATTAATGTAGTTTTCACACGGTCCATTCGGGCTTTTAAATCATCATATTTTTCTTGTCTTTTAGTTGGTATTTTATTATAAAATTTTACCAACTCTTCTATTTTATCTATAATTATATTTCCTTCTTTATCATAATAATATTGCAACTCTTTTTCGTTAGCATAATAAGCTTTCAACTCATCTATATCTAAAATAATATATTTTAGAATATATATATTATTTGGTTTTTCTTCACTATCTTTAAATTCACTTAATAAGTCATTTGTAGCAACAAATATTTCTTTTTTTATTTGTATTATTTTGTTGTCTTTAATTATTTTAATTAAATTTCTTTCGTATTTATAAATTATTAATAGTTTTTTTAATAGTTCTTTTACTTTTATATTTTTTTCATATTTTTCTGCTATATAGTCTATATCCTCGCTTTTAAAGTTTGAATTAAAACCTTTTTTGTATTTTTTTTTTTGTGATTGTGTTAGTATTACTATGGGGTCTTTGCCGTCTAGGCAGGAATTAGAATCAAAATAGCACCTTAGATTTTGACTTTTACAAGTAGTTTCGTCCGTGTATGTGATACATGGTTCAGAATCTGGTTTTACATAATTGTCATTGTCTGTGTCAACTGTTAAGTCTGTATTTTGTTTCATAAATTTTTTAAAATATTCTTTTATAGGTTCTAGTTCGTTTTTTAGGTCGTCTTTTTTTTCTTCTTCTTCTTGAGTCATTGACCCCCCCCTCATATTTTTCTTAGTCTTTTTATTCCCTATTTTTACCCTTTTCTTACTCATAACATTTTTATTATTCTTATTCTTATTCTTATTCTTTTTCTTATTTCTAACATTTCTTTTTTTAATATTAGTAAAAGTTTTATTTTTAGTTTTATTAAGATTTTTCTTACTTTTCATTATATTATTAATATATTTTTTTTTATTTTTTATTATCCTTACATTTAATTATCCTTACATTTAATTATCCTTACATTTAATTATCCTTACATTTAATTATCCTTACATTTAATTATCCTTACATTTAATTATCCTTACATTTAATTATCCTTACATTTAATCATATTATTCCGTAAATAACATACAACTGATAATCTTGTATAATCCTTTGTCTTACCTTTTATTTCCGTATTACAGTGCGATTCGTGTACGTCCATTGCGAGAAAATCCCCTTCCCTTACATCAAAACAAACGCCATATTGTGGAAACCCCGTAAAACCTCCTTCATATTTTCCCTCTTCGCATACCAATAAATTACCGAAACCGTCTATATAATCTCCAGAATCTTTATGTAATCCCGTTCTCCAATTATAATTAATAGTTAAAGTGCTGAAAGCAGTATCTGCTATAACAAATTTCGTTTGTTGTGCTCGTTGATATTGTTTTTTATAATGTGCCGGAACTAAATCCTTAAAAACTCTATCTGCTGCTCGAATATAAGGAATTACATTTTTGAATTTTTCAGGTTTATTCGCATTAAAGGCAGTTAAACGACAAGGTTGATTTATAGTATTAGTATTTCTATCTGGTCTATCGAAATAACCGATAATATTACTTTGTGCTTTATTTCCAATATAGTTATTGACTAATTTATGTGTTGTATCTGAATAATAACCGTAAATTCTATATTTTCCTTGTTCCTTGACATTTTCTTTTTTAACGTATTGTGGGACTTTTTTAAAATCTATGGGTCCTGCTGCCGGACCACGATTATCATGTTCTTTTTTGGCCGCTTCTTTTAAATTATCAATCACTAACTTACACAGTTTTTTAGGTATTACCTTTTTCCTGAATTTTGCCAATAATACTTTCTTTCCGTCTTTTAAATAATAAACATCTAAATCCCTTTTTATAATATGTTTAAAATCCTTTTTACTGAAATATTCACTTTCTTTGTCTTTAATTTCTTCATCCGTCATAAGTTTTTTCTTTATAATGAGTTGTTTAACCTTTTTATTTTTTTTTATAGTTTTTTTATTATTTTTTATACTTTTTATATTTTTTATACTTTTAAATTTTTTAGTTTTAGCCATATACTATATGATTCTAAAACTTTTTTCTTAAAAATAATTAATGAATATAGAAGATTGAAAAAGAAAAAGAAGTTATTAGAAGATATGCTAAAAATATTATAATAAAGTAAAAATTGGAATTAAGTAATATTGTAATAAATTATTTAAACGACGTGTGTATTTTCTTCTGTTTCTTCTATCGACATATGACTTAAATATCCCTTAATAAACTTATTCATATCGTCTTTATATTGATAATTACTATTAATTAATATTTTTCTAGGGTTTTTATTATTCTTTTTGAAATATTCAACAAACATATTATTAAGTAATGAATAGTTGTAATATGTAATATAACTCTTCTTTAATCTTCTACTGGTTGGAGGTTTTACTAAATTTATACATTTTTCATTATCACACTTTTTAATTTCTAAATCATATACTTTATTAGTTAATTTTTCAATATTTTCCTGTTCTTCCGTTAAATGAACGGATTCAGTATTCTTTTCTGCCTCCTCATTTAAATCTAATTTTTCCCCTGCGAAATCCAAACCTAATTCGTCATCTAATACATTTTCTTCTTCGGAATCGGAATTATTTAAATCTACTGCTTCCAGATTTAACTCTAAATTTTCATCCATAGGTTCATCTATCATACTTCCCATTGTTTCCGCCTTTCCACTACCAACTTCTTCATCTTCATCTTGACCCGAAGAAGTCATTAAATCTATTAAACTTTTTGGTTTAGGTTTTGGTTTATTTTCTTTAATATCCGGAATTTCTATCTCGTGTTCCATTTCTTCTTCTACCTCATCTTCTTCTTGATAATATTCTTCTTCTCCATTATCATGTATATCTTCACTTTTACTATCATATAACCTTCCAATACATGATATTTGTGTATCATTATATTCGAATTTTATACCTACGATTTCCACGTCAACACAAGAACCTATCTTTACATCCTCATATCTATTATCTCTCAAATGGTGCTGTTTCGCAAGAATTATAGTAAGAGGAGAGGGTTTATGGTCGTATAATTCACAAAAAATACCCATTTTATTACGATTTAAAACGGAACATTTAATAATCATTCCCTCCGTAGGATTACAACATAATACTTTATACCATATCTTAAAAGTACAATTACCATTAAATTGTGCCTGTAATATACTGCCTATACTTCTTTTGATTATGCTTACACTATCTTCTTTAATATAACCATTCTTATCACATTTACCTTCTACTCTGCTTTTTATTTTTTCTAGAATAATATCGTCTATACTTTGGTTATATTCATTTGGTTTTAATTGAATATTTGTTGATAAAATACTCTCTGTAAAAATGTCACTCATTTATAATATTTATAATATTTTAATTTAAATAATAATAATTCAATCAATTTTTTATTTATTTATTATTTATAGAATTATTTATATGTAATCCTTTATTATAAATTATTCATATATGTAATTATTCATAATTTACACCATGTAATCCTTGATTATAAAAATATAATTTTCCTTTTGGTGTTTCCTTTTGACTCATATGTTCTTTATATCTAAAAAATAATTCTATCACCAAACATTTATATTTTTGTTTTGCCTCATCGTCCAATAATCTATCACCGTCCTTTAAAGTTTTCATTAAAGGTATAAGTAATTTCCTGTTAGTAGTTGCACTATTTTCACATCCAACACCTGGTTTTAATGTTCTTCTATTATTGGAATTTGTATCTCTATTATCTACAAGTTTAAATTTAATTCTATCACAGAAATATAATCCATACATATCGGCCAAATCTCTATTTCTATATTTAGTCCATTTGTAATTTTCGTGATATGTATCTAATATAATTCTATCCTGTGTGGAAGAATTTATAAATTTATTATCGTATAACTTATAAGAAAACAACTTACTCTCTATTTTACGACTAATAGTTTTAGAAGAATATATCCGATATCCTAAATAATCAATATTCATATTTATTTCATATCCTTCTTGTCTATTAAATTCCAAATGATTATATAAACAATATTTAATTAAATAATTTAACTTTTCATCTATTATATCAATACTATCTTCATATAATTCTTTTAAAGAAACATTTAAATGTTTTACGATTGGATTTATTTTGCCAGAATCAACTAAATCAACTAAATCCTTAAGAAGTTTGGAATTATAAGGTACGTCATTAATCTTCGTAATTAAGAATTTTACAATATTTTCTTTTTCTGACATAGATAAATTATCATATTGATATTCTATTATAACTATTTCCTTTAAGAAACCGGATTTCTCTAAGAAATCTAAATGTAATTTTATATTCTTCTTCTTCTTAGTTTCCTGATTTTCATTATAAAAATAATCTTCTGTTTCTAAACCAATCTTACAAAATAAATTTATACTATTATTTAATTCCCTATCTACATTTTTATTAGTTTTTATCTTAATAGTTTTACCCTTTATATCATCATTCTTAATTGTTTTATTCTTTATAGCATTATTCTTTATAGCATTATTCTTTATAGCATTATTCTTTATAGCATTATTCTTTATAGCATTATTCTTTATAGCATTATTCTTTATAGCATTATTCTTAATTGTTTTATTCATTACCAAATTTTTCAATACTACCTTATTTATCTTATGTTTATATTCCAATCTTCTATAAACTATTGGAATATCTTCTGGTAAATCTATTGGTTGAAAAATATAATAATCTCTCTTATTGATTATTCTACCAGGTCTATTATACATATCTTTGATTTCTATTTCCTGCTTTATTAAATCATCAAGAGAAAAATATAATATTTCGTCTTTTTTATATATATCCATTTTATCATTTTCTTTTATATAATCTTTGATATCTTCTAATCTAAATACAACTTTCATATATTGCTCTTCTTTTCCAATATTTATAAATAAATTTTTAATTAAATGTTGATAATGCTCTATATCCTTTATAGAAAATTCCTTAATATATGTTGTATCATCTATTTTGTCTGTTAAATTCTTTTCTTTATTACCTTTACTAAAACATTTAATGGCTTCACATTTTTTTCCAGTGTTGTAATTACAAATATCTGTAAATGGTTTATCCGCAAGATTAAATTCTATTTCATTACCACGAGAATCTACTATTTTAATATTTTTATCCCAAGTATCATCCATATAATTATTACCTTCTTTGTTTAAATAACAATCGATGGCGGAAGATTTAACAATTCTCTGTATTTTCCCCATATTTATTGCTTTTTTCTCTGAAATTTTATACATTCGTAAATCACTAGTCTCCTTATTTGTCTCTTTTGGTTCTATAGCAGCATACATATAAATAGTTACATTACGCTTTTCCAAAGGTAAAAATTTATGCGAACAATTGCGAATACCTCTACCATTGATTTGCTCTATTCTATTCATATGAAACCACGGATCCAAAATATGAATTTCACGCACATTATATATACTTATACCTTCGGAAGCTGCTCTAGTTCCTAATATAAATTTAACTAAACCACCATCCATATTATTGACTTCATCTTTATTCTTGTAATTATCAAATTCTTTACTAGAATCACCTGTTTTCATTAAATATTTAAGTGGTTTTCCATTTTCCATTCTAGGTTCCACATTATTATTTTTTAAAATATTCTTTCCACTATAATTAAATATACCCATTAATTCTAAAAATATCGCAAGAGGATAGATACCAATATACTTAAATTGAGAATATACAAAAATTATACCGTCGGGCATTCTTCTCATTATTCCCGAAATAAAAGTATGGATTTTACAAGAAATACCCTCCAAATTATCTAAATCAAACATTGCTTCATAACTCTCGTTAATTTTACAACTTATTTCTGTAGTATCCTTAAAATCAATTGCTTTATGAAATCCACTTGAACCATAATGATTAGAAGCACTACTCATATCTTCCTTTTGTAATCCTAATTCATCACCATATACCATATTACATATCTGTGCTCCACTATCAAATGCTCCAGAATTACTTTCTTCATAATATTTCCTATATACTTCTAACTGTAATCCTCTCATTTCACAACCTATAATTTGTAAATGTTTTATAATATCATCACCCAGAGGTTCATTATGTTTATCGTATTTGGGATATAAACTACCTCTAATAAATCTTTTTTTATAATTTAAAGGATATATTTTATAAGGAAAATTTATTGGATTTTCACTCCTCAAATATGAAATATAACCATTCATTTTTTTTCTTAATACTATTTCACCTCCAGATTTTAAATTTTTATCCTTGTCAAAAATATCACTTTGCTTAATTAAAGGTATTTTGTCATTTAATAAAAGTAAATTTAATAAATCTACAATCTCAAAAGCCTCATTATACATAGGCGTAGCTGTCAATAATACTAACTTTAAATTTTCAGCATTTCTTAAAACATTCTTTATTGCTGGAGTGAACATTTTCCCTACTAATTTTTCTGGTTCTTTCTTTTTATTTTCATTTTTACTTTTATTTTCATTTTTATTTTCATTTTCATTTACATTTATATTTTCATTTACATTTACATTTATATTTTCATTTACATTTATATTTTCATTTATATTTATACTTTGATTATCTTCTTTTTTCCCACTTTCAATAGTTTTACAAGCAATATTATGTGCTTCATCAATAATAATCATACTATCTGAGAAATATTCCTTTAATCTTTTTTTTATAAGTTTATTCATTTCAGTAAGATTTTTAACTTTTGGATTTTTACTTTTAATATTTTTTATTATTCTATTTACTTTAGTAACAAATCCCATATAACCATAAAATTCATAATACTCCCCTAATATATTATCTACTAACCTAGACATATTCTTTTTTTTTGTTAAACCTTTTTTTATTATACCATCCATAAAATAACTTTCTCCAGTACATTTTTTCTTTGCTTCTTCAATACTTTTTTCTATTAAGGATTTATTTAAAATCTCATTTTTAAAATTCTCAGCAATACTAGGATTTAACAAAACATAAATCTTCTTCTTATTCCCTTTAATTATTTCCTTCAAACCTTCCGCAACTGTTACAGCTGTACAAGTTTTACCTACACCTACGCCGTGATATATTAATAAACCATTATATGGAGTATATGGAGATATGTAATTTTTTAATAATTTCTGGGGATTAGATAAAAGAAGAGGCCCCGAAGGATTACACATTTTTTTTGATAATTTATTTATATCTTTCTCTAAACTTCCATTATTAATTTTTGTTTTTTTTAATTTATATTGATGAAATTCCTTCTTATGATATAATTTATGACTTAGGTCTAAATCAAATAATTCCGGATAGGAACCGTCATTATCTATATCCTTTTCTAAATTATTTACTAACTCTTTTAATGCTTCCAATTTTACCCTATTTTCATTATTAAATGAAAAATTATTAGTATATTTATTATTTATATATTTATCATTTTGTAATATTTTGTCCACTTCATCATAATAAAAAGATTTAGACTTCTTACCATATTGTTTCTTTTTATCCTTTATTCTTGTTTTAATATTGTTTTCATTTGCTTCTAACTGTAATATATTGTTTTTCTTAGTTGCCATTTATATATATATTATAAAAAAACTTTTTTTCAAAAAAAAAGTTTAGATCAAAAAAACGCTTTTGATTTATCCATATAAAAGTTTTTGACGAAATCGATGATTTCTAATAAATAAAACTTTTTTTTTCAAAAAAAAGTTTAACAATTATTATTCTTTAATAGTTTATTAACTTTCTTTAAAACCTTTTTCTTTTCCTCATTATAATGTCTTATTTTCTGTAATGATTCTGACAATGAAAACCACCCTACCTTACTAATTTCCGTACATTGATGAAAATTATCGAAGTCAATTTTCAACTCTATATCTTTATTACTCTGTCCGATATAATAGGTATGTTTGTATTTAATACCATTAGAACCATAAAAAACTTCCTCAATAGGAGCAATATTCTTTAAAACATTATATTCTTCCCGTTGATAACCTGTTTCTTCCTCAAATTCTCTAAGTGCGCAATCATAATCCGTTTCTCTTAGATTTCTTCTTCCTTTTGGAAATCCCCAATCTTTCTCTATATAAGTAATATTAGATTTCATAATTAGTTCTTCTAAAGAATTTTCTTTTCTTTCCTTTATTCTATGAAATTTCTTTTTGGAGTCTTCATATTCATTCTTATAATGGTTCATATTCCTATTAAACCATAAAATATTCCATAGTTCATCAAATGTATGTTTCTTCAATTTATCTATCTCGCACACAGTCATCATTTCTAATAATTGTTGAATATATTTATGATCCAATTCCTTATATTTTCCTCTTAAAAATTCTATAAATCCCAAAGTATCCTTTCTTTGAATTAATAGATATCTATATCTATCATCCAATTTATCTTTCTCAATAAAATTTTCATTATTTTTAAATAGAATTACTCCGCAACTAGTTATAGGTAGATTACAACGTTTATAGGTATGTCCTAAATTACCACAGTTTCCACAAAAGGTGTTTTGATATTCACCGGATTTTTTACGTTTACTCATTTATACTAAAGTTTAATAATTTACTTAAATAAATTTATTTCAATTTTATTTTTTTCATTCCATATATTATATTATAATGGACAATAAAATATGGGGACCTTATTTTTGGTTTACATTACATACTATTACACTTGGATATTCAGATAATCCTACCTATCAAGATAAACGGAGATATAATGATTTTTTTTCATCTGTTCAATACATTTTACCTTGTGAAAAATGCCGCGAACACTATAGAACACACCTTAATAATTTTCCAATTTCAATTAGTTTAGATAATAAAGAAAGTTTAGTACAATGGTTATTTAATTTACATAACCAAGTAAATATTTCATTAAACAAAGATGCAATGAGTTATGAATCTTTTAAGGAAAAATATAGGAAAATATATACTCCTAACTTACTTGAAAAAATGGAAATTCCTATTAATGATAATAAAAATGGGAAAATTATAGTATTTATTATAGCATTAAGTATTATTATAGGTTTTATATACTACACTTACTATAAGAAAAGAAATATTTCAAAATTATTTTTCAGATAATCTTTTAAGAGATATTATATGTTTCAGATAATCTTTTAAGAGATATTATATGTTTCAGATAATCTTTTAAGAGATATTATATGTTTCAGATAATCTTTTAAGAGATATTATATGTTTCAGATAATATGTTATATTTTTTGTAAATATTAATAATATATTAATAATTGATAAAACTGATATTCTTCTTTATCTACTATAATATTTTTTGTTACCCATTCCATTTGTTCTTTCGTTATATTAAAAAATAATGGATGGTCTATTTGATAATAAGTAGGGTCTATACGCCATTTATATAAAATATCTCCCAATTCTATCCATTCTTTTGAATAAATAGTTTTATTTAGTTTTATTTCTAAATTAATTGCTTGTTTAGGACTTATTTTCATTTTATAAAATTTATAAAAGTCTTTTTTAAATAAAAAATATCATTTAATAATAAATGAACTTCTTTTTTATTCTCTTTGTCCCAATACTAATATTTATTGTAAATGAATATTTCCAAAATAAAATTTTTATTGCTTTTGAAAGATTTTACAAATATAGCAAAATTATCGCATTATTTATACCCTTTATTTTAATATACTTCAATCCAGAGTTAGTAAAGAAATTACTTATTTATTTTAAAGATATTGATAAAAAACCTGTTCACCAAAATATAAATGATATGATGGGTTCTTACTTTGATATTAAAAATCAAAACAGAAATAAAGGATATTACAATAATGTTCCTAATATGAATAATTCAATAAATAATTCAATAAATAATTCAATGAATGGTATGAATAATATGAATGGTATGAATAATATGAATGGTATGAATAATTCAATGAATAATATGAATAATTCAATGAATAATATGAATAATTCAATGAATAATAATAAAAGAAATTTTATCCATAAACCAAATAATAAAATTAAAAGAAATGTTAGTGAAAGTAAAAAAAAATACATTGCTTCTAATCAAAAGTGGCGTTGTGCACATTGTAATAATATGTTAGACAATACATATGAAGTAGACCATATAATTGCTTTATATAGAGGTGGAAATAATGAACTAAATAACTTAGAGGCATTATGTAGAAATTGTCACGGAGTCAAAACATTCAAAGAAAAAATGAATATCTAATAATTATTTTTTTTTGATAATAAATTTTAATATATAATAATAAAGTAATATGGAACAATTTAAAAATTACTTTGTAAAAGCAAATAATAATAAAAATGTTTTATTTAAAGGGAAAAATGCCAGTAATACAAATAAAGGTTTATATGCCATAACTCATTTTATGGAAGATAATATAACGTGGTTCATACTAGCTTGTATCGTAGGTCTTATTATTTTTTATATAGTATATATTATTAAACAAAGAAATAATAAATCAGGATCTCAAAGAATCAAATACGATTATACTGTATATAGAGTTGATGACGATGTTAAACATAAACCTGTACAAAATAAAGCATTAGAATGTCCTATGGCAATTAATAAATATTCTTTTGCTTTTTTCTTAGAATTGAATGATTTTTATTGTGATACTGGATATTGGAAAGCAATTATGGTTAAAGGTCAAGAATTAAATGAACCTAATATTAAATGCGGGACATATAGAGAAGATAATACAGAGGAAGAATTAAGTAAATGTTTTGATAATTATACGGGTAATGAAAATTTAGAAGAGTTAGAAGATTATATTAAAGGTGGAAAAATAGACTTAGAATCACACCTTAATAAAAGAGTACATCTTATTTGTAAAGCACATAATTTAGATTTAAAAAATGGAAATAGTGAAGCAAAAGATATGTTAAGTCACGCTGCCGCAAATTGTGGTTTATTTGCAAATGATGAAGGCGAAGTTAGAATGAGCAAAGGACAATGTATGAATTTTATTAATGAACATAAAGATTATTGTAATATGGTATATAAAGTTGATGAAAAAGTAGCGAGAGATAGTAGCGTAAAAGTTAAAGATAAAGATGGTAAATATATAAATAAAGATAAAACTGAGAGATATTATAATGACGAATATGATAATATATGTTCTCAAGATAACTTAAGAGAAAAATATCCGGAATTATTACCTAAAAACTTAGATTCACTCAAAGACATAAATTTAATTAATATAGCAGAAAAAATGGATATTAAAAATGGTGAAAATAAAGAAGATAAAAGTTTAGAGGGGTGTTATGATTTTACAGATATAAATAGTATTATAGGTGAAATGAAAAAAGAAACAGGAGAAAAAATAGTTCCGGATAATGTTCTTGCTGAATGTAATAGATATACTTTAGGTAAAGCAAATTATTTTGGTATAAATAATAATAATTGTTATACTATAGAATTAGATAAAGAAAAAGATTTAATTGATTTAGTAAAAAGTAATCCAGACGCAAAGAAACCGAATAGTAAATGTACAAATGGTGAAAGTAAAAATAGTAGAACACCTGATACTAATATATTTATATCTAAGGCATTAAGACCAGAAGAAAATATATTATTAACGTGTTGGGAAAAGATTATTAATACATATCCTACTCAAAATCCAGGTGTATGGTTACACCCATATATAAATGATTTAAGAATAGTTGTAACCACGCAAAGTGAAAATAAAAAAACAGAATATGACCAATATATTAATGAAATGATACATCCATATAAAGAAACAAGTTTTAGTAAATTACGAAATTATAATATTGAACCAATAGATATAGAAGATATTATTTATACTAAAGAAGCAAGAATAAGTGATAAACAAACATTAAACATTAGTGTAGCCGAAAAAGAAGAACAAATAGAATCAAAAATAGAAGAAATAAAATCACATGGAGGAGAAAATAAAGAAGAACATTCTAAATTAATAAATGATTTACAAGCTCTTACTAAAGAAAAAGAAGATTTAATAAAAAACACAGACAATAATGTAGTTTCGGAAAATACAGGAGGGTGTATAGGAAAAGGTGAATTTAATAATTTATCATATTATAGAGAATATTTCGATGTAAAGAATGTCCCCATTAAAGAAAAATTTCATATCGCAATAATCATTAATGAAAAACTAGTTGAAATATATATAAACGGAAATTTACATACATCTCAAACTTTATTTGGAGAACCTAGATATAATTCTGGACCATTACATATTAGTCCTGGTAAAAAAGAGGAAGGTGCCGATTTAAAATTAAATGGTGTTATAACAGATTTTAAATATTATACGCACTCCATTAATTATGTTAATATTAGAAATATTATAGCAGAAAAATCAGTAATTCAAAACACTGAATCTGTTATTTTACCAGAAGAACATACACATAATGTTGAAGTAGTACATGACCATCACCACGATATATTAAATGAATCCGAACATAAACATGGAATAAGTGATGAAAATGTTAAAACTGATTATTATTTGGAAGATTAATGTAATAAAAAAATCTAATTATAAGATAAGTTATGCTATTATCGCCCGATTTTACTAGACAATTTACAGTAGTAATATGTTTTATACTTTTCCTTTTAATTATAATATTAGTTTTATATCATAATACCACACAAAAAATAGTAGTTTTAACAGAAGATTTATTTAGAGAACAAATGAAAAAAAAGGATTTACCGCAAACTGATATATTACCTCTTTTTAATGATTACGAATCTTCCATTCTTGTTGAGGAAATAATAAATGATAATCTAATAGAAACTTATGTTTTATATATATACTTCGAAAATGTATATGGAAACGAATTATGGTTATCTAATTTCAATGCTCCTAAAAATATTATAAGAAGAGAAACTACTAAAAATAGTCAGCAAAGCAACAAACAAAGTGGTCAATATTCATTTAAGATTAAATATAAACCAAATTTAAATCAATTAATAATTACAATTCCTATTAAAAGGTTAGGAGTTCATAGTAGTTCTAGTAAAGAAGAAACATTAGATTTAAATTATTCTGAAGAAAGTATAATAGTAAAAGGAATTAAAATGCAGAAATGGTTACAAATTGCTGTTGCTATAAATGGAAGAGAAGTTGATATTTATATAGACAAACAATTAAGAAAAAGTCAATTATTAGATAATGTTCCAATATTAAATAATAATAAAATTATAGTAGGAGAAGCATATAAAAATGCTAATTGTTATATAGGGAAAATTGAATATTCTCCTTTTAGATTATCAACAAGTGAATTAAAGGCTTTATATCTAAGAAATATGAAATTTTTTAGTATTAATCCTATGTTAAGAGATTATATTTATTTTAAAAATCAAGAAATTAAAGAATCAATTTATGATTCAATTAATAGTCCTTCATAATTTTTTTATTTTTTTTTTCTAAATTATTATTAAATGAGTAATAATAATATTAATGATTTCCTTAATATAAATAATACATTTAATAATGCCAAAAGTACATTTTTTAAAATGGATACTAAAGCAATTATAGTTTTAATTGCGGTTGGTATTATTTTTATAGTATTTGTGGTATTTATGGTATATATTTATTATCAAAATTTTTCTCAGAATAAAATACAAAATTATCTTGAAGTAGAATTATTAGATTATATGCATGATTGTGATAATAATCCATTAGTTATAGAACCTGCTCTAATTCCCGCATCTACTTTAGGAAATGAATATTCCTTGAATTTATGGATTTATGTATCTGATTTAAAACACTTTAGTAAAAACCCTAACCATTTAGGTAATGTTTTAATGAGAGGATTATCAACTAGAACTGGTTCAGATTACTATCTTGATGGAAATCCGGGTATTTATATGGAAACTGGAAAAAATAACTTAGTATTCTGTTTTAAACCTGACGTTGGTATGATTAATGAAAATGATGGAGAATTTATGAGATTAAAGAAAGTACACGAAGCAGCTAAAGAAGCAGATGACCAAGCAAGACTAGCTTTCGAAGAAGCCCAAAGTGATCATGACATAACACCAAATAATAATAATCTTAAAAATAGCCTTACCGAAGCAAAGAATACATATGAAGGAACAGCAGAATCAAAAGGAACTATTAAATTAAGGGAAGAAGCATTAAAGGCATTAGATGATTATAAGAAAAATATAGAAGATAGTAATATATTGAGCAAAAAAAATATAGCAGTTTTAAATAATATTCCTTTACAAAGATGGACGTGTATTAATGTTTCAGTTTTCAATCAAAATGTAGATTTATATATAGACGGTAAATTAAAAACAAGTAAATTTTTACCCAAACCACCTATGCCAATTAATACTGTTCCTATGATTTTAGGACCACATGGTGGTTTTAACGGATACTTATCAAGAATTAAATTTTCTAATAAAGCACTCAATCCTAGTGAAATATATCAAAGATATAAAGAAGGACCGAGAATTACTAAATCTCTTAAAGAGGGTGTAACAGATTTTTTCTCTAGAGATAAATAAAATTAATTTTTTATTTTTACTAATTTTTTATGTTTTTTTACTATTTTTTTATATTGTTTAATTATAATATGAATAATAAAAATAAAAATAAAAAAAAAAATAGTACTGCTGGAAATTCTGCTCCTACTGCTCCTGTTGTAAATGCTGCTCCTGCTGTAAATGCTGTAAATGCTGCTCCTGCTGTAAATGCTGCTCCTGATGTAAATGCTGCTCCTGTAAATGCTACTGCTCCTGTTGCTCCTGTTGATGCTGCTGCTGCTCCTGTTGTTGCTGCTGCTCCTACTGCTCCTGCTGTTGGAAATGCTACTGCTCCTGCTAGAAATGCCGGAAATGCTGGAAATGCCGGAAATGCTGGAAATGCCGGAAATGCTGGAAATGCCGGAAATGCCGGAAATGCCGGAAATGCTGTAAATGCAGGAAATGCTGCTATAAATAAAACCAATAATAATAATGGTCTTAATAATGTCAAGAAATCAAACGAAAAACCAAAAGGCGCAGGTATAATCGCATCAGGGAAAAAACAAATGGAAAAAACTAAAGACAAAATCAAAGACGCAATGAAAGGAATAAGTGATTTATCAAGTTTTTCTGAAGTAAGTGGTTTAAAAGGAGTTAAAAAATGGGGTATGATATTTTTAATAGTTGTGATAGTGGCACTTATTATTATGATTGCTAAATATATTATTGTTTCTTATTATACATTTACTGAAAAAGGTCCATATTTAATTGAAGGAACTAAAAATGCGAATCATACAGTAATTATTAGTCAAGACCCGGATAGTATAAATTATATACCACTTAAACGGTCTGATAATGAAGACGGTATAGAATTTACTTATATGTTTTGGTGTCTTTATATGGATACTAATTTACATAATACAGGAGAATGGAAACACGTATTCCATAAAGGAAATTCAACTAGTTATCCTCATAGAGGTCCAGGAGTGTGGTTTCATCCTGTTGATAATAAAATGAAAGTATATATGAATACTTTTAAGAGTCCATTAGAAAATGTTGAAATAAATAATATTCCTGTTAAAAAATGGTTCCATTGTTCTATTGTTTTACAAAATAAAATTTCTCACTTATGCGACGAAGATAAAACATATAATACTGAAAAAGGTAATCATATATTAGATATTTATATAAATGGAAGATTAAAAAAGAGTCATCAACTAGATGGTGTTCCAAAACAAAATAATGGAGACGTTTGGATTAACCTTTTTGGCGGATATGACGGTTATTTATCCAAACTTAGATATTTAAATAGAGCAGTTCAATATGAAGAACTAGAAGATATTGTTAAAGAAGGACCGGCTAAAGTTGTAACAGACGATACAGGAGAATTACCACCTTATTTAGACGATAATTGGTGGTTTAATGAAAATCAAGACTAAATAGAATTTAATTACATATAGAATGGAAACCATACATACATATTAAAATTCTATAAGAATTTAATTACATATAGAATGGAACTGATCATTAGATTCCAACGTGCTTATTCTATTTCTTATTAAATCTAATTCCGCTACTAACTTATCATTTATAGTATTTATTTTACTAATTTGTCTATTAGTATCGCTATTAGTTACAATATTTGTTTCTAATTCATTTTTTAAAGTAACCATTTCTGTATTTAATTGTGTAAATAAAGAACTATAATTTTTTTCCATAGTTGTATGTAATGCTTTTAAGTTTGATATACTATTTCTATTATCTTCTATATCTTGTTGGATGCTATCATATAATAAATTCTGTCTATTATCATTATTAACTAATTCATAATTTTTAATTTTACTACATTTTTGTAAAATATTTCCCATTTATCATATAACAATAAAAAAACTTTGTTAAAAAAAATTTGACAAAATCATATACTATTTTTTCTATTTTACTTTTTCTTAAAAAGAATATTTTTAATAAATTCAACATCCATTTAATAATATCAAATCCATTTCTTTGTATAACTCCTTCATTAACCCTGGTTCACATTCATGTATATTTTTTATAATTTCTTCGCAACATAATTTTATAAATTTCCGGAATTTATGTGATTTTTCTGCGTAAAATTGTTCCAATCTTTCATTACTATCATCGAAAGCATATTTAACTGCTTCATCTTTATATCTATATTTCCATTTTCCATCTGTTAATACCTGAATCTTATTATCTCTTTTATTAACAATTCTCATATTTTTATTTTCAGGGTAGTCATCATTAAAATGTATCTTTCTTATAATATCTATAATCGCATAAAATGGACGTGTTATACATCTCTCCTTAAATTCGTCTGTTAACATTTCTAAATTCTCTTCCCCATAGTTATTGATATGTATTGTATTATTAATAGTATTATTCTGTATATTATTATTATTCTGAGTATTATTTATTTGTTTAGCGTTTTTTTCTAATAATTTACTAATTTGTTTTGTTTGGAATTTAATAAATTTATTCTGTTTTTCAATAATTTTGGAATTTTCATTTTCTATTTTTTCCATTTTATCTAATTCTTTTTTTTCTTTACAAGTTTTTCTTATATGTCGCAGCATAATAGGTCTAGTTTTTAAAGTCTTTAAACAATATTGACACACAAATTGCTCTACTTCTTCCTGTATAAAAAAGTCCTTTTTGAGTCCTTTTTTCTCTGGAAAAAGTCCTTTTAAGTCCTTTTTGAGTCCTTTTTTTAAGTTTTTTTTATTTTCTTCTTCATAATTCTTTTCATTATTCAAATGTTTTTTTGTTTTTAGGTGTCTGAATAAATCATTTTTCTGTTTAGAAGAAAAAATACATAATTCACATTTATGAATAACCATTTTTTATAATATATTTAAATATTTTATTTTTTTAAATTATTAAATTAAGTTTTTTTTTAAGTTTTTTAAGTTTTTTTTAAGTTTTTTTAAGTTTTTTTAAGTTTTTTTTAAGTTTTTTTTTCCTTAATACTTTTAATAACAAAAATAAACCATAATTATTTAATAAAATATGGTTTTTATAAGGAAATTTTTAAGAAAAAGTATTATTTTTTTATGGAAAAAAAAACTCAGGGAGAGAGAGCAAATGAAAAAAAATATTTAAAAAAAAAATTTATTTTTTGATTTCTAACAACCATTCATAAAATTCAAATCAATATACCTAACTTATTGGAAGTTCTTGTTATAGCAGTATATAAACACCGATAAGACTCTTCTATATTAGTATTCTTAAAAATTATATTGTTCATATCAACATACACATTATTAAACGTAGAACCTTGTGATTTATGAGTAGTAATACAGTATCCATAACTAACATCCGCGAAAATATCTATTACACTTTCATATAAATAACTCCATATTACCTCCATAAGTTCCTCATAATATTTATATTTTCCGTATATTTTATTTAAGAAAATTCTAATTTTTTTAATTTTAGTGCTAAGTGTTTCTATCAATTCATTATATTCTTTTGTATCATGGACTACATATACAATATCGTCATTCTGTAATACTAATTTCCACACCTTTATCTCTAATTCTTTAAAACAACCAAATATTAAATCAAACTTATCTATGATTTTATTTCTTTTTTCACCTAAAATTTCCTTTTTATATATATCACATAAACCTAAATATTTAGGTTTGATTACAGTCAATTCAACCTTTTTAACTCGGGATTTTTGCGATGTATAATACGCACTTTTATTTTTATTTAAAAGATAATAATTATTAAAGATAATAATTTCATTCTCCATAAATCTCATTATATTATCTCCAAATAATTCCTTTCTAATACCTAAATTGATTTTCTCTGTTTGTCTATTGGTATAAGTTAGGCAAATCGGCAAATTATCCAAATTACTATCAGATAAACCTTCTTTTAAATTTACTAAGTAACTATTAAACCATTTTTCATATTTTTTATTAACAGAAATAGTATCACACTTATACTCTTTGAATTTTATCTTAGTGTCTTTATTAAAAACTAAATCCCTAACCTTATTCGCTAAATTAACAATATTTCCTTTATACCTCATAATTTCCTTCAATTCATATGAAGGTATATCTTTTATATTAAAAATATGACTATCTTCATTAACAGGGGGTAATTGTGCGGGGTCGCCAATAAATATGATTTTTCCTCTTAAATTTTTTAATTTTTGTAAAGAAAGTATAATTTCATTAGATAACATAGAACATTCATCAATAATGATAATATCATATTGAAAAATAGACATTGATTTTACTAACTTTTTATTATCTTCTACCATATTAAATTCTTCCTTTCCATCTTTATTAATTTTCCTTCTAATATTTAATAACTTGTGAATAGTTAGGAAGGAATATTTACTATTATCTTCTTTAAAAGGAGACATTTGTTTAAGAACAGAAACTGCTTTGTTAGTTGTAGCACTAAACGCAATTTTATAAGAATTAAATTTGGGATTATTTAGAAAATGGGTAATAACGGTTGTTTTTCCTGTTCCGGCGGAACCTTTGAGAATATAAAAATTATCATAAATACTATCAATAAAATTATCCAATTTTTTGATAGAGTTTTGTTGTGATTGATTTAAAATAATAGAATCCATTAAATTTATACTATATAATTTCTTTATATCATTCAATTTTTTAATTTAATCTTATATCTTCATAGTTCCTACATTTATACATATCTTTATAAATTTTATGTTCTTTATCACTACCATAAACTCTTTTATAATCTACAAAATAATCAAAAGATTCATTATTAGATAAAAAAATAAAAAATATAATAACTAATAAATATACTATCATTAAATTATATAAACATTATTTAATATAAAAAACAATATAATAATATATTAATATGACAGGCGGTTTTCTTCAATTAGTATCTTATGGATCCCAAGATTTTTATTTAACCGGTAATCCACAAATATCTTTTTTTAAAACAGTATATAGAAGATACACTAATTTTTCTATGGATTTTTACAGAATAAATCCCGAAAATAATTTAGGTCTCGCAGAAACTGCAACAACAACTTATAAATTTAAGATTGAAAGAAATGGAGATTTAATATCACAGATTTTTTTGGTTTTTACTCTACCTGATATATATTCGGATAATGGTTCTCGATTTAGGTGGATTGAAAATATAGGCAGTAGTGCGGTAGAAAGAATAAGTGTTTATTTAGGAGGTAATTTAATAGACCAACATTATGGTGAATGGTTTGATATATGGCAAGAATTAACGGTTCCTTTATCAAAAAAAAATATGTATAACGAATTAATTGGTAATGTGCCAGAAATATATAATCCAGAATTATCACCTAAATTTACTACTTATCCCAATAAATCAAAAAGTGCGACTATACCATCTATAGTATCAAGAACTATAAGATTGCCTCTTATTTTTTGGTTTAATAGAAATCCTTCTTTGGCATTACCTTTAGTTGCTTTACAATATTATCCTGTAGAAATACATGTCGAATTTAAAGCACTGAATGACTTATTTACTATTAGAGATATATATACTTCTGGTTCTACTTTAGGAAGTCAAACAAAAAATAATAGAAATTCATATCATTTACGTATTAAACCTATTCAAAATAATACTGATTATACTTCAACGTCTGGTTTACAAAATTTTGTAAAAGATTCTTTATTAACAGTAAATGATAATAATGAAATTGTTAATTTCTTTATAGACCCATATTTAGATGTAAATTATATATTTTTAGACAAGGGCGAAATGAATAATTTTGCTAAAAGTGAACATAAATACCTTATAGAACAAGTATCAAAAACTTCCTTTAAAAATATATTAGGAAATGATACTTTAGATTTAAAATTACACCACCCAACAAGTTTTATAGTAGTTGTCCCTAAAAGAACTGACGCGGAAAATAGAAATGATTGGGGTAATTATACAAACTGGATTACACCAGGTATTCCTTGGAATTCTTTTAATGAGTTTTTCGAACCTTATTATGACGACGACCAAGCCAAAGAAGTTATAGGAGATAGTAATTATTCAATAAAAGGGAATGAAAATATTATTAAAAATTTGTCATTAACATTAAATGGCGTAGAGAGATTTACATCTAAAGACCCCGGATTTTATAACTTGGCACAACCTTTTTGTTATTGCGATACAAGTCCAAAAAAAGGTATTATGTTCTATTCATTCTCTTTAGAACCATTTAGTTTCCAACCTTCCGGAAGTTGTAATATGTCAAGATTTAATGATATTAAACTTGTCCTTGAAACTGTTGGAGCACCAATACCAAGTGGTACAATAGACTATTTATATAAATTTGATATAGACGTTTATGCCGTTAACTATAATGTATTGCGAATTACTGGTGGTATGGGTAATTTAGAATTTACTAATTAATTATATACTTCGTTATATAAACTTTTTGACGAAATCAAAGATTTCTAAATAAAAAAGTTTTTTTTTATATTAATAATGTATATGCCGTGTACCGTTCAAAGTTTATGGGTAGGTCCTAAATTATCAGATATGGAAATATATTCTATTAAAAGTTTCTTAAAACAAGGACATAAATTTATTCTATATACTTATGAAAATGTTAAAGGAATACCTAAAGGCACTACTATAAAAGACGGAAATGAAATAATAAAAAAAAAAGATTTATTCCAATTTAAATCTAGTTTCCTTCCTTTTTCGGATTTATTTAGATATAAAATGTTATACGAAAAAGGAGGATATTGGGTTGACTTAGATATGATTTGCATCAAACCCCTAAATTTTAAAAACAAATACGTTTTCTCTTCCGAAAGAACCATTCAAAAAGGTCCATATCGCAATAGAACTAAAACGGAAATTGCGAATATCGGTATTCTTAAAGCACCTAAACATAGTACTTTCTATAAAGAATTATTCGAAGAATGTTTGAATATTATTAATAAAAAGAAAATTAAAGAGAATATACAACTTATGCGTATTATGCGTAAATACCTTGATAAATACGATTTTCATAAATATGTTAAACCTTCCATATACTTCTGCCCTCTCGACTGGTGGCACACTAAAGACGCATTTATACCCCCTTGCTGTAGAAGTAAATATGGCGTAGAAGGATATGATATTAAAAGTATTTTTAAGAAGGCATATTGCGTTCATATGTGGAGGAGTATATTACATAAAAGACATAAACTAAATCCTAATGATAATTACATAGAAGAATCATTATGGGAAAATTTAAAAAGATATGTTGATGAAAAAGACTTTTCTTTAATTAACAATACTACCGAAATAAAAAAATTAAATAATAGGAAAAAAATAAGTAATAAAAAGAAAATTAGCAATAATAAAACGAAAAAAATAAATTAAACTTTTTTATAAGTTTTCTTGAAAGACTCTTTATTAATACCATAATATCCACTATTATCTAATTCTAATAATATATAATCATCCGCAATTAATGTTTGTTCTTCCCCCCAACTTGCTTTTATCTTAACTTTACCTTTTTTTATATTTGATTTCGTCAAATTTTTACAAATTTTTTTAGTTAATTTAAAACCTGTTCTTATAACTTCCTTGTTTTTTATTATACCTATATCAAATAAATCTAATACTTTCTCTAACTTATGTCCGTACTTTTCTCCATTTTTACTACACAAAACATAATCTCCTCTTTGTAAAGTATATTTTGTTTCCAACTTACCATTTACAATAGTTTCTATTTTTGTTTTTTTAGTTAAAATAGTATACGTTAAAGGTTTTAATTTATTATAATCTTCTACTTTCATAAATTTATAACTATGGGCCGTTCTAGCAAATTTATTCATTTTTTTAGACCTTTTTAATTCCTTAATTAAATTATCCATTCTATATAATTATATTATTTATTATTTATTATTTATTATTTATTATTTATTATTTATTATTTATTATTTATTATTTATTATTTATTATTTATTATTTATTATTTATTATTTATTATTTATTATTTATTATTTATTATTTATTATTTCTTACCATCTTGGAAATTCTCAATCTCTATTGCTAACCTATTTTTAGAAAATTCGGGATCTTCAAACATTTCTAATATAATCTCCTCTGTTGTTGTTTTCATTGTGAAATTTTTATCATAATCTGGAAAGTTCCTTCTCATTGTTCCTCTAATATATTTCTTTAATTCCTGTTCCTTATCAGTATATAATTTGTCCACGACACTATAAATATCCTCTTTATTAATTTTTTCTATTTCATTATTTTTTAAATATTTATTGTAATGCTGCTTTATAAAATAAAAAGTTATGTTTTTTATAGTATTAGGCAAATTAAACTGAGTTTCCTTTTTGGTTTGTGTTGTATTATACTCCATTATAAATATACTATTTAAATATATATAAAATTTAAAACGAATTAATAATAATATTTCTATAAACCTTAAATATTTATTAATTATAAAATAATAATTTATTATTATATTTAATAAGTAAAATAAAGTAATTTAACAAGTATAAAATATAAATAAATATATATAGTATGATTAAAAATATAAAATCTTTTTTTACTACTTCATATAATTATCTATTAAATAGACTTTATTCAATTGCTTATTTTTTTAAATTTTTGGCACTAATATATAAAATCACCAATACAGATTTAACTACTCTAAACTATAATCAACTAAATAAATTAAAAGGTCGTATTGTAAATAATGGTATGGTTTCCTTGAAATTTATGCAGTGGTATATTTCAAGATTAGAAAATGAAGATAGTGAAAAATATAAAGAAGTATTAAAGGAATTCGATTCCATATTTGATAATTGTCCATATCATAGTTTAGAGAAAACTAAAAATATTTTTTATGAAGATTATGGTATAGATATAGAAAAATTTATTAATTTGGATAGTTTAGAAACTATTGGTTCCGGAAGTATTGGTCAAGTCTATAAAGGAAAAATGATAGACGGAAAGGAAATTGCTTTTAAGGTAAAACACCCTGAAATAGATAGACAAAAGAGAGGGCAATTTTGGGTAATAAATTCTATAATATTTTTCCAAAGATTTAATTATATTAAAAATAAATTGAAATTACATTTTGATACTCAAGATTTTATGAATAATTTGTTATTACAATTAGATTTCGGTAATGAATCTAAAAATTGCCTACGTTTTGCTAAAAATTTTAAAGATAATAAATTTGTTATAATTCCTAAAGTATATTTCTATAGTCATAATACTATAATACAAAGTTATGAAGAAGGAGTAGAATTAAATGAAATATCAAGTAATAGTAAACAAAAAGCAGTATTAAATATGTATTGCTTTTTAAATCAAATGATTATGATAGATAATTGGATACATGGCGATTTCCATAAAAAAAACTGGAAAGTAAGAAAAAATAAAGATTCTTCCTTTTATAGTTTAGTTATATATGATTTTGGTTTATGTTTCGGTTCTTCTTGTATAAATAATAATAGGCAATTATGGAAATCATTTGAAGATAATAAAATAGAAGACGTTTGTAATTTTATTAATATGTTAGTCATAGGAGATTTAGATGAAAGAGATAATATAGAAATAAAAAAACAATTAAATAATTTATTTGAAAGACCTTTTAATATTAAAGATATTATGGAAAAATTATTAGTAGTATTAAAAAGAAGAAACTTAGTTGTTAATAAATATAGTTTAAATATTATTTTACTTGCTACACTAATTGAAAAATTATTAATAGAAGCAAATATGATTGAAAAAGGTATTGATTATAAAAATGACGCCCAAAGAATAGATAAAGTTCAATCCCGAAAAGCAGATATATTAACTTTTTGTAAAACTAATAATTCTTATCCCGAATTATATGATTATATCAACAAAGATTTCAAAGAAATGAAAATTAATTCATTATTTAATACTGATAACTCTAATTTAATATTTGACCCTATTGATTTATAAATGCCATTCCAACCCTAGTTATTAAATCGTTATTATCAATATAATCTACTCTTGGTAATTCATTTTCACCTTCACCTATTACTATTCTCATTATTTCCTCTTGTATATCACTATTTATATAAGCCATTGTGCCTGGACCACAAGTTTGGTGTGATAATGGTAAACCATGTAAATCATGTTGTTCTACTAAATCTTGTAATAATCCTGTTACAGTATATTTTTTATTTAATAAATTAATTCTATCACTTAAAAATATTATAAAACTAATCATATTTTGTCTCATTGCTTGATTAGAGGGTGAATAAATACCAATTTGCGTTAATGCATGTCTTAAAGATTCCATATACATAGGTACTGTCACAATAGCTTGTAAATCGTATGTATTATTAATAATTTTTTTACATAAATAATATAATACCGGACATAAAAATCTAGACATCGCAAAATCTGTAGGTGGTCTATTTATTCTTTGTGTTTGTTGTATTGGTCTTTCTGATAAAGGTGGTCTTACATTTATAGGAGGTGCTATATTTGTAGGTGGTCTTACATTTCCAGCAGTTGTTTGTTCTATTTTTCTCTCTGATAAAACTAATCTTATATTATTTTGACTAGGAATACTAAATCTCGTATTTTCTTTGGGTCTTCTTCTACTTATTCTTTTTTTAGGTATTCTTATTTGCGGAGTTTGACTAACACGTTGATTCATTACAAATGGAGTAGCTATTGGATTTAAATTACTTTGAATTCGAATAGGTAATTCCTCTCTATTTAAATGTTCCGTATCTAAAATTAATGATTCTGGTCCAGGATTTGGTGGTAAATGATTATCGGGAGCAGGTGGAACAGCAGAAACAACTTCTTCCATATTTCTATTAGGACTACTGCCACCTCTTTGTTTTCTAGTTCTTAATTGTATTTTCATATATTATTATATTATATTATTATATTATATTATATTATATTATTTATTTATTTCTTCCATAATATTAATATGTTTAAAAAACAAGATTCTGAAACATTTGTATTAAAATCTTGTGATCCTAAAAAATTTATTTCATACAAATTTAAAAATAGAAAACCGCAAGATCCCTTTTATATTGAAGGTTTAGACCTTGGAAATCGTAAAATAAATAAATTTGTTGAATATAATGAATTTGAAAAAAAAATAACTAAAGTTGCGAAAAGACATAACAAAATAGATAAATCTTCTACTTTTGATAAATGTGGTAGTAGAAAAATAATTAATAAAACTAAACTTTCAAAAATAAAAGAAACAAAAGATAAATCATATAAATCTTATTTAGTTCATAACAATTATGAAAGGCCATTTTTAGTTTATATTAAAAATAAAGAAGTATTTATATATACACGTAATACCGATTTATATTATTTTTTACCAGAATGTGATAGTAGTTTTAGTGTAAATTATAATGAATATGGAAAACATATAAGACATAATAATGGTTATAATAAATTGATTAAAAAATATAAGAATCTAAAAAATATATTTGTAGGAAAAAGTCCAAAAAACGAGATGACAATATCAAGTGGCGGATATGGGAAAAAATGGGACGGTAATACCATATTATTACATATTAAAAATAATGAATATGTTTTTATAGGAACAGTTATATTTAAATTTAAAGCTCTATCTGAAATTATCAAATATGTATCACCTATCGGAAATAATGACGTTCCTTGTCCATATGCCATAGATAAAGAAAATAATACTTATATATTACTTGGCGAATATTTATACATATATAAAAATCTTCCAAAAAGAATAAATCCTTATGATTATTATTATGATATTATTGAAAATGACTTTAAATTTACAGAAATAAAAACAGAATTAATACATAAAACAATATATGAATAAATTACTATAAGTATTATTTTTCAGTAATCATTTCATAAACTTCTTCATATGTTAAGTTTTTTTTATCATTTAACAACTTATAATTTTGATATTTCGTATAATTTTCTTCTCTTTCGAAATCGTTATTTCCACCAGCTCTCCTTAAAAAGAATTTTTACTATATATACACATTGATATAAATTCCATATTACCCATTCCAATATATCTATAGAAAAAATCAATAAAATGCTGATAAAATTCCCTTAATTTAAATATCTGTTCTATATCCGTAGAATAATAATAATAATTAAAAACTATCTTAGTTTCTAAACTTTGATTTAATAAATATAAATCATATAATCCTTGAGGGATATCATATTATTCCTTTAATTCACTAACTTTTTCTTTTACTTTATTTTGAATAGGTAGTTTATTATCTTTCAAGTCTAACAAATACATATCAGCCATTTTTATATATTTTATTATAAAATTAATTCTTTTAAATTTCTTTTATATAATTAATGACTAAAAGTAAAAATAATTCTATAAGAAAAAGTCCTAGAACTAAAAAGAAATTATGTCTTTCTGGAAATATAGGGAAAATGATTTATAATATTAAACAAAATGGTGTTATGTTAGCTCATAATTATTCTGACCCAAAAACCGGTAAAAAGAAAAACCCGGTTAAAGGATTTCCACCTGCTCCTATAGGATGGTATTTATCTGAAAAATATGACGGATATAGGGCAATTTGGGACGGAAAGAATTTTAGGTCTAGAAGTAATAATATTTTTAAAGTACCCGAATGGTTTGCGAATTGGTTACCTCCTAATATTGCTTTAGATGGAGAATTATTTTTAGGGAGAGAAAATTTCCAAAAGTGTGGGATATTTAGGAAAAAAGTTCCAGTAGATGAAGAATGGAGGGAAGCAAATGTTAAATATCAAATCTTTGACGCACCGGGACACCCTGGATTATTTGAAGAAAGACAAGAATATATTAAACAAATTATATATACACGATGTAAATGTTTTGATACAAACTGTCCTCTCGTTTTAACGAAACAAACTCTTATTAAAAATGAAAAAGAAGTTAAAGAAGCTTTCCAAACCTTAACCAAAAAAGGAGCAGAAGGTATTATGTTAAGGGCACCTAAAAGTCCATATGAAGGAAAACGAACCGCACATTTACTTAAATATAAACAGTTGTTCGATGCCGAATGTATAATTATAGGATACAAAAATGGCTCTGGGAAATATAAAAATATGTTAGGGGCTTTTAAATGTGAATTGGTTTCTAATAAAAAAATTAAATTTGATATTTCAGGAATGAATGACGAAATTAGAAGAAACTATAGAGATACTCACCCTATAGGAACTATGGTAACTTTCACATATATGGGATTAAGTAATTCGGGAGTTCCAAGACACCCACAATATTCACATATTCGAGAAACTTTTTAAAAACTTTTTAGAAAAAAGTTTAGATCAAAAATCCCAAGAAAAAAAGAAACAAACTTTGACGAAATCAAAGATTTCTAATAGGACGAAAAAAATAAATATATTTAGGATTGAGATTTAACTATCAATAGAAATGTAATAACTGCCAAAATAAAAGTTAGGAAAAATATAATAGAAGTTATTAAAATATATGGATATAATCTCTGAAATGTATAATCTATTAAAGGATTTATTACATTAAGTTTAATAATCTCTAAATTAGGATCTTTTTTTATTTCATTTGTGAATTGTTCCACAACCTCTATAACAAATTTATTAAGTAACATTATTCTTACTTAATAAATTATTTATTAAAATTAAACAAAACTTTAAACTTTTTAGAAAAAAGTTTAGATCAAAAACTCCAAGCAAAAAGAAACAAAAGTTTAGATCAAAAACCCTAAGCAAAAAGAAACAAAAGTTTAGATCAAAAACCCCAAGCAAAAAGAAACAAAAGTTTAGATCAAAAACCCTAAGCAAAAAGAAACAAAAGTTTAGATCAAAAACCCCAAGCAAAAAGAAACAAAAGTTTAGATCAAAAACCCCAAGCAAAAAGAAACAAAAGTTTAGATCAAAAAAACTTATTTGTTTTATTATATATTATTTATCAAATTAAACTTTTAATATTAGATTTATAAAATTAAAGTTTTTTTTTGATCTAAACTTTTTTTTTTAAAAAAAAAAGTTTGTTTGCGTTAGATAAAAATTAAAAAAAAATGAAATATATTTAAAAATGGACATAATAGACTATAGAACCCTAAATCTAAACAGAATTAACTTTTCTGACCCAGTTAAAGTAAAAGGAAATTGTCTCTTAACGAAGGCAACATATAATTATAATAACTCACAAATTCCCATTTATATTCAAACTCCTAAAATGACATCCATTAATGGAATAGTTATGAATGATACTCGTAGTTATATAGAATTAGAAATTAATAAGAATCATATTAATTTTTATGATTTTGTTAATAAACTTGATGAACACAATATACATATAACATATACCAATAGTGAAGAATGGTTCGAACAGAAATTGCCTATGGATGTCATTGACGATTTTTACAATAGTGCCATTAAAATGACTAAAATGAATACTTATCCAACTATTAAGTTTAAAATCCCATTGTATAAGAATAAGAAAGGTTGTGATATTTTTTCAGAAAATGGTATCCCAATTGACCCAAAGAATGTTAAGAAAAATACTGATGTTATTTGTATATTAGAATTAACCGGAATTAAATACTTTAAACACCGATTTGAATGCGAATGGAATGTAGTCCAACTTAAAGCTTTTACCAACGAAAATAATACCAGAGAATGCCTCATTGACGAAACACTTTTAAGTGATAATGAAGAAGAAGAAAATGTATATTCTATAGAAGAAAAGAAGAATAAAGGAAAAACAAATGAAGAGAATGACACATTCTCAGAAACTTCTTTCTCTAATCCAAATGTTGTAGAAGAATCTAATAATATAGAAGAAACAGTTAATTTAGAAAAATCTAATAATATAGAAGAATCTGTAGAAAATGTTGAAAATGTTGAAGAATCTGTAGAAAATAAAGAAGAATCTGTAGAAAATAATGAACAATTAGAGAATAAAGAAGAAATAGTTAATATAGAAGAAAATGTAGAAAATGAGAATAATGTAGAATCTGTGGAAAATGTAGAAGTAAATAATAATGTAGAAGTAAATAATAATGTAGAAGTAAATAATAATGTAGAAGTAAATAATAATGTCGAAGATACTGAGTTAGAATTAGAAGATTCAGATATAGAATTAGAGGAAACAGAATTAGAAGAATCCGATATGGAATTAGAGGAATCTGATTTGGATGAATCTGATATAGAATTAGAGGAATTAAAAGATTTAGATTGTTTGGAGGAAGTAGAATTAAATGACACAAATGAACCACAAAATATGGATGAATTAATGGAAGAAATTAATTTACTTAAGAAAAAAGCATTAGAAAAGGACGAAGAGGTTATGAGTTTAAAGAATAAATATAAGAATTTATATCAAGAATTAAACTTATAAAATATATAATTAATCAATAATTATTTTTCTATAAAAATTTTATTTATAATATTATATATAATGGTTGATAAAATTGATAAAACAACTTTAAAAATTTTATTATTTATAGTATTTTTAGTAATTTTATATTTAATAGTAAATAGAAAGAAACAAATAAAAGAAGGGTTTTTTTTTACCTTGACCTTCGACCAAGCAAGAGCAAAATGGATGTTAGAAGAGGTTACAAAACTAATTTTAAAAGAAGGCACTCTCACAACCGATGGAATTGTTTTAGCTGCTGGACATCAAAAATCAGAGAATTCAGATTATCATTGTTTGCAAGGTTCAGTATTTAAAGAAAAGCGATTCGAATTAAAAGCCGATTTATTAAAAAATTTAAGGGAAAATATAGCTAAAATCACACCAGAAAATGACAAAAAAGAAATGAGAACCACGGCAGAAATGACAGCAGAAATAAAAAGTAAATTAGGCAGTTCGTACAACAAGCCCACAACCCCTTACAGCATAATAAACTATACCTTCTTACCACAAGAGAAAGTCCGCTCAACCCAGCCCCTGAAATTGCCCTACCATTCTGGCTGGTCAAAATCTGGGCGGTCGAGGTGTGATATATATATGGTAATACTAGGATTTCGTTATCAAAATACAAAAGAAATCGCTATTGAAATAAACGGAATAAACTTTCTTCCTGATAAAAACATGCCTTTACTTTTTGACGATACTTTTTTTAAATTATTAGAACATAATTTTGTTTATGAAGAAACAGACACATATCGCGAAGTAGGTGCGGCAACTAACAGATTTATTAAAGAATCACAAACAATTGCTAACAGATTTATCGATGTATTAAATACTGGTGGTATATTAGAAGATATAGAAACAAAAATAGTTAATGACCCAGATCACGAAGATAACTTTTCAGTTAAAGCAGCAATACAAATTATAGTAGAAGAATTAAAATCAAAAATAGAAATAAAAATAAAAAAAATGGGTGATACTATATTTGAATATTCAAAATGCGAAGATGCCGGATTGTTTCCATTAGATAAAGAAGAATGTTCAAAGTTTAGGACTGATTATGTTTCAGAAACAACAGATTTAGGTGATAAGAGCATGAAGACAAATACCGATGCAACACTTAAGGGGGGTTCCAAAATATTTCAAGAAGAACCTAATAATTTTATGAGAATTGGAACTTCAGATCAAAAATGGATGCCAAAAGGTTGTAGTTATAGATCTCACATAGATATGGCAGATGGTCATCATTATGGGATACATTATAGCGATGTAGAGCACGTACCACATACTAATAAAACTGCTGTAGGTCCTATGGATTTAATTTGTAAAAAAGATGATATTGATATTGATAATTATAATTATGATTATGATATTGATAAATTAAAAACCGAACATGAAAAATTAAGTTCTTTACAAAGTGGCGAACACCGAGAAGAATATAACATGTTAGATGCCTTAATAAAACTGTTAGAAGGAACCGGTATAACGACTACTCAAATTGGAACTAATAGTGATATAATACAAGCTTTTATAAAAACTAATACAGATGAAAAATTAAAAGAATTTGAAGAGAAAGAACATAATACAATGATGAAAAGTCACGGATTTTTTTAAATTATAAAAATATAAAGTTTTAATATATTATTTTTTACCAAAATATTTTTGTTTTATTATATTATAAATGAAAAATATTAAAAATATAAAATATATAATTTTAGTAGTATTAGTATTAGTATTAATATATATATTACTGAAATATAAAGAAAAATTTATAACACTAGCTGATTTCAATTCAAAACATGCTGAATTTAAAGAACATAACATTAAGTGTCAAGAGTTAATAACATTATTAGATGAAATAACTGACAATATTGAAGCTAATAATATACCTGAACTTATTAACCATTTAATTGATAATGGGGGCACATTAGGTGCAACTATCTCTGACAATATAAATACAGTATATACAAGTAAAAAACCTGAATTTAGTGATAGTGATTTCGCAGATATATTCAAAGCTGACGATTTTACCTCTAAAAATAAAGTATTACAAGATTCATTAACAAGTTTAGACGAACAAATAGAAATAATAAAAAAACAACTAGAAGGTCCCGGCCCTATAGAATCTATAGCAGTAACAGGAGACAGTCCTATCGGTTATGAAAAAAGTAATACTTTTAATGTAACTTCCAAAACTGGAGATGGAGCTAAAATAACTTTAACGCAAGTTGATAATAAGTGGGTTGCTACGGTTTTCGCAGAAGGGTCTAAATATATTATAGGTGAAAAATTAACTCTAGTCGAAACATCTGTTGGACAAGAAGGCCAATCTTCTTATGAAAATAATAGAGGTTTAACTTTTACTGTTAACACTTTAACAAATTTAGAGTTAAACACTATTGATATTACAAATTATAAATCTGCGATAGATAGTTTTAAATCAGCATTAGACATTTTTAAAGATACGGAATTAAATATTCATAAATTAGTTGAAGACGCAACCGCAACCGCAGGGCATATAACAGTAGACTCAACCTATAAAGTAGAGTCTTTACCAAAAGATTTAACACAAATAGACAGACATTTATTATGGTCTAATTACACTATAGAACACGATATTGAAGCACCTATAGCAAGCACAAAAGGAATAAACCAATATGATATGGCATATGATAATATAAGCGAGAAAGGAGAAGTAAAATATTTGAAAGCAAGAAGGTCAGAAACAGGTTCTACAAAAACTGCTACATTTTTACAGAATGCTGATACATATCGACCCAATACTTTGGCTGATAATTCAATAATACTAATAGGGAGTATTGTATTGACATTTATATCTGCACCTGTACCAAATACTGCAGCAACAAAAGGACCACTTAAAATAAATAGTAATGATCAGTTAAATGATAACTATGTGAATTACGAGATTAAAGATATTAAAGATGAACCTACTAGGAAAATAATTATATTTAAAAAAAATAAATATATAAATGTAGAAGATTTTATTGAGAAAACTACCATTTCTAATCTAGAAACATTTAACATTGAATTTAATTTTTCAGGTTTATATACTACTAATATAACTGCCGCCCATATGAACTATATTCTTATTAATCCAACAGGTTCAAATGAACCAAGTGAAATAATATATGATTTAATAAACGCAAACTACAATATTCTTAATTACAAAACCAAAATTTTAGTAAATTATTTAAAATGTCAAAATACCGATTGGGATTCAAGTAAAAAAGTATGTAATTTAATGGATGACGGTTTTATACCAACAGATTTAGATTCGAGATTATATGGTGCATATAGGGCAAAAGCACCTTTGGAAAATAAACCTCCAGAGGGCACTAGAAAATCAATGGAAGATTCAATTGAAAATAATAGGAAAATTATAGAAGCAATTATAGCATATCTTGGAAAAGCAGATGCACAAAATGTTTTATTAGACGGCGCCGACATAATTGAAATTAAGAAAGTACTAGGTGATACAAGTGGTTTATCTGGTACTGTCACCGCAGAACAAATTAAAGCCGCATTAGGATATACTGATCCATAATAATTATAAAAGTATATGAAATAATTAAATGTATATAAATGTATATGAAATATAAATGAAATAATTAAATGTATATGAAATAATTAAAATTAAAATAAAATATTTATTTTTAATTTCCAATAGAAATTAATTAAATTAATTAATAATTAATTTAATTTTTTTTTAAAAAATATTATATTTTCATTAATATATAGAATGAAAAACAACGAACTTGCGAGATTGGCATTAATTGTAATTGCTGCCGTTGTATTTATATTATTAATAAACTCATATAATACTGATAATGGAAGTAACGTGGTAAATAATATGGGTAATAATATGGGTAATAATATGGTTAATAATAGGGTTAATAATGTTGAAACTTTCTACGCCGATGGCGAAGATGTTGAAGACGCCCCAACTCAAAATGTTGTAGGAGCTAACGAAGTTGATAGCGAAGACGAGGAAGAAGAAGTTAATGCTTCTGAAGGAGAAGGTGACGAAAATGTAACCTTTAGAAATGTACCAGAGAATCAACCAGAACCACAACAAAATAATACCGAAACAGGAAGACTCCCAACCGAATGCTATCCAAAAGATACCCTCACACCACAAGATTTACTCCCACAAGACTCTAATAGTACTTGGGCACAAACTGTCCCTGCTGGTCAAGGTTCATTAGGTGACCAAAATTTCTTAAATGCCGGATTCCACGTCGGTATTAATACTGTAGGACAAAGTTTACGAAACGCCAATTTACAATTAAGATCCGAACCTGCTAACCCACAAATGAAAGTTAGTCCATGGTTACAATCCACTATTGACCCAGATGTTAATAGAAAGGCTTTAGAAATTGGTGCTTAAATGGAATTAGGTGCTTAAATAGAATTAGGGTCTTATATGCGAAATACTTTAATCAAATAACTTTTACTTTTTTAACTAATAAATTTTATTATATTATTTATGTAATATTATAATATGAATTATACATTTTCTTTAAAAATTATAGCAGTTGCCATTGCTTTATATTTACTTTATTATTTCATTTACAAATTTGATATAGATATTTTTATGAGAGATATTTTGAAAAACTATAAAGTTAAAGAACATTTCTCTTTAGTATTCAAACCTAACAAATTATATAGAATGAATGATAAAATTTTTCTATTGGATACTAACAATATTAAGGTAAAAGGTAAAAATCCATTAATATTCAATTCATTTAACGAATATAAGGATTATATAATTTCTTTAGAAGGAGATATACATTTAAATAATATAGGAAATATCAAAGATATTAAAAATAAAGAAGAAATTAAAGGATATTATTACAGTAATGAAGCAAAAAATAAATATAATTCCCCAGACTTTAGGAATTTTGATTATGTAAATAAATGTAAAGAAAAAGTTACCTTCTGTAATAGCGATGATATACCATTTCAAGAAGATATATTAGATAAAGATAAAAGTGAAACCTGTAAAGAAGAAATATGTAATGTAAATCTATTTGACGATAAACAATGTGATAAAATAAAAAAATATAATGATAAAGAATTATTTATTAAGGCAATGTGTGAAGAAAATACACCTAAACCTACAGAAATAGAAAAAGAATGTAAGTCTTTTAAAAAATATACCAGATTAGGTAATAGAAAATTATATGATGAATTTTGTATTAAAGATAAGAATTTTTCAATGGAAAAATGTTTATTAGGAGAATATTTTAAAGATAATCTATTGGAATTTGAATTATAAAATGTAAAAAAATATAAAAATCTGACATATAAAAAAATTATAATTTCTAAACCTATTATAATAGGATTAATGAATAATTTAGTTAAAAATGAAATTAAGCGTAAAAATGAAATTAAGCATAAAAATGAAATTAAGCATAAAAATGAAATTAAGCATAAAAATGAAATGAAGCATAAAAATGAAATGAAGCATAAAAATGAAATGAAGCATAAAAATGAAATGAAGCATAAAAATGAAATGAAGCATAAAAATGAAATGAAGCATAAAAATGAAATGAAGCATAAAAATGAAATAAATTATTTAGTAATTATTCTATGTGTTGTAATATTAACAATAACATTTTTATTTAAGAAAAATTTAGAAAGATTACAAGTTTATGGTATAGTAATAGTTTTATTTATTATTGTAATATCTACTGTATATACCTTATTTAATAATAAATCAGAAACTTTTATAAATCCAGATAGGACGAGACAATGTCATAATAGAAATAAGGAACACTTAGATTATAAAGATAAAATATATAATAGAGTCGAAGATTTAAAAGATATAGAGGAAAACGATAGACAAGAAATGGAATATGAAGAAGAAATAAATAAAGTAATAGAGATGGGACACCATAATTTAGATTATTTAGCGAATGGTGAAACTTTTTAAAATTTTTTAATTTAATATTTAATATGATTTTTACCAATAAAAATTATATTACTAATATATAATATTATAAATGAAAATTACTAGAAATAAAATAATTATAATAGTCTGTATATTATTAGTAGTTTTATTAATATATTTAAATAGGAAAAACTTACAGGAATTATTTTTTGACAATTTCCTCCTTTCTGATGGTGCTGGAACTTCAACTAGACATGGTTATAAGACTGGAGGAAATTTTGAACCACTGGAGCAAGATAATATGAGTAAGCATATATTTAAGCAGGATATTACAAGTCTTACGGATGTAAGTGATGATTTAGTTGCTTTTCAACATAGAATAGGTTATAATAATTTATATTCTATATTTGATAAAACAAAAGTAAAAGACGGAAATTATACAGAAAAGTATAAATATACTTTTATTCACAAAGACCAAGTAGGATATATGAATTGTGAATTTGAAAATGGTGGAACTGATGATTATACAAGATTTATTGAATATTTGAAGAATAATAAAACAGATAATCTTAATTATATAAATACAATAAGTTTAAGATATGATATAAATAATACTGACCAAGGGAAAAATAATTCCTTTAAAGATTCTACCGAATCGGAAAAATCTCGTATTACTACTACAGAAAAGGCTAACAAAAAATATATACCAAAAACATTACACAACGGTTATATTAAATGTTCTATCGTTAAAGTAGATTCAACAGTCCGAACTAAAATAACAACTAATTTAGGAACTTATGATACAGACGCCTCTATTCATACGGATAAATTCAGTGAAGAATTATTAGATGAAATTAAGTCAGGTGAAAAAAAAGTTGTAACCTATTATAAAATAGATCAAAATATGGATTTAAAAATTAGTGGTAAGGATGATATAAATATATTTGACATACATATTTTTAATAATAGTGATATTTGTAAAGAAATTATAGCAAAGTCGCTTGCAAAATTAAATATCGAAAATGGAGATATTTTAATAAACTTAGAATTTTTTATTAATTTTGCTGGTAATGCGAAGGATACTTATTTACAATATGAAACTGGTGTATTCACTAATGGTGAACAAAGTTATTTAAAAATAGATAATAAACAAAATACTTTTGGCGGGAGAAAAACTTTTCATCCTTTTGAAGATTCTTCTGCTTGGGGAAATTTAGATTTCACAGATATCACCGCAAATAATAAAACGAATAATAACTTAGTTAATATTTATAGTGTTCATACAGTTACCGAAAAAACTGTCGCACCAAATATAACATTCCAAATTAATATAAATCAAGATTCCACAGATTTGGAAACAGAAGTAGAAGAAATATTCACAATTTTAAAAGCATTAGGTGAAAAATTACAAGTTACAGAAAAAAAACCAGGACCTATAACATCATTTTTAGGTAAGTATTTGGATGATAAAATAAGTAAAATAGTTTCCGATATTCAAACTGATCAAACTAATAAATTAACATTAAAAGGTAAAAGTTTAACAACACGTATAGATTCAGACATTAATTTAATAACTTGGAGTAGTCTTAAATTATACAATTATTTAGGAGCGGATGTTGAAGATGATTTAGACATATTTAATATTCGTATGGATATAATAGCAGAAAATTTATATACTAATGGTGATATATTTTTACAGGGTTTAAGAAATTATTTAAATTGGGAAACAACAAATAATATTACAGGTGATTTTAAATTAAATATGAAATATGTTAGAAGTATACAAACTATACCTGATGATATTAAAACCGACCTTAATAATATTAATACTATGAGATATAATGTTGTTTCTTCTACCAAAAAAGAAAAAACTTCTATACTTAAAAAAGATTTAATAATACCATTAACTTTCCCTGGTTTTGAAGTCTGGGATAATTTTTTTAGAAATGAACTTCCAGCAAATGATAAAATTGGTAACGAATTGGAAGATATTTCTTATGTCATTTTTCCATTAGATTACGAAAAAGAATTCGTACAAACTAAAAATGGTAATAAAACTTATATAAAAGCTTTATTTAATAATAATATGAAACTTGATAATTTTGATAAAGATGAATTTTTCTTAGGTAATACTCTTGACACAACCGGAGAATTATTAAAAGATATTATAGAATATGGAAAAACAATAAAAAATAAAAACTATAATACATATGAAGATTTTATGATAAATAGTGCTATTTATCAAGCATATGGTTTAGATCAAAAAAAAGATAAACTTGTATATGGTAGCAAAGTTCAAGCAGCTTTAAGAGACCATTTTAGATTAATGAAAATAAATTTATACAGATTATATGAATTATGTAATGGTGATAGTAATTTAATAATTGCGAGATATTTTATCCAAGATACACAACCTGGTGTAGATACAAAACCTGATGTAGATACAAAACCTGATGTAGATACAAAACCTGTTGTAGATACAGTAAAAAACAAAATATTAAATAATTTATATACCGCGCAAAAAAATATATTAGACCAAATAGAAAAAATTCTGGTAAAAGTTTATACAAATATACCAGATGACGAACAGAATAGAATGGACAGATTAACAAAATTATTCAGTAATAATGGAACAATACTATACGATTCTATATATAATCCAAAATCAAAAATTAATGAAATTGTTACAGAGCAAGTAAATTATTATGAAAAAATGGGTAATATATTAATTGGTAAAAAAGCATTAACTAATGTTATGCTTTATAGTATTAAAAACCAAACCGGCGATTTTTTAAAGTATTTTAAAATAAAATCTAAAACAATAGTTGAAATTAAATTAAAAACTGAAGAATATAAGGTTTTACTTGAAAAATTAGATAAATTAAAAACTGCTAAAGGAACACTTTCTACTCTAATACCCAATGTTAAATATTTTCATTTCCTTCCAGAAACACCACATAAATTAGTTATTCCACAACACGACAAATTAATACCTATAACTAAAGCAGGAGATAAAATAAATATTACATATGGTTGTAAAATAACTTTTACATATACTAATGGTCCGAATGTTGAGACTTATTATTTAGTTATAAAAGAATTAAATGATAAGAAAGAAATATTACTTGACGGTACTGGCACCGGAACCGAATATTATAATACTAAATTTAAATCAATAAAAGACAAAGCAGATGAATTATCTAGTGGTGGTTTACTAGTAACATTAAAGGATATTAAATTTGATTTAGTTAAAATAATGAATCCAATAGGAGACTGGGGCAACTTAACTGATGTAAAATTAATAGATAAAGAAGGGACATCACTTACACCAGAAGAACCTATCAGTATATTAATTACAGACTTATATGTTGACTTTTCTACTTATCCTAATTCTAATTCTAATCCTAAAAAAAAATTATGTTTATTCAAACGAATAAATGAAAATTTTAAAGAAGAAATAGTAGTTACAAATGAAGAAAGGTGTGCTAAAAATTTAAAACAATGTCAAATTGATATTGCACCTGATAAAAAAATTATAACTTATGACCAATTAGCATCCGACGAATGTGGGGATTGTAATGAACATAAATGTATTGAACATTTTGTAGAGGATGGAGGTGATATTCAAACAGACTATTCCGGAGGATCTGGAACAAATGGGGGTTCTAGTGCCGGAGACCCTGCTGAATGTGATAATGAATATGCCGATAACTATAATCCGTCTCATTCAAATTCTAGGGGTTGTGAACCAAAAGAAGATTTAGAGAATATAATAGAATTTATAGTAAAATTAAACACTGGAGAGTTTACTTATGATAAAAATAAATTTAATGAGATTTATACAAATATTGTAACAATATTTACAGAGTATAATAAACAATTTAATATCAATTATCCTTCGCAAAATCCTTCTTCTATTGAAGATATATTTTCAAGTAAAGAAAACTTGGTAAAACAACTAAATCATTTTAAAAGATTAAAACTTTTAATTGAAATAAAAAAGAAGGAAACTGAACTTATACAAAAACAACAAAAAAAAAATCCCACAAATGAAGATTTATATGATATGGAAATTTTAGAAACAAAAATCGAAAAATTACAAGAGGAATTAAATGAGTTAGAGTTTGCTATGAGTTTAAGAGTTAGAAAAAAAACTGTCGAGGAAGCTATTACTGCTGTAGAATCAGCACGAAAAGCAACAGTATCAGCATTAGAAGCAAGAGACACTATTAAAGAAGCATTAGAAGCGCAAATTGCTTATTTAAAATCCACATTAGACGGGAAAATAGATAGTATGGCACCAAATATTAGTGGTCTTGGTAGTAAAATTGATGAAACTAACGCCAACCAACAAAGTATTATTGAAACTTTAAGCTCTTTTCTTAAAAATAAACCCACGGAGACTATTGCTTTATCACAAGATAAAATACAAGAAATAATTAATGACATAAGCGCGCAAATAACCGAAGGTCTCACCCCGTCAATAAGTAAAGCATTAAATGAAACATTGGGAGCTAGAAAAGCAGAAGCAGAAGCAGCAGAAGCAGAAGCAGCACAAGCACAAGCACAAGCACAAGCACAAGCACAAGCAGAAGCAGCAGCAGAAAAATTAGCAACAGAACGAACGGCACAAGCACAAGCACAAGCAGGTAGTCCAGATCCAACTCCTGTTGACCAAAAATTATTAACAACAGAATTTAAAAATGAAATATATGAAATACTTAATGCTGTCGGAAATCCTGTAGTCAAAATAGTTGTAGGAGATAATAATACAGATAATAGAATTACATTTACCATTGAAGGGAAAAATTTAATTGAATTATCAGAATTAAAAAGAGAAGAATTAAAACAAGCAATTATAAATAATATAATTAAAACTCAATCTATTCACCCTGATAATATTTTTATAAAGTTAAGTTCTGGTTCTATTATAGTAATGATAACTATTTATGACGAAAATAACGTTCAAGGGTCTATGATGAGAACCTTAAAAGATATATTAGAAATGTATAAAAATATGTCTACTCAAGCAGTAGAAGGTTCTGAATATAACTCCCAAAAATTTATGAGAGATATTGCTTTATTCGAACAAATGTCTAAAATGTATGAGAAAAAACAAGGTGCCGATAATGATAATGTTAAATATATGAGAGACTTACTTACTATTTCAACTCAAAGAATGACTGAAATATTAGAGAAAATGGCTAATAATAAAATAGGTGGTGGAAATATGGGAGGTGGTGGGAATTCCCACACCCATAATTTTGGCGGGGGTGGTGGAGGTGGTGGAGGTGGTGGAGGAGAAGATTATTCAGGAAGACCAAATCTCCCAAATATCTCCCAGTTTAAACCTACTGGAACAAGTAATATTTTCTCTCCAGTTATAGATATTAAAACTTCTTCACCAAGAAATAATGAGAGATTCGCAGACGCCTTTAAAAAAGGTTTCGAACAAGCAAGTGGGACTAAAGGAGGTGAAGATAAAAGTACTCATTCATATGATATAAAAACCAAGACAGGAGATATAATTTCCACTGGAGATGTATCAGAAACAGGAGATATTACACAAACAGCAATAGGTATAGGTACTCAAACCGCGAATAACGCAGCTAGAAACAAAAAAGATAGAGAAAATGCGAAGAATGGTGGATATATTAGAAATCCACCAGATAAAGATAAATTAGGTATGCCAGGATATAGTTATTTGGCACCGGAACATTGGGATGTTCCTCAAAGAAGAAACCAAGTATGTATTCCAGAAGTCGAATTAACAAGAGGCAATTCTGCTTTAGAACCCGCGGGATATTTAGGGAGTGGAAACTCTAATGTAATGGAATTTCACGGTGTAGGGTCTATATTACCTAAATTCTCTTATAAAGAAGAAGCAGATTATGTAAAAGATAATACAAATAGAACCTAAATTATTTTCATATTTTTTTTTTTAATAACAATAAATAAAAAATTATTTCATTTTTTATTTATTATATTTATATATAGTAATAATGTATTTATATATAGAACAGATTATGTTCATAGTATTAGTATTAGTAGTTTTATTACTTATTTTTATTAATTTTAAAAATAAAAGGGAGTTAAGAGAAGGATTTTTTAATCAAAATATTAATTATCAAATTGTATTTTCTACACTAGATGAAGAAAATAGAATTTTAGATAAAATTGGAATAATTGGAAGAAATTATAATAATGAAAATGAAGAAATAATGTTAAAATTATTTGATTGTAAAGAAAAAGAAGAAATTATTAATTTTAAAGGTATAATGGATGTTGTTAATTATAATAATAAGGATAATGGAATAAAATATAATTCTGATAATGGAATAAAATATAATTCTGATAATGGAAAAGAGTCTATTATAATAAGTTATCCAACAAATTATGCAAATTCTACAAATTATCAAGATACTTTTGGAATAGAAATAAAATATTTATCTAAAAAATATGAATTAAAAGAAAAATATCCTCAAGATTTTAAATATGAAGAGTGGGAAGCAGAAGATATTAAAAGTGACGGTAGTAATATTAATATTAATAAAGAAAAAATAATAACATTATTTAATAAATTTTATAATAAAAATGAAACACCATATAAATGTATAGTTGTAGAAGAAAAAGAAGGAAAAAGTTGTAAAGGTATATTAGGTGAATTAGATCCCGAGTGTTTTATAGGTAATTCTATTATTGAAAATTTTGATACTGGCAAATATCAAGGAAATTGTAAAGAAGAAGATAGATTAAAATCTATATGGATAGATGAATATGATAAATTAAATAATTTTAAAAATTCGAAAAATTATAACGAATTAATAATAGAAATTAACAACGATCAAAATTTTAAAACCCATATAAATACAACCTTAAATTCACCTACAACATATACTGTTCAAGATTATTTTTTAGAAAATGATATTGATATAACACTAATTGAACAACAATATTCGGGATTTAGGACTTATAAAAATACACAAGGAAAAGAAGTAGAAATTGATATTTTTAATTTAGAAACTGTAGAGTTTGAAGATACAAAAAAAAAATTTGAAGAAATGTATAAAGGTAAAGAAGAACCAATATGGTATAAGTTATTTTCAATGGAAAAAAAGTTTCCTTTAGATTCTAGCTCAGATTTACATAAAAATGTAGGAAGATTAAATCTTCTTTATTTAGAACTATTAAATTCAGCATTAGAAACACAAGCAAATTATGAAATTGAAGAAGGAAAACCAAACCACGAAAAAAAATATATTAGTTGTGGAAATTTAAATAATCTTAATACCAGTGTTAAAAATAATGAAAGATTTAGAGGTAATTATCTTGTAGAAAATTTTAATTCTTGTTCTAAAAAAGAAAGATTAGAAAAAGAATTAGCTCAAGTAAATGAAGATTATGTTATAGAACAAAACAAATATTGGTATAATAAAGAATTAAGAACAGATTTAGATACTTTATTACAGAGTTTAATGAGGAGGAACGGTATTACTGATCAAAACAAATTTAAAAATTTACCAAATGATAATAAAGATAAAATAGTGTGGTATAATGAACAGAAAAGAGTTATGGGTGAATATATGAGATTAAAAAAAGCAAAAATGGATTTAGAAAACGAAATATCAATTACCCCCGCACCAACTATGGAAGATTGTCCTACTTCTCCTCAGGCACAAGAAGATAATGAAATTTGTCCCGGACCAAGTCCAGAATGTTCTGATAATACAGCAGGAGCAGGGGCAGCAGGAGCAGCAGGAGCAGGAGCAGCGGGAGCAGCAGGATCAGCAGGAGCAGCAGCAGCAGCAGCAGGATCAGCAGGATCAGCAGGAGCAGCAGCAGCAGCAGCACCAGTTGAATTTAAAATAACTGATTTTAATAGTTTAGGTTTAACTGACAAGATTGAAACAGAAATGAAAAAAATAGTAGGTACCGAAATTACATTTACATATGAAGAAGTTGAATTTTATTTTACTATTATAATTAATGGTACTAATATTGAACACCATATACAAATAAAAGAAAAAAGAGAACATATTAAAAATGTTATGACTGATATTTATTATAAACATTTACAAAAATTATATATATCAAGTAAAAGTGAAATGTATAATATTCCAAAGGAAAGAATAAAGGTATTTTTAATGAGCGGTTCTCTTAAAATTGTTTTAGAAATTTTACCTGAAGAATATGCTCAAGGACCAAGTGAAACATCTATAGAAGAACAAGAATTAAGTGATATTGAAGAATGGAAACAATTTATGTCCACCTTTAATATGCCAGGTGGAACAGAAAATATAGTACAATATGAACCAGAAGGAGTTAGTGGTATTTTTGCACCTTATATTAAAATTGTTTAATAAATTTGTTACTTACTTTTTTTATCTTTATAAATAATAAATGAAAATTATTAAAAACTTATTTTTAATAGTATTAATTATAATATTTATTATTTATAATTTTGCTTATAAAAAAAATTATATAGAAAATTTTTCCGGAGATGATACACTAAAAATTATAGATACATTAAATAAAGAATTTCAAAAAAATGCGGTATCGGATATATTGAAAAACGAATATAATATATTTGTTTTTTTTACTTATCATTATTTATTTAACTGGTTACAACAAAATGATAGTAACTTAAAAATTGAGAATATTACACAAGAACAAATAAAAAATACAGATTTTTATAAAAAACTAAAAATATTAATAGAAAGTGAAAATGGTAATATTTTTAAATTTTTACATTTATTTGATTTAAAAAATACTTTTAATTTTTATGATATTTATGAAAATAATAAGAAAAATAATAAACCTCTAAGTAATAAAGATATTAAAAACTATTTAAGTGATACTATTTCTCAAATATCTTCAATAGATAATTTGATATTAATTAATCAAACAAAGGAAGATAGTTTATTAAATTCAAATGATTTTATAAATGGATTAATAATAAAAAAAGTTGAAGGATATAAATACCCTAAAGAATTAACAGACAACAAAGAAAAATATACCAAAATAACACATAATAATAAGGAATATGATGTTTATATGACACAATATAATAATAAATTTGAATTAGGGGAAAAACATATTGACGAATATATAAAAAATGTATATCCAAATAATCATAAATATTTTTTCTATATACAGACCTTACGGTGGATGTTTGATATTTTTTGTGAACGCAGAAATATTATAATTTTAAATAATTATAATCATATATTTCACGATGAAACCCAAAAAGATAATAATAATTTTAATTTTGATAATTTAAAACAAGAATTTACTTTATTTAATACACAGTCTAAATTAATTCAGTATTATCCAGAAGATAAAACTATTTTTTTGGGTATAGATAATATTACTGCTGATAATAGTAAAGTTGATTTAAGTAATGATGAAGAAAATGGTTCTACAGAAAAAATTAGTATAAACTATTTTAAGAATTTACCCATAAATGAAATAAAAAAAAGTTTTCATAAGTATTATTTAAAATCTAAAACTTTATTGGAAGAATTATTTAAAAATGAAATTATAGTTTTATTAAAAAAAACTCACCCTTTTTTTAATTTAGTATATGATATAAGAGAGGAAACACATATATTAATTTTTTTTAATATTAAAGATGAAATAAATGAAAAAGTTATTGATGATAAAAAAGAAAAATTTATAGAATATTCTTTTAATTGGAAATTTTTATTTTTAAATATAATAGATAATAAATATTTTTTTAATTTAGACGGGAATATATTCCAAATATTTAATAAAAAAATAAGAAAAGAAATACAAAATATACATAAACTTTTATTACCTTCACAAAGATATTTTGAAAGATTTTTAAACGATCATTATATTGATGATTTTAGAATTCTAGCAAATAATTTTAAATTTAATTCGTATAGATTTGATTTATTAGATAATATAGAAAGAACTTTTTTTAATGGCGACGGTGAAATAGCTAATAGGAATTGTAAATATGATAAATTTATTAGTTTTACTAATAATAAAAATAACTATGAACAATATGAACCTATGCTTAATATTATTTGCTTAAATCAAATTATAAATAAAAAAGAAAATAATAAAACTCTAAAATTATTTGAAGATTTTAGTATTCAGTTATTACGAAAAGATATTTTTGTAAAACCATATAGGAGTGAACAACTTGAAATAAATTATCTTATTGACGCAATTGGCATAGATTATAATAATATTTATGCAAAAATGTTATCAATTATAGATAATGATATTAAAACCAAACATACCATTATAGATAATAATATTGAATATATAATCTATACATATAATCCAGATAAAACGAATAAACGATATACTAGGGATAATGATATATTTGATTTAAATATTACAATTGATAAAAAAACAAATATAAATCCTTATCCTATAGATACAGATAGTGAATCTATTTGTCCAGGACCTACTTGTACAGATAGTGAATCTATTTGTCCAGGACCTACTTGTACAGATAGTGAATCTAAAGAGAGTGATAATTTTGTAGGTGATTATGTTATAGAGAATTTTAGTAATAAATGCGAAGATAAAAAATTATCTACTGGAGAAATATGGAAAGATAATAATTTAAGAGAAATTAATGATGCGTGGGGTTGCGATGATTATAAAAAAAATAATTGGTGTATGAATGGTTATATTACTGATAACTATTTTAAAATTAATAATAATGATACTGGTTTAGATGCCCAAAATGCTTGTTGTGTATGTGGGGGGGGAGAAATTAGTTTTTGTCCTGGTCCTTCTTGTTCTGATAATAAACCCAACCCGGGAAAAAATACAGTTAAAACAGATTTTTGTCCCGGTCCTTCTTGTTCTGATAATAAACCCAACCCGGGAAAAAATACAGTTAAAACAGATTTTTGTCCCAGTCCTTCTTGTTCTGATAATAAACCCAACCCGGAAAAAAATACAGTTAAAACAGATTTTTGTCCCAGTCCTTCTTGTTCTGATAATAAACCCAACCCGGAAAAAAATACAGTTAAAACAGATTTCTTTATAATCAATATGCCAAGTACAGAATTTTTGAAACAAATAAATGATACAATAAAAGAAATTTTGAAAATAGATAAAGAAATTAAATTTGAAATAAATAAAGATGAAATTATTTTTACTATTCAAGGAATGAAATTAAGTGATTTAAAGAATCCAGATATTGATACAATAAAAACACGATTAAGATATATTATTTTTATGAGATTAAAAGAGCTTAATTTAGATTATGAAAATAAACAAATTGATATATCTTTTAAATCGGGGTCTGTTAAAATTATAGTAAAATTATTGAGTTTGGAAGAAGCTTATAAAAAACAAAGCACTCTTGAAAGTAAAAATAAAAATGGGGGGTCTAACTTAATCCAATTTAAACCAAAAGGTAAAAATGGTATTTTCTATCCAGTTACTAAAATAGGAGGATATGACGATTTAAATGAAGAATATAAACAATCAACCGAAGTCTCCGGTATGACATTGAATTAAATAAAATCTTTTATAATCATTTATTAGTATAATAAATTTATTAAAATTAAAAATTTCTTTTATAATCATTTATTTTAATATATAAAAGAATTATATATTAAAATATATATGGGTAAATTTACATTAGAAATTGATTATCGAGAAAAATGTTTAAAGGAATATTTCGAGCAGAAGTCATATTGTAATATTGTAAATCTAACTCTTGGTGATATAATTTTAAAATATGATAATAATATTATCTTACTAATAGAGAGGAAAACTGCTGCTGATTTAGCAGCGTCAATTAGAGATGGGAGACACAAAGAACAAAAATATAGATTACTTAATTCAGATTTAGACACTAAAAATATATTATTTTTAATAGAAGGGGAATTGAAAGATATGAAACACGGTAAAGTTGATAAGAAAACATTACAGGGAAGTATTATAAATACTATGTTTAGAGATGGTCTAAATATTTATAGAACTGAGAATATAGATGAAACTATATATTTTATTGAAAGGTTAATAGATAAAACATTAAAGGATAAGAAATGCGTTTCTAAATTAATTAATGAAGTATCTGATACATTGGATTATGTAGATACTAAAATATTAACTAAAAAGAAATGTTTAACACCTGAAGTATATAATCAATTTATATTATTACAAATTCCAGGTGTATCTAAAATATTCGTGGACACTATATTAGATAAATATTCTTCTATAAAAAAAATAATTCAAGAATATAACAATTTAAAATTGGAAAAAGAAAGAGAAAATCTTTTTACAAATATAGAATTAAAAGGGAAAAAAAGAAAAATAGGTAAAGTAATCTCTAAAAGAATATATTATTTCCTCCATTTTTAAAATATATTATTATTGTATATGGATTTTAAAAAATTAAATAAAACAATTTTACATATTAAAGACATAATTGAAGATAGTGAAAAATTATATAACGCAATAGGCATAATAAAAACTTTGATAAGAAAATTAGACAAAAACGAATCTACAATAATAAAAAATAACAAAAACGAATTTACAATAATAAAAAATGAGTTGATACAAATAATATTAAAAAATAAAATTTATAACTATGATAAAACTATATTAGAATTTATCAATATTAACTCTACTATTCTTTCTTCCTCATTCGAAAATAATTCTGATGGTCCCGCTTCCAAAAAAAAAACTTCTAAATCAAAAAAGGTAACAAAAAAAAGTATAAAAATAATAAATAATGATAAATTAAAATTAAAAAATATAAATGATAATTTAAAAAAATTTTTAGGTGATTTTGCCTTTGAAATTATAGATGAAAAAAAAAAAACCTTCTCCGCAGATTTAGCAGTGTTAAATAGAGAAGGAATGATAAATGAACTAATAAAGGAAGCGAATATGTATTTAGAAAAATCAAAAAAAAGTATTAAAAAAAAGATAGTAATAATAGATGGAGAAAATTTATTACGATATAAAATATTTAAACCTAATAAAACTAAAGAATTAATTATTAATTTAATAAAAAAAGGTTATTTTGTTTTTATTTTAAGGCATAATCAAAACTCTTTGACAAATTTTAAGGAGTTAACAAAAGATGAAAATGAATTATTAAATAAATATATGGTAGAAATACATAAAGGAGAGAGAGGTAGTATGATTGATGATTTTTTTGTAGTATTATTGAGTGTTTTGGCACATAAATCAAAATATTATAGTGTTCCTACTTTTTTAATTAATTTAAAAGAAAAAGATTTTAAAAGAAGTTTTGTTAATGCTAAAAGTTTTAAACAAGGCACTCGTAGTTTACAAAACAAAATTATAGGAAATAAATTTTTTAATAATTTATCAAATGTAAATATTAAACACCCTAATAATTTAATTTTAACATTAGATAACTTTAAATGGTGTAAATTAAGTGAACAAAATACAATGAAAATAACAAGTATAGAAAATAATGATTCTTCTTTATATTTAAATAATTCTGCAGGACCAGCAGAGCCAGTAGCTCCAAATACAGAATCGGGTTCTAATACTGAAGAAAATAATAGAAAAATTGTTTTAGATAGAAGAACCGGGAAACCATTATCAAAAAGTAATATTCAAAGTGGTTATACGACACATAAAGGGAAGGGTAAAGCTAAATAATTATTCTTCAATTAATCCCATATTAATTAATGCATTTTTTGACGCAAGTTGTTCAGCTTTTTTCTTAGATTTCTCTTTACCATAAGCTAAAACGGTATTATCATTTTTCATAACGCACATTGTAAAACTCCTATTATTTGGCGGTCCCTCAACCAATATTTCTTTATATTTGGGAGTATGTTTAAATTTCTGTTGGAAATAACGCATAAGTTGATCTTTATAATTATAGTCATTTAATATTAAATCACTAAAATCTACAAATTTTTCAATAATACCGATAATAAATACCTGGCATATCTGAAAACCCAAACCAGAATAAAAATCTAACCGAGGATGTTCCACTTCAGTCTCATTAAAATCTAAATATATGGCACCTATAAAAGATTCAAATATATCCTCTAATATTTTTACACTATTTCGCCCATTACATTTCTCCTCTACGTGTCTAGAAATAACTAAATGTTCATTTAAATCCATTTTATCCGCAAGTGAACCTAACATTTCCCCATTCACTAATTTAGTCCTAATTCTAGTCATAAATCCTTCTTCTTCATTTGGAAATCTCTCATATAAATAACTCGCCACAGTAGCAGATAATATGGCATCTCCTAAATATTCTAAACGCTCATTTGAAGTTTCTTGTAAATTTAAACAATCTTCCGGTTTTTCCTCTAATTCTACATCGTCTTTATTTTCCTTTTTAATATAGGATTTATGAATGAATGCTCTTTGATAATACTCTAAATTATGTATTTCTTCTTCTATATCATATTCCTTTAATATTTTATTAACTCCCTCTTTTGTAATGAGTTTATTTTTTATATTAAAAGGATTTAGTTTAATAATTTCGTTTTCCATTTTATATTAATAATAATTTTCAATCTTTAAATTCAATTTTATATTATTTTACTTTTTAAAGTTTTTTTATTTTTATTACTTTTATTTTTATTACTTTTCTTTTTATTACTTTTTTTCTTTTTAGAAGAGGATTTTTTTTTATAACCTTCAACAACTAAATTGTCTGTATTATTATAATGACGAATAATTATATTTAATAATTTGTTTAATTCTGTATTTTTATAATCGTCTATACATATTAATTCTAAATAATAATTAAAATTAACTCCATCAAAACTAAAATTTTTTGAATATAATATTAATGGTTTTATTTCATCAAATCCACTTTGTAATAAAGTAGAAAAATTATATTTTCTATTTCCTTTTCTAATTTTAAAATAATCTTCGAGGTCTTTACCTATATAATTCATAAATTCTCTTGATAAATATATATGATTTGCATCTATATTTATATACGATGAAGGATTATATTTTACAAATGTTTCATTATACACTTTTGTATAAGGTAATATTATATTTGAATCCGTACATTGAATATATTCCTCTACTTTATGATCATAATCATAAATTGTAAATAAGACATCTATAATATGACTATAATTTGGATTTTTTTTTATTTCTTCTTGTATTTTTTGATTTAACTTTTTAAAAGCAGTATATATTTGTCTATCATTCATACTATTATAAGTTACTCCATCTTTATAAATACTGAAACAATCTCTTCCTATGGAAATTAGTTTCTTCAAATCTGGTGTTTTTTCAATATAATTATTAAATTCTAAATATAATTTATTATAATCACTTAGATTCTCTATAGTTTCACCTTTTTTTCGAATTATGTCTTCAATAATAGTCCTTCCAGGTCTCCTAGTGTATCCCTCTATAGCTCCTTTGAACAATTTTTTAAAATTTTCTGCAACTGTATCATTATATAAAAAAAATTTTGTAGGTTCATTTCTACGTTTTAATTCTTCCAAAAATATACTACTCAGTAAAATTTCATCAATAGAATAATTAAATATTGTTTTATCTGTTTTATATTTGCCAACTAAAATATCTAAATAATTTTTGAATAAATTATATTCTTTGTTAATACCTTCTTTCACTACACCAAATAATCCAGCAGGTATTCTATAGTTTTTTCCATAAAAATATCCTGGATTATATACAGGATTTAACAATTTCATAGTTGAAATATATTTTTCTTTGGCTTGATTTTCCCAATTGTACTTATCTGATTTCATAGTACATATATCTGCCCCAAACTCTTCCCATTCTGATACTAAAGTCATTAAATTTTTTGTTATAGCGTGACTAATATTTATACAAAAAACCTTCTTAATACTATCAAATTCTGTTTCAAGTAAAGAACCAACTGGGTAATTAGTAAATATAGGTATAAATCTTATAAATGAACCATACGTAGAAGGTAAACCTAAATATCCTCTTGTTCCTTTTAGTCTAGTATCTTCAAAGGTATATATTTTTACAAAATTATATTTATATTTATTTTTTATTATATGGTTAATGTATTTATTATATAACGAATATAGTTTAATAATAATATCACTATTTTCATTATATTTTTCTTTTAATATTTTATTATTATTTGTATTAAACTTAGATTTTCTTTTATATGTTATTTTGTTTATATAAGAACCATCTATTAAATTTTTATCACAAAATATAACTAATCCCCAATTCTCTGTAGGGTTTTCTTCTTTCCACGAAGTCATTTTTTTAAATGTTTCAACTAATTTAATAAACCCTGATAAGTATGAAAAACTTTTATGATCTAAATTTAATTCTCGTGGTATAAATACATTTGTACTAAATACACTTTTAAATTTAGTATCACCACCATAATATTTATTAATTTTTAAATTAAATATTTCTTTTTCTGTGGTTATACTAGGAAACATTTTTTCCCCCCTCAATTTTAAATAATCTTTAAATCCATTCTTTAGTGAATTCTCAGATTCACCTTGGTTTAATTCGCTTGTTCTTGATTTACTTGCGTGTTCAGATTTTTTGGTAGTCATTATAATAATAATATAAAATAATATAATAGTAATTAAAAATATTTTTAAAAAAATTATAGATAAAGAAGCACCTTCTAATATTGTTTATCAAGACTAATATATTACCGCGTTTGATGATATTTATCCTGACGTACTTATTATTCTAAACAAAAGATAGTTTCTCTAAATAATATAGAAGAATATACAATCTATTTGTCTAAAATATTATTAACTTCTAAAAAGTTAGCTAAACAGTTTAATATAGTAGACTAATATCAAATTGTAATAAATTGTAATAAATTGTAATAAAGACGGGGGACAAGAAATATATTATTTACATTTTCATTTAGTTGGCGTGTAGGATTAGGTAAAATGATTTCTTTACCTAAAGATTCTAAACAAAATTTTCAAGAAAAATAATAGTAATTAATTCAAAATAAATTTATAATATATTAATATATGTCTCAAAAAATTATAGCTTCCACAATAGATAAAACAGGTAAAAATTACACAGGACACAATATAGTCAAAGAAGGAGAATGCCAATTCCCCTTCATTCATAAAGGGAAATTATATAAAGAATGCGTGCCTAGTAAAAAAGGAAAATGGTGCGCGACAGAATTAGACAAAGATAAGAAAATGGTTAAAATGGGTTTTTGTCCTATTGAAAAGAAAATAAGTATTAAGAAGAATACTGTAAAAAAGAATAACGCAGTAAAAAAGAATAACGCAGTAAAAAAGAATAACGCAGTAAAAAAGAATAACGCAGTAAAAAAGAATAACGCAGTAAAAAAGAATACTTCAGCAAAGAAAACAATTACTATAAAAAAGAGTATAAAAGAACCAGATTCTCTTAATCAGTTACCTGTAAATGTTCCTATAGGTATGGAAAAATATGTAAGACCTGAGAATGATAGTTTAAAAATAGCTCATTGGGAAAATCCAAATCGTAAGAAGTTTATTAGGTGGTTTGATACAACATTTAAAAAATATAAAATCAAGGAAAGAAATAAAGTATTACAGTGTGATTTAGGGGATGAAGAATGTCAAAAATCCACAAAACCTAAAAAAAGAGATTTATTTCCTACGCAAAAAATAGTCCGCGATTATTTAAGTGTTAATTCTCCATATAGAGGTTTACTATTATATCACGGTTTAGGTGTAGGTAAAACATGTGCTTCTATTGCGATAACTGAATCAAATAAGGAAGAGAGAAAAGTAGTTGTATTATTACAAAAGAGTATTAAACAAAATTATATTCAACAATTAATGGAATGTGGTGACGAATATTTCAAATTAAATCAGCATTGGGTTTTTGTTACATGTTCTACAATAAAAGACAGACCAACATATTTATTTGCGTTAAAAACTGGTATTACTAGGGCCGCAATTAATGCGAATAAAGGTGCTTTCTTTATAGATTTTACTAAAAAGGATAATTTTTCTTCTTTTTCTGGTGAAGATAAAGAGAAAATTAAATTACAAATTATGAAAATGATTGATTCCAAATATGAATTTAAACATACCAACGGTTTAACCGCAGCACAATTAGATAAAATGGAGTTAGAAAGATATTTCGATGATAAAATAGTAGTTATTGACGAAGTCCATAATGTTATTAATGGTATGGCTGGAGGTGGAAGTATGAGGGCAACCAGGTTGAATGAGTTATTTATGAATGCTCAAAATGTAAGGTTTGTCTTTTTATCTGGAACACCTATGAAAAATATTCCTTTTGAAGTTGCGAAAATATTCAATGTTCTTAGGGGATATATAACTAATTATGTTTTAACATTGGAACCCGGAAAAGGTAGATCTAGAATAGAATGGGACGAATTAGAAGATGAATTATATGAACATCCGTTAATAGACCAAGTGATAATAGATGGTAGAAGTAAGGAAGTTAAATTTAGTAGAAATCCATATGGGTTTATTAATCACGAGAATGGTTTAGTTAGAAGTGAATTAAATAATATTTCTGATTCACAATTCATAGAACAAGTTTCCACTTATATAAAAGAAAAACTCAATTACAAAATTATATATGTTAATAGTGAAGTTACCACAACTTTTCCAGACGATAATAAAGAATTTATGAATATGTTCTATGACGCAGATAAAAATGATATCAAAGATAAAGAATTATTTAAAAGAAGAACTATTGGTATGGTTTCATATGTAGCGAGTGCGGATCAAGACTTAGTACCCGATATAAGAACTAAGGAAATATTGGAAATACCTATGAGTGATTATATGTTTAATAAATATGCAGCAGTAAGAAAGAGTGAGATAGAAAAAGATAGTAATTCGAAAGAGAAAAAGAAACCAGGATTATCAATTGGTAAGAAAAATAAGGATGTATCTGGTGATATTTTCAAGGTAAATTCTTCATATCGTGCTTACTCGCGTATGTTGTGTCAGTTTGTTTTCCCTGAAACAATAGAGAGACCATTTAAAGGTGATTTAAAAGATATAGAATTTGACGATGATAGTGAAATATCGCAAAAAATAGTTGAACTTAATAATGATTATGAAGAGAAAATAATGAAAGCAAAGAAAACCGCAGAAAAAGAAAGATTAAAAGGAGAATTAGTTCATAAAATTAGAGAAGTTAAAGGTAAGAGTAAAGAATATGAAAAGAGACTTCATAGTGCGTTAAAAGAATTAGATAAACATAGAGAAGAATATCTTGCTTTTGATAATGGAAATCCAGAAAAATTATCTAAATATTCCCCTAAATACGCCAAAATTATTGAAAGATTACTAAGAGATAGGGGAAGTTCCCAAAAAGGTCTTAAATTTATTTATACTGAATATAAAACGTGTGAAGGTGTTGGTATATTAAGTTTAGTATTAAAAGCAAATGGATATTCCCCTTTTAAAGTAAAGAAAGACGCGACAGGAGATTGGGTTTTAGATTTTGACCCTAAAACCGATACTAACCCTAAATATGCTGTATGGTCTGGCGACGAAGAAAGTGATATTATCTTAAATATATATAATGATAAATTAAATAATTTACCAGATAAACTTAGAAGACAAGTAGAATCAATTAATACCTCTAATCAAAGAGGTCAATTATTGGAAATCCTTATGACTACTAAACAAGGAGCAGAAGGTTTAAATACAAGAAATGTGCGTCAACTTCACGTTGTAGAGCCATATTGGAATCCAGTAAGATTAGACCAAGTTATAGGTAGGGCAGTAAGAACTAATTCACATATTGAATTACCTAAGAAAGAGAGAAATGTAGATATTTATATTTATTTATCTAAGGCAACACAAGCACAATTAAGAAGTGATATAACTATAATGAATGATTTTACAGGTAAGACTTCCGACCAAGTATTATATAATATTGCGGAAAGAAAGAGACATATTATGGATATTGTTTTAGGTATTATTAAAGACGGTGCTATAGATTGTTATCTTAACTTAAACGATAATAAAAAAACGAATAAAGGAATTAAATGTGTTAATTTCGGTGATATAAAAACACGGAAATCATTCAGTCATACTGCTAATATTATAGACGAAATTAAAGAAAAAGAAAGAAAAACAAGAGTCCAAACTAAGAAAATTGGTTTTACCACTATCGAAGGAAAGAACGGTAAAAAATATGCGAAGAAAGGCAATTATATTTATGAATATGAAGCAGCAAAGGCAGAGAGACCAGGCGATCCTATCGGGGAGATTATTACTAAAGGAGGTAAAAAAACTGTTAAAATGTATAAATAAGCTTTTTTATTAGAAATCTTCGACCAAAATAAACGAAGTAATTAGACCCTTGAATATTTCAATATAATCTATAATTTTTTATAAAAAAATTGATTAATTAAACTTTTAATAATTAATCGTTAAATATGTTTTTTGATCATCTTGATACATTACCAAAAAAATATATACAAAGACGACAGGGTGGAACAGACTATATCGATTTTCTATCTTGGGATGAAATAACAGAACCTGCGGTGATGGGTATTGATTGTTATGCAAGATATTTTATAGTAATAAAGTTTATGATAAATAGGAAAGGGAAAGAACCTGAAAAAATAATGCAAACCTTTTTCCAAAGATATAGTTATCAAAATCTTTGGATGGGTTGTGGACACGCGACACAAAACTTAATGTGGACTGATGGAGGTATGAAACAAGAACAATTTCTATTTCTAGATAGAATTTTAAAGGGAGAAACACTAGAAATACCTAATAATATAAATTCAATATATCCAGACGGAACAGTGAGTCTATATGATGAAAAGAAGTGGAACGCCGCAGAAAAAATACAGAAACAATGGCGTTTATGTAGATACAGTCCGCGATATAAAATGTGCGAAACCGTTCAAATGAGAAATTATGAAACTATTCTAAATGAAGCATAAAATATCTTAAATAAAATATATCTTAAATTTTTTTTTATTTTATATAAGAAAATTACTTCAATATACAATAATATGAATATAACTAATATATTTAAAGGTAATAAAGACGAAGATATTACAGTTGGTTTGGGTATTGTTGCAGTATTAATTATAACAATGTTATTAATATTTTACTGTTACTGTGAAAAGACAAAAAAAGAAAGAAAAAAATATCCTTCATTACTTAAATCAACAAAATCTTCTACTAATTCTTTTAAGAGAACACAAAGTTTACCTATAGTTTTAAAAGAAAATAATGAAATAGAAGAAGCGGAAAAAGCCTGTTTAGAAAAAACATATAGTATAAATAATTCAATTAAAAAGAATGATAAAGGTTTATATCCTAACTTAGAAGGTCATAATATTTTATAAAGTTTATGTGTACTTCGTTTACTGCTATTGCTTGTACTTCGTTTATTATATTTTTGATTTTTTATATTTTGGTCTAATTACTTCTTTTTTTTTGGTCTAATTACTTCGTTTATTATATATTGGAGTTACTAAGAACATTAGTAACATCATCTTCTCTGGTAACTACTTTGAAAACGTAATTAGATTGGAGTGATTGGTTAATTAACTTACAATTAATAGCAGTCGCATCAAAATTAAAAAATGTAGTATCCGCGTCTGCTTTGGAAGATTCGTTAATTAAAATAGTTGGGTCAGTTTCAGTTTCAGTTTCTACTGAAAAATCTATTTCACCTGGAGGAGATATATATAATTTACTAATAAATCCTTCATTTTCAGAAGTTGCTTTATTACTATCTTGTTTTTCTAAATTAATAATGTAGTGTCCTTCTTCTCTATTTATAAAACTATTAATATCAAATGTGTCAAGAGGATCGGATTCGTCTACAAAACCTTGTATTTTTATATTATCTCCTATTTTAAATACCTTATTACTAAAATATGTAAATGTTAAAATTTCTATTAAATGTTTTGATGTATCATAAGGAAAACCAGAAGTATCATTAATATCTACATCTATTATACCTTCATTTCCTATAGTAACAGTATCCCCTCCTCCACTTGTAGCGTTAGGAACAATACTGGTAACACTAGCATATCTAAATTTACTATATACGGTTGTTGCATTAGGTCCTGTAATTTGTTCACTAATAACTCCTCCTACTATATTTTTCCCAGTCACTAAAAATATAATTAAAGATAAATCTTGTCCTGATTTTATTAGTAATCTTTGTGGTGTATCAACGCTTAATCCTCCTCCATATCCCAATAATGTTAATGCAGTATTTGCGGTTGTTTTGGTAGAAGCAACTATGGAATCCTCGTCTTCATCTGATATTGTTAACTCCACCATTTTAACAGTTTTAATTTTTAAAACATCTGGATGATTATATATTTTATGTCCTAAAGGAGTTGAAAGATTTAATGTTAATCTATTTAATGAAGAAAGAGGAGATGGATAATATGTTTTTTTTTCAAAACCTAAAGGCGCCATTAAACAATATCCTCTTTTAAATTGTCTAGAATATTTTTGAAGAATATTAATACTATTACCTATTTCACTACTATTATCTTTATCCCATAATAAATGGGCAAAAGCCTTATCTATATTTTTATTAGTACCCGAATATAAACCATCTATTTCATCTATTTTAAGAACAATATATGGTAAGGACTTAAAATCAATAAAAATACGATTGTCGAATGGTATAATTATATTTTCAACCGCCATTAATACTCTAATCATTTCTATTGAAGTTACATTCTTATATTCTTGAGGTAATCCGGCACTTGTGCTTCCAACATATTCAGTTCCATTAAGGTCTGTACTTGTTACAGAAGGATTGAATTTTACTTGGAAAGAAAAACGTGTTTCATTTGTATTATTAAACCAATCTCTATCACCACTATTAATTGTTATTAAATGTTCTCTATTGATATATTTCCTCTTATCAAACAAACTTTTCTTAAACTCCTCAAATAACGCATTATTCTCATAAATATTGTTATTTTGTGCTATAGCCAAATCATTTGCGGTTGGAAGATTTATTGCTTTTTTATTTTGTGTCGCAAAATCTAATTGATCGTCCAATTGTCCTTTTAAATAACCTAAATTTGCCCTACTCATTTGCTCATTTATTTGTAGAGATAAATTATCATGGAATTTATTTTCCTCTACCATACCCTTTACCTTATTTTCGTCTAATATATTATTAATAAATTCATTATTCCCTTTATTTGCGTCTTCGAAATTATTTCTATCTTCTTGGATTTTATTATATTCCGAATCTTGTATTTCCCTCTCATTATTATATTGCTGATATAACTTCATTGGATCTACTTCATCATTAGTGCTATCGTATGTATTCATATGTTCTACAGTTGTTCCTATCTCATTATTTACTAAATCACTATTTAAACTCATTGGATCTAAAGTATATTCCTCTGTATTATTATCATTACTTAATTCCTCTCTTTCTTTCATTAATCTTTCCATTGATACTTTTGGGTCTTCAATTGGTTCATCTTTGGAATTAACTGGAATTTGCCTATTTTGCTGATTGCTTATATTTTGCTGATTGCTCATATTTTGCTGATTGCTTATATTTTGCTGATTGCTCATATTTTGCTGATTGCTTATATTTTGCTGATTGCTTATATTTTGCTGATTGCTTATATTTTGCTGATTGCTCATATTTTGCTGATTGCTCATATTTTTCTGATTGCTCATTTTTTCTTGATTACTATAATATTCTTTACGATTATCCATTAATTGTTTATAGTCACTATTAACATTTACATTTTCATAACTAGTATTAGTCGAACTTCCGCGAAAAGATATAGGCAATCCATTATTTTCTGCCATATCACCCTTTAAATTTTCGTATTTATTTTTCGTCATTTTTCTTAAACTATTTGGGGGTAATAGTGGTGCATTAGTTAATCTTTTATTATTTATATCTGTTTTTAGATAGGGAATAGTTTTCCCTAAAACACTTTTATTTAATTGTGTTAAATTATTTGTATCATCTGCGTGCTTAAATACAATTCCCATAATTTCACCGAAGGTTCTATAATATTTTTTATTATCATCAATATTATATTCTGTTTGTTTGATTAATTCATCACGACATATATTATATAATAAATCTTTGTTCTTGGAACTAAAAAAAGTATTATTATTCATTATAATAATTAAATATAATAAATAATAATTAATAACTTATTTTTAAATTAAAAAACTATTTCTTTTTTAGAATACTTTTTATTCACTAGGAGTATAAAAAAAATCCCTTTTTAAATTTATAGTATCGTCATTAACCTTATTTTTGGTAATTTCCTCAAATGATTTCCCTTCGAGCATTGATACAATAAAATTTATACAATATATACCACATTCCGAATGTTTATATTGGTGTCTTATTTTATTTTCTTTATATTCTAATTCTCTCCCTATTTCATTTCCTTGTTTTTGTAATCTTTTAACTAAAACTTTAACTTCTTTGGGTGGCGGTTCTCCATATGAATCGAAATATAATATTTTATCTTTATATAAATCTACATACATTGATATCCAATGACTTCCATCATCGTCATGTTTATCTAAATTAAATACAATACCTATTTTATTCTTTCTATTCTTAACATTATTACTCAATTTAATTTTACATAATTCGTCTATAATACACTTACCCATACTATATTCATAGTCGAAATCAATTGGGACAGCACCTATAAAACTAAAATCGTCATATACCTTCTCATACTGATTTAATACATTCTCTATATCAATTGTAGATAACCATTCTGTTTTTTTCTTATACCAATGTTTAGGGGTTTTGGGTCTAAATGACGCCTTCAATTCCTTATCATTCATACTTTTAACGAATTCCTGTTGTATCCAACACCATTCGCCATAACATTTATCATTGAGTTTTTTATTTATTTTTCCCCATAATTTAGGGACAGAATTTTTTTCATTCCATTTAATTTTATTTTTTCTATTAGTATTATTCCATTTTTTAACAATCTTTATGAGTGAATCCTTGCTAAAACAACTATATTTATTATTACTATTTTTTGGAGAACAATACATTTTTTTTGTTTTCTTCGGTTTTTTTTTAAATATATTCATACCCAGTTTTAACGACATATATATATATAATTATATTAGAAATTTTTTATTTTATATTTTATAATTCTTCATTTATTAATTCTTCTTCATTTATTAATTTTTCTTCATTTAATAATTCTTCTTCATTTAATAATTCTTTTTCATTTATTAATTCTAATTCTATTTTATCTTTTTCTTCTATTAATTTTTGTATTTTCTCTTCTAATTCATTTGAAAAAAAAGGACATTTCTTCATTTTTGGACAATTCTCCATAAATTTAGACATATTTTTTAAAGGACATTTTCCTTCTTCCATAGGTTGTTTCATTAATGGGCACTTTCCCATAGGACACCCTTTCATTTCTTTCATTGGACACTTACTCATTTTTATCCCTTTCATTTGACACCTACCCATATTTCTATTAGTAGGTAATTTAATATTACTATCTCTTAATGAATTAACTCCGCAAGACATTAATGAAATATTTATTTTATCCAATAAATTATTTGCCAAAATTAATGCTCCTCCGATTAATAAAAATATAACAAATAGAGACATAAAACTACTGTTACTACCTGTGCTTTTCATAGGTATAGACATAGGCATTTTCCCAATAGGAAACATATTTTTAAAATTTGGCATTGTGCCGACTTTTTGTGGAATAATTTTGTCTAAATTGTTAATTAATTTAAACGCAATTATAAGATATATTATATTTTTTGGTATATTAAGTTTAGATAAATCTAATTCGGCCAAACCACCTAAACCACCTAAACCACCTAATTTTAAATCATCAAGTAATTTTTCAATCATTTATAAATAAACGATATAATTAATTTTCCTAAATTAACCGATAAATATTTACAATAAATACTTAAATAATATATCTATCATTATTTATAATGAACCTAAAAGAAGAATATCTTAAAAGAGTAGATATTATCAAATCTAAACAGGATATTAGAAAGAAAAAAATTAAACTTTATAAATTAGAAAAAGAAGAATTAATTTTACAAATTAAAGAAAAAATAACTTTACTAAATCTACAATCTGAAAAAGCAGAAAAAACCATAAATAAGAATAATGAATTATTACTAAAACAAAAAGAAAAATATGATTTATTTGAAACAAATTTCCCTTTTAAAATAAATAAAATAGATAATAATTACAATAAACAATTATTAGATAATAATAAAGATCATTTAGAACAAGAAGTAATATTACTACAACAATTAGAAGAAGAAAAAAATAGAATATTTGAAGAGAAAAATGATATTATGAAACAATTTGAATTACAAAATAAATGTTTAATAGATAAAAAAAAAAAATATGAAACTGAAATTATTAAATTTACAGAATTACTAAAAAGAAATAAACAATTACTTAAATATGAATTAAAAGCATATAAATCTTCTATTGGAAACCGTTTTTCTAATAGGAATAAAAATATTTCTAATATTGAGGAATATCATATTTTTATTAAAGAAAATAGGAAAAAGAAAAAAGAGTTAAGAGAAAAAATAAGGAAAAAAGAATTGGAATTGAGAAGTGTAAATAGTGAAAACGAATACATTAACCGGCAAAATTTGTCATTTCTTAATTCCTATATCAAAAGTCAACGTATGTATATACGAAATGAAGTAAATATTGATAAAAAAAAAGAGTATTTTGATAATATAAAAAAAAAAAACTTAGAATATACAAATTTAATAGACGAACATAAAAAAAATATATCTAAATTAGAAAATGAAATTTCTTTTGTAAAAAAGGAACTTGCTGATATTAGAATTATAAATTTTATTCAAAATGTTAAAAATGGAAATTATAAAAATGTTAATACAAATGTTAATAATAACAATACAAAAGATAAAATAGAAAACCAACAATTAATTTTAGAAAGAGAGAAGGAAATAGAGGAATTAACTTATAATTTAACTTCTTTGCAAATAGAATATGAAAGTGTAAATATATTATTAGATGAAAATAGATATAAATATGAAGAGAAAATAGATTATATATATAAAAATAATAATAAGGAACATATTAAATTATTATTAGTTACAAATCAAGAACATTTTAAAATAATGAAGGAAAAATTACTTAATGAAAAATCTGTGGAAAGTATTGAAAATAAAAAAATTCTAAATCAATTCCTATTAGATACAATTTATCCACTTTTTATTAAAAAAACAGTTGGATATCAAATAAAGAATCTTACAGAAAAAAATTACAATTATGATAAAATTTTAATAACAAATACCGATAAAATAAAAAATAATAATTATATATTAGAAAGAATTGAATTAAAATACGAAATTACTAAAATGGAAAAAGAAGAAAAAGATAATTTACTAACTATAGACGAGTTATTGGAAATTGAAGAACTAAATCAAAAAATATTATCTTTATAAATGTATAATTGTAATAAATGTATAATTATAATATGGAAATAGTTAGTGATAATAATGTGATAAAAGAAAAAATAAATTCATTCCTTAAAATAAAAATTAATATTAATTCATTACTGTATAATAATAAAACTTTGAAAAATAATTTTATCAATAAGATAAATGATACTGAAAATAGAATACAAAGTTTAAAATTAGAAAGAGAATATAAACTTTATCATATTAAAAATAAAACACAAAATCTTGAATATTTGAATACTATTGATACTCTTTTTGCTAAACTAAATTTAGAAAAAATAAAATTCAATGATTACTATAATTTATCTTATATATATAATACTAAACTGGAATATTATATAAAGAAAACTGAAAAATATAAAAGGAAAATGGATTTGTATAGGTTAAATTATGAAACATTTATTAAAAATAGTATGAAGGACAAGAATATGCTAAAACAAAATTTTGATAAAAACACTAAATTAATACAAAATCAAATCCAAGAAATAGAATTAAAACTTAGTGATATAATTATACAACAACAAAAGGAAATTGATTTTGGTAATTCCGAAAATAATAAAATTATTGACGCAAATAATAACCAAATAAAGATTTATAATAGAAAATTAAAAATAAGTAACTATACTAAGTTAGAAAAAGAAAATATTAGGGAATGTATTTATATGTTAGAAGAAGAAAATGAATTTATTCAATCTCAAGATATTAGTTTAAAAATTATTTCTAAATTTAATTTACAATCTAATGAACTTCTAATTAAAAAAGATATATTACTAAATCAAATTAGTGATAAAGAGATTGATTATAATTTAGAAATAGAAAACTTAGCAGAAAAAGAAGAATATTCTTGTAATAAATTAAATGAAATAAAATTATATTACAAAAAACTTAGTATAAAATTTGATTTAGTAAAAGAAATTAGTATAAATAATATTATTCCAACTGATTTAGAAACAAATAATTTAATATTACAACTAAATCAAAATAAAGAAAATTATAATAATGAACTAAATAAAGATAAAAATATATATGTATATATACATAAAACATATATTAGTAAAATTTGTAAATTACAAAGAAAACTTAGTAATATAAAAATTAGTTTATATAAATATGAAAATCAAACATTACAGGATTTATTATTTCAAATTATAAATAATAATACTAATATACAATATCTTATCAAAAAGAATAAACTGAATTATTATTTATAATTTATTAGAAAAAAAAAATATTTTATAATAGTATAAAATGTCTACTACTAACTATTCTACTGTTTCTACTGTCTGCAAACAATCCAAAGGAGTTAAATGAGGATGCTGTTAACTCCGTCAAATAAATTATAATTAATAAGATAATTGTTATTATCCGTATGATAATTATGGACTAAACCGTAAGGTGTTTATAATTTGAGATTATTAATTATGATTTACATTTATTATGATTTAAATTTATTATAATTTACATTCGTAAATAAATATTTCTAATATTACTTAATATAAGTAAATTCTTAAAGTTGAATTTTTATGTATAAGTAAAATTCCTAAAGTTGAATTTTTATGTATAAGTAAAATTCCTAAAGTTGAATTTTTACGTATAAGTAAAATTCCTAAAGTTGAATTTTTACGTATAAGTAAAATTCCTAAAGTTGAATTTTTACGTATAAGTAAAATTCCTAAAAGTTTTATCTAACTGTTTTTTAAACCATAATGTTACAAAAATGTTATGATTTACAAAACCAAATTTATGATATCTTCCAATTTTTACAATCTGATCGTAAAAAACATTTATTTTCCCAAAAAGAAAAAAAAGAACAAATTATTAATCAAATTACTTCCTATAAACCTATATCCAAACATACTTATTTTAGTAATATAAATCAAATATTTTCAATTATAAAACAGGATTTGATAAAAAAAGATTATTTAGACTATATTAATAAACCTAATTATACCTTTCTTCATAATAAAAATATAAATGAATTGGAAATTCATAATAAAAATATAAATGAATTGGAAATTCATAATAAAAATATAAATGAATTGGAACTCTATAATTTAGTATCATTGAATAATTGTATAAAAAATGATTTTATGGATGAATTTATAAAAAAAATATTAGAACTTGAAGATATAAAGTTTTATACATTATTAAAAAAAATAAAAGAAAATTATTTATTTCTTTTTCATATCAATTATGATTTTCTCTCTTCGGGTATTCAAACTAAATATACTAACCAATCCTATTTATATTATAATAATTTATTAGAAAATACTTTAGTTCCTGAAGAAATAAAATTTATGATAAATAATATATTATTAGAGGTGAATAACTATAATAATCCAAATTATAATAAGTTAGTAGAATTACATAGTCAACATAAGAATTTTATATTACAGGAAAAAAAATTAAAATTAGATTTAATTGAATATATAAGTGAAATAAATTCATTAAAATCATTACAAAAAGAAGTAACAATAGATGTAATATTAAAAGATACTAATAATTTTTTTATAAAAAACTTAGAGAAAAATTATACAGAATTATTACAAATTATAGAAATGTATAAATATGAAAATAAAATACAAGATTATTTAGATAAAAAAGCAAAATTAACTCATATAATAAACGATTTTTATAAACAAATATTAGACCAAAAGAAATATATTTCTTATTACCAAGATAATATTAACGAAAATGAAGGTGAACTTAGCAAAATAAAAGAATATAATTATTCTATACGAGAACTAACTAATCAAACTATTGTTACACAAAATATTGAAAAACAAAATTATAATCCTTTAAAAAATAATATCACTAATAAATATTACGATGAAATTATCATTAAGTCTGTCAAAATTAAAAATGAAATAAAAGAAGTAAATACTAAGATAGAAGAAATTAAATCTAAACAAAACGCGATTTTACATAAAAGAGATAATTTAGTAGAAAATAAAAAAAATGAAAAGAAGAATATAGTTATTCGAAAAAGATACCAGAAAGTTATAGATAGTTATCAAACTGAAATAGAAAATTTAGAACAGAAACTAAATAAACTAAATCAAAATTTAGAAGATAATAACTATTTATATAAAAATAAAGAACCTGAAATTGTTATTCATAAAGAAGAAAATAAAGAATTGTTAGAATTGAAAAAATTACTAAATAAAACCAAAATAGACAAATATAATGAAAAAATAAGTATAGAAGATACTATCAAAGAAAATAATACTTATATTTTGGAATATACTAAGTTATTGAAAAATTTAGAATCCAAACATAAAAAGGAAATTTGTAAATTAAATTTACTCAATAATGAATACCAAAAAATATTTAATCAATATAATAATTATTTTAAACAAAAAGAAAACTTAGAAAAAACTAAGGAAATATTTATTATTTTAGAAGAAATAAAAAAGAGATTTTTACTAAATAGAAATTTTTTTATGGAATATATAAATAGTTATTTGGATATAAATGTAAATGTTAATGTTAATATCAATGTTAATATAAATGATAATGTAAATGATATAAATGATATTATAAAAACAAAAGAGGAAAGTTTTAGTGCTAAATTACAAAGTAGTATTATGTTAGTATTAAAATTACAAGAAATTATAACAATAAATAAGGTTTTTTCACAAAATACTTTGGATTTCAAATATGACATATATAACTTAAATTTACTAAGTATGATAGATGAAGAAAGAAGTAGAAATAATAAAAATAGTTCCAGTCATATTAATTTTAATGAATATAATAAGATTTCATATAATATACTAAATAATAGTATTAACAAAATGGAAATAAAAGATATGAGTATAGATTTAAAAAAAATGATATATATATTACAATAAGTTAATGGATTTTCTTAGCATTAAAAATAATTATAATAATTTTCATACAAGTACTAATAATAGAATTGAAACTATTGAATTTGATTTAGGTTTAGATACATATTATATAAAAGTCCAAGATATAAAAAAAGAATTCATATATTCAAATATTACTATTGTAAGTGTAAGTAAAACGGACAATGTAAGTAAAACGGACAATGTAAGTGAAACGGACAAAAATGTAAGTGAAACGGACAATGTAAGTGTAACGGACAAAAATGTAAGTGAAACGGACAAAAATGTAAGTGTAACGGACAAAAATGTAAATGTAAATGTTAGTGATATAAGTAATAGTGAAATAAATTTTTTTAGTAATGGGAATAGAAATGAAATTTTATTACAAATAAGAAAAGTTATAAATGATATAGATGTACCATATTTTATGATATGTACTAAGAATTTTGTATCACGAGACGAAGGTATAAATATGGTTGATTTGTTAGTAAAAATATTTAATTTTAGTTTTATAAAATTTCATAATACTGGTTTATTCTGGTATGGTATAGTAATAAATTCATTTAGTAAATATATTTTAGAAGAGAATTTAATATCAGAAGAACAATATAAAGTTGAAAAGTTAGCATACAATAATTTAACAAATCAGGATTATCTTTTGAAAAAACAAGAATTAGATGAAACTATGGATAAGTTAGTAAATGACTGTAAAGAATTAACTATTCAACAAGTTTACGAATATAAAAAAATTATTAACAAAAATATGGAAGAACTTAATAATAAAATAGATGAAACAAATAAGAAATATGATTTAGTTAATGATTATATTAATAATAATAATTTAAGCATAGAACAAATAGAAAAAGTAGATTTACATAATATTAATGAAAATGAAATAGTAGCAGATGTAAATGTATTAGTAGAAGAAAAAGATTTATTAGAAAAAAATGATTTATTAGAAGAAAATTATTTAGAAGAAAAAGATGATTATGAGTTATTAGAAGAGGAAGAAAGAGATAAAGAAAAAGAACAATCTATTAATGAAGAAATAAATAATTTACTTGAAGATAATAATAGTATAGGTTTATTCAATAATGATTTAGAATTAAATAATAATAGTTTACTTGAAAATGATATAAGTAATGATATGGATAATATTTCTAAGGAATTAAGTTTATTAATAAATAAGAAAGAAAAGAGAAAATATGCTTTTATGGTTCATTTATATAAGATAGATGTATGGGAAGATATATTCCAATATATAGAGAAATTTTATAATTTTACAAAATATGATTTTGATTTATACATAAATATTTCTTTAGATGATGAAGAAGATATACAAAAAGAAGAATATCAAGACTTATTATTAGTATTGGATAATATTAATATATATGAAAATTATTATTTGACTTTTAGTGATAATAGAGGTATGGATATTGGAGGATTTTTTACTTCTTATTTGAAAATGATATATTTAGGTTTACAATATGAAAATATAATAAAAATACATAGTAAAACTAATTTCAATTGGCGTTTTTGTATGTTATATGCTTTATTAGGTTCTGAAAAAATTATTAAACATAATATAGAACAAATGGAAAATGAAAAAGTTGGAATGATAGGTAATAAGAAAATAGAAATAAATAATCTTTATATAAATAGTAATAAAGTAACTAAGTATATAGATAGGTATTATAAATTTTTTGATATAGAAAATAAAAAACAAGGGGAATTTATACCTGGAACTATATTTTGGATAAAAGGGGAAATATTAGAACATTATTTTACTAAAAATAATTTAGAGAAATTATATGAAGAAATGCCAAAGGATTATTGTGGATTAAAAGAAAATAAATTAGAGGGATTGCCACACGGTTTTGAAAGATTTTTTGGTGTATTAGTCAATGATTATGGCTCAAAGACCTGTTGTTATGATAATTTTTAATCTATTTTATATTTTATAAATTTTTATAGTTTATTTTGTATTTTTATAGTTAATTTTTAATTTTATAAATTTTTATAGTTAATTTTTAATTTTATAGTTTATTTTTAATTTTTAAAGTTTATTTTTAATTTTTATAGTTTATTTTTAATTTTTAAATTCTTTTCTTTTTTTAATTATTAACATATTAAAAAATGTTTTATGAAATAGATTTTATAAAGGTATTTATTCCAAAGCTGGCTAATTTAGCAAATAATATAGTTATAAATTTTGTAGAGAATAAATATCAATATTTAAAACAAAATGGTATTATGTTATGTCGAAATGATTTCAGCAGTGCTTATCCTAATTTTAATTTAAATATTTATTATATTTTTAACGATGATTTGAAAAATTATACGGAATTACAATTAAGATATCAATGGCATATTAAAGGGCATATAGAAAAAAAAATATCTAATTTAAATAATTTTTTCGAATTATATGATAATTATGATAATGAATTCTTCTATAAAACCAATAAAGAACTAATTAATAAATATTATGAAGATAATTATATTTACTATTTTGATATAAATAAGAATAAACTAAATAAAGAACTTGTAAATATTAAAACTTTCCATACATTTATTATTAATAATAAAAATTTCATTAAATCAATTTATGATTTCTTTATAACTAACCCCGATATAAATATAGAAGTAATTGGATTATTTAATAAAGATTTATTTAGAACACACGTTTCTAAGAGAACTATGAAAGATAATGAAATTAAAGAAATTATTTATTTTTATCTAGAAGAAATTGAAAAGGAAAATAGAGAAACAATATTAAATAAGGAAGAATTTTATAATAAATATAATAAATTTGATTTAGATATATTTAAGAAATTCAATAAAAAATATGAAAAGGTAGAAGAAATAATATGTATTACTGACTATCATTCTAATAATTTAATAGGTTCTTTAAATGACTTCTTGGAAAAACATATTGATTTTGATTTAGATAATTTCAAAGAAAATATGTTGGATAAGAATTTAAGTATTATAGATAATTTAGTAAAATTTCATTTAGATAAAAATTATAGAAGTGAGTTTAAAAAATATACTATTTCTAGAGATTATTTTAATATATTTAATCCAGAATATAAAAATATACAAAATAATGAATTTTTAAATTTGTATAAAGATAGAGAGATAAATGATCTATTATTTTCAGATAATGATTTTAAAAGAAAATATCCTTTATTTAGTTTAGATATTTTCAATAATTTTAATTCGGATTATAAAAATGTTGAAAAACAAAATTATCATTTAAATTATAATACTACAAGACTTATTGGATGTTTAGAAGACTTTTATCATATGTTTCCTAATAAAACTAATTTAAATTTAAATGAATCTATAACTTATTATTTTAAATTGAAAGAAATTAAAAAAACTAAAATTTTAGTAATTTATGTTTATTATGAAAGAAAAAATGAAACAAAGAATCAAACAAATCTTTTATATTATTTAAAATATGGATTAGACAATAATTCATGGTCTGAATATGATATTACTACATTATTAATAGTTAATGATAATATATGCGAATTAATGATACCAGAAGATGAAAACTTAATAGTTTTAAAAAGAGACCATAACGGAGAAAGAGATATAGGAACATACGGTATAGGAATACAATTTATGGAAAATAAGATTGGTAAAAAAATTTATAATGAATTTTCACATATTATGTTTTTGAATAGTAGCGTGTGTGGTCCTTTTATGGATTCCAATATTAATTGTCATTGGATAGAATCTTTTTTAGAAAAGATGGACGCAGAAGATTCTGTAATTTGTTCGCCTGTTATAAATTTCTTAAAAGAAGATGACGCGGGAGGTCCGGGACCTAGATGCCAGACATATTGTTCTCTTATAAAAATAGATGAAACTATTTATAATTTACTTTTAAATACCAAAGTATCAAATTTATGCCCAGGAACAACAAATAAGGATTATAAATTAGAATATGGAAATGTTATTAAAAAACACGATTCTCAACATAATATAATTTTAATAGGGGAATATGGTTTAACCAGAGTTTTATTGGAAAATGATTATAAGATTTCGTGTCTTTTATATGATAAGATAGATTATACAAATAAAAATAATTGGAATAACTTTTCGGATAGAATAGATAGGTCGGATGATTATAAAGAAGAATATTTAGAAAAGTGTATATTTATAAAAAATATTTGGAGAATTAATAGTGAGTTAAGAGATAGTTATTCAGTTTTGAGTGAAAAAACGAATATATTAATTAATACCAAATTAAATATGAAAGATATTTTTGAAGAAGAAAATATTAAATATGATTATAAATTATTGGATATACCAAATAAAGGTTATATACCAAATAAAGGTTCTATACCTACTTGGGATGGTAAAAAAGATTTTTATAATAAATTTGGAAAAGCAGAAGAATTTATTTTATGGCCTAAACAAAAAAATAATAATAAGGCGTGTGCTATTTATTGTCATTATGATAAAGATGATATAGTAAAAGATTATGTTATTCAAGGTTTAAAAACACTTACAGTTTTAAGATATGATATAATCTTTTGTACTACTTCAAAGAAGATAAAAAATGTAGATTTACCATTTAAAGTAAATTACTTTGAAAATACGAAATTGAGAGATATGAAGATTTGGAATGATGTAATGGAAGATGGATTTATAAAAGATTATGATTGGGTATTATTGATAAACGATAGTATGTTATTTCCTATTCACGGTATAGATGAAATGAGGAATATTATAAAAGATAAAAGGAGTAAATCAAACTTTTGGGGATTGTATTTATCTAACGAGGGAGGAAGATTGGTAAAAAATATAGAACATTTATGTAGTAGTTTTATAGAATTTAATTCGACGTCAATAAAAAAATTAAAAGAATTTTATAAAGAAAATATTTATAAATGTAATTCCACTGAAGATGTAATTGATTTAATTGAACTAAAACAAACTGAATTTTTACTAGAAAATAATTTTAAAATGGAAACTGTTATTTCATATAAAAATTTAAAACAAATAGACCATAGTATAATGTTTAATCCAATTAATACTAAAAATTATATTATAAATAAAGAGTGTTTTGGGATAAAATGGAAATATTTGGGAAATTATTTAAATTATGGAGAACTTGATAATAAATATTTAAATTATCTTTTAAGATATTGTAAAATATTTAAAACTAGAATTATACCTAATATACCTAATTATTTTAGGGATTATTCTAATGAATTATTTGATTATAAATTTTATACATTATTTTATACAGACCTAAAACATTTAAATAGAGAAAATGCTATACACCATTACTATAAATATGGTATAAAAGAGGGGAGAATTTTTGATAAATCTATTTTAGAAAACTTTGATTATAAATTTTATACTAACATATATGGTGACTTAAAAAATTTATCATATTTAAGCGCTTTAACACATTGGCATAATTATGGATATTTTGAAGGACGTTTGGGAAAGCCATATAAATTAGACTTTAAAAAAAATATTTGTATAATTATCCATTTATATAATGAAGAATTATTGGATGAATTTTTAGAATATATAAAAAATGTGGAAGCTATTTTTGATAAAGTTACTGTAATATTTACACTGAAACTTGAGACAGAATTAGATAAAAAAATAAGTGATAAATATATAATTATAAAAGTTAAAAATAAAGGTGTTGATTGCTATCCTTTTATTTTATGTTATGAATATATAAATAAAAATAATATAAATTGTGATTTTATATTAAAATTACATTCCAAAATATCTACAAATCCTACAGAAGATATAATTGAATGGAGAAAAAAATTAATTGAACCTATTACTTCTTTAAAAAACCTAATTCAAATACAATACTATTTTAAAACAATAAAAAATTTAGGACATATTAGTTCACAAGAATGTATTTTACCCAAAAATTATGACTATGATTTTCCTCAAAATATATTAGGAATTAAAAATTTATGTAAACAATTTCCGCATTTAGAAAAAGAATACACAGATTTTAATGGTGGAAATATGTTTTGGATTAGTAAAATTGTTCTTGATAAATATTTAACTAAAGAATTTTGCGGTTATATTAAAGATTGTTTTAATGAGAATAAACCCCCTTCAAATATAGAAGACCCTGGAATTTATATAGAATATTTATGTGAAAGACTTTTTACAGGAAATTTTTGTTATAATAGTACAAATATTTTAGTAAATAGTTATCAAGGAACACAAAGAGGTATTGAAGTAAAATATGGTAAAATAACTAATAATTATTTATATCAACCTAAAGTTTTTAGTATTTATCAACCTAAACTACTATAATTATGTAAAACTACTATAATTATGTAAAATATTAATTATTTTTTTTTGAATTAATAAAAATCATTAAACTTTCTATTTCATTCATACCTAAAAATTTATTATTTTTTATATAAAGATTTAAATCAAAATCTATAGGAATATATTTTAAATCATTATAAACAATATTATATTTTTTATAATATACTATATTTTGTTTCCATTTTAAATAATCTTCATCTGTTAAATTTGCTTTATCTAGTAAAATTTTTATATATTTATTATAAAGATTATTTTTATTTTTACATTTTAATTTAGGTAATTTTAGATTAAAATCACAATTTTTAGCATGATTAAATAATAAGCTCAATCTATTAGATTCTCCATATATATTACATTTGTATTCACTAAAATTTATTAAATTTCTGAAAATATTAATACTTTTATCCAAGTTATTAAATGCGTTCCAACTAAAAAAATCTTTTACAATTATTTCATCTATATTTCTTATGTGAAAATGAAGATGGAACCCGTTTTTAAATTGACTTATATTACTGTATTTAATATGTTTCTTATATAATCTATTAAATATTGTAAAACTATTACCTTCTGAAAAATTAAAATATTCATCTTCTAATAAAATAATATTATTATTTTTTAATTTAAAATAATGACTATCACTAGATAAGTAATCTATATCTTTGGTTCTTGCCAAAGGAGAAGTATGAGTATGTGCTATAAACTTATATTCATTTATATTTTCCATAAAATTATCATAATTTACATCATCTAAATTTAGTACGAATTTCCATGGTATAGCGACTTGGCCACAATCTTTTCTCACAGAATTTACAAGTTCTACTATTGTTTTTCCGTTATTATAGTAATATTGATCGGGGGGTGCTAAAAATATCCAATCTTCTTTTACATATTTTATAAAATTATTAATTTTTAAATGAATGAATCCTGACGAATTTACTTCTTTCTCTTTCTCTTTCTCTACATAAAAAAATGTTACTTTATCTTTAAAAGAGTCATTAATAATATATGGTTCTTGTGTAAAAGTTGAATTATCAATAATTAAATAAAAATGATTAACACCTAATGTTAAATAATATTCAATCCACGGATTTACAAAATCGTGCTCGTTTTTTATTAACGAAAGGACACATACTGATTGAGACATTTAATAATAAATTATATATTATTTTTAATATGTAAACTTAATTCATTTATAATTTCGTATTTTTTTAGAGAATATTTTATAATTTATAATATAATATGAATAACATTTCAAAACTTACTAAAATTTGTAAATCTTTAACAATTGGAAAAAATAACTTAATCGGGGATAATGTTAAAATAATGGAAAATGTTATTATTGGAAACAATAATAAAATTTATGACCATACAATTATTTATCCAAATACTATAATTGGTAATAATAATATTTTTTTAAACAATAATAAAATAGGCGAATTAGGTGTTCAGTCAAATATTGATTATGAAACTTTTGAATTTAAATACAATGGATTGGAAATAGGTAATAATAATTTCTTTCACGTAAATAATATAATTTTTAATGGTTATGAAAACAAAACAATAATAGGCAATAATAATAAAATACTTGCTGAAAATCATGTTGGACACGATACTCAAATTTATAACAATGTTATTTTGTATCCAAGATGTATAACAGGGGGCAGTAGTAAAATATTATCGCGCGCAACGATGGGTATGAATTCAACTATTCAACAGAGAAAAGTGTTGGGTTCATATTCTATGATAGGTGCCGGGAATAACGTGTCTCATAATGTTTTCCCATTCTTCATATTTTTTAATAATCAATATATTAGATATAATACTCATATAATTCCTAAAGATTTTGAAATACATAAAATTAATTTAAAAGAAATTATTAATTATATTAAAATAAATTCATTTGACGAACATATAATTAATGAAATAAAAAACTTACCTGAAAATATAAAAGGACCTATTTTAGATTTTTATATTAATTTAGAAACAAATTCCTATTCCAAGCAAAGAACTATTTAAATATTATCTATATATTTTTTTGTTTTTTCATATACCCACATACCTATAATACTTGAAGGTAAACTTCTCAATATGGGAAAGTGGACTCCCTTATACAAATTATTAATGGAAAAATTATTTTTGTTACTAATGATTTGATTCCGAATATTATCGATAGGATATGTTATCCCCCAAACAGTAGTTGTCCCACAAAACGCAGAAAACCATAAAGGTAGGTTATTATCTTTTAATTCATTATAAGTATATAAAAAAATAGTGGAACCCAAAAAACATCTGGTATATTCTAATGGAAGAGTTTTAGATAAATTATTTATTGTAAAATTAACTTTCTGATTTGTTACGGATTTATTAACAATATAAAAATTATAAGGTATTCCTATAAAGGTTGATATAGAACTTGATTTACATGAAGATAATAAATTAGAGTCGTTCGCTTCTCTAAAATAATCATACAAATAAAATTGAATGCCTCTTTCAACTCCACTTGATATAATAGAATAATGAATTCCCTTATATAATTTTATTTTGGTGCGTATATTTAATTGTGATTTTATTTTTAAAATCTCGAATGGATGCGAAATGATACTTCTAGAAAAACCCATAAATAATCCAGGTATGACATTTAAATAATTATGTTTTATATCGGTCATCTTAAAATTTATAAATTATTTAATAGATATATTTTATTTATAAATTATTTAATAGATATATTTTATTTATTAATTAAAAATGTATAATCATCTTTATAAATTTCTTTTATATCATTAATATTTTGTTCTGTTAAATAATTATAATAATTATCATTAGAATGTTTATGTAAATTTAGTTTTTTTTTAGGCAAAGTAATATCAAATTTTTTCTTCATAAAATTATCACAATCTTTTATATTAATTACATCATCAACTAATAAATTATAATTATTATCACATATAAATAAATATTGTGGTAAATAACCTATAATATAAAATGAAGTCATATTTATTTTTTCATTATGTGTTTTAAGTTCTAATATTTCAGGCTTAATTTCATTCTCATAAAATATTTTATAACTATTCAAAAATGAATATATATCAATAATATTATATTTTTTATAAAGGTTACTTACTTTTAACCAATTACCTCCTTCGCATGTAGAAAGGCAATTTTCATGTTTCATATTATCTATTCTACCTAATTGATAAAAGTATAAAGACACTAATTTTTCTATAGGATCTCTAATAATTGCGAATTTATAATAGTTTTTAAATAAATGTAAATCATATTGTAATATCCTATGTATATAATACTTATAGTTTTCCTTATATTTTAAACTTATATTATGATTAATATTTGTACCTGAACATTTTGGAATATGACAAAATAAAATTTTAGAATCACTTTCCATAATTTATTATTATATTATTATTATTTTTTAAATAAGTATTATAATCATAACAACTATTTTTATTGCACGGATGAACATAAACAAATACAAAAATAATACAATTTTTAAAATTAAAAAATTCAATCCATATGTTCTTATCAATAAAAATCGCTGAATTTTTTTCAATTGTAAGTTGTTCCTCTATATATCCATTTTTAAGTTTTATTTCAAAAGAACCTTGTAAACAAATTAATATTTCAGATGAATTATTATTAGAGTGTAATCCTCTCATTTTTTCTGAATTTAAGTCATTTATATAAAATGATTTAGTTATAGTAAAATTAATATTATTCTCTCTACAAATTTTATTCAAATCAAAATCTACTAGACTACCGGGTTTTTCAACAGTTTTTATTGGTTTTAAATTTATTATTTTATAATTAATTTTAGACATTATTAAATATATTTAATATTTTATTGATAGAATTTAACCAATAAGTTACAAACATATTCTATTTCTTCGCGCTTCAAATCAGGAAACATAGGCAGAGATAAAATTTCTTTACTTAACTCCTCTGAATTTAAAAAATTATCCACAAATTTATCTTTGAAACATTTCGCCTTTGGAATACAAATGGGATAATGTATTCCGACATATACACCCCTATCTTCCAAATATGTTTTCAATTCATCTCTTTTTTTAACTCTTATCATAAATAAATGATATACTGGAATACAATTATCTTCTATTTTGGGAAAAACTATATTTTCATTATGACATAATAATTCTTTATATAGATTCGCGTGCTTTCTTCTTTTTTCATTATTTTCATCTAAATGAATTAACTTAATATTAAGAATACCCGCCTGAATTGTATCTAATCTTGAATTTCTTCCAAAAATTTCGTGGTAATATTTTATATTAGAACCATTATTGCGTATTTTTAATATTTTTTCATATAATCCAATATCATTCATACATATTGCCCCTCCATCTCCAAATGCTCCTAAATTTTTCCCTGGATAAAAACTAAACGTTGATAAAATACCATACGTCCCCAATCTTCCATCTTTAAAATACGCTCCGTGACACTGAGCACAATCTTCTATAAGTAAAATATTATTTTTCTCTACAATTTCCATAAGTTTATCCATATTACAACAACTTCCTGTTAAATGAACTATAATCAACACTTTTGTTTTATTAGTAATATTTTTTTCCAATAAATCTAAATCTAGTTGATACGTATCTTTATTTACATCCACGAGTTTTAATTTTTTATTATTATTTACTACTGATAAACAAGTCGCTATATAGGTATTCGCTTGAACTATTATTTCATCCTCATTATCTAATGCTAACGAATTTACAGCGATTTCTAAAGCATCTGTTCCATTCCCAACACCTAAACAATATTTTGTCCCTATATATTTGGAAAAATTAGTTTCAAATTTTTTAACTTCTTCTCCCAAAATAAAATCGTTTTTTTCATAAAAAGTAGTATTTACTAAATCATTAATACGGTCTTTCAATAATAAATTTTCCCTTTTTAAATCATTAAAAGGTACATTCATTAAAGGTACATTCATTAAAATTAATTATATTTATAATTTTAAATCATCTTTTAATCTTCTTTATGATATAATTTTAATTAATCTTAATAAATAGTCACTTTTTTCATCTTAAATAGCAGAGTATAAGTCGCTTTTACTATAATCATCTATTTTATCAATATTTCCTTTACTTTCAAGGTGATATAATAGCAAACAATACTTTCCCTTAATAATATATAAAAAAACACAAGGAAACTGAATATTGTTTTCTCAAATTTGAAGAAACAATTAAAGGTAATTACAACAGTTGATTATAAAAACATACTAATATTTTGAAATATACTTATAAAATTATATAAATAAATGGATGATTATTCTAAAAAATATAATTATAATTAGATGGAATTATTTTTAATTATAGTTTTATTTTTTATATTTAATGTTCATTTTAATAATATAAATTATTTTAAATCATTATCATTTAATCTTCTTTCTGATCTAATTTTAATTAATCTTAATAAATAATCACTTTTTTCATCTTGAGGTCTCAAAGTATAAGTTGCTTTTTTACGATAACCATCTTTTTGACCTATTTTATTAATACTTCCTGTACTTTCAAGAGGTGATATATAATAGTAAGCCAAAGACTTTCTAAAAACACCTTCTGGGCATTTTATAGGTTCTGGTAAACCGTGCCATGATATATCATTCGTTCTAAATATTAAACAACTATTAAATTTAATAGGTGATTTAAAAATACATTCTGTTATATCTTGATTCCATAATTCAGTAGAACCTAACCATTCTTCTTTCCATTCTTTATTTAAATATAGTATCAAATTTAATCTTCTCTCTTTTCCGGAAATTGGGTGTTTTTCATAATCCAAATGAATTGCTAATTTACCATTTCTCGGATGTGCGTGTATACCGGCTCCATGTAAATATTCGTCGTAATTTAGATTATTTATACCAGTTATTTTTCTAAATAAATTAATAACTTGAGGAGAAGATAATATATAAAATAAAAATTCCGTATTTTTTTTTAAATTTCCTATATTATCATAAGCATATTTAACTTCTAACGGATTATTATATTTAAACCAATCGTCATAATTTTCTGGAAATTCTTTTTCTATATTTGAAATATATTCATCATTTAAAAAATTATCTATTACAATATGCTCATATGGTTGAGCATTAATAAAATTTTTATTAAGTTGTTCTAAATTATTAATCCAACTACCAAATATTTTATTATTTTTAAAATTTAATTTTTCTAATTTTTGTTTATCTATTTTAATACTCATAATATTTTTTACTTTTTATTTTTTAATTTTAAACAAGATATATTGCTGAAAAACTCAAATTTTAATTATTTAAAAAATAATATTTTACTTATTTTTTCATACAAATTATTACAAATTGAAGTAGTTTTTTTACAATACTTTAATTCGCGATATATATTATTTTCCTTATTTTTATTAAAAATATTTATATTTTCCATTTTACTATAATTAATAAATCTTATAAATTTAATAATATTTATCAATTTTATTCCACTGTCACGCACTTCGCTAAATTTCTTGGTCTATCTGGATTTATATTCCTATTTACAGATAAATAATACGCCATAAATTGTAACGGTATCACAGCCAATAAATTACTATAGGTCTTATTCTCCGGTATTATTATCTTATTTTCAAAATCATTATTTATCTTATCAGTTATTACTATTATAGGACTATTTCGTGCTTTCACCTCTTCATAACTATTCCTATTTTTCATATAAAATTCATTATTCGGAGCAATAATTATAATAGGAACATTCTCATCTAGTAAAGCAAATGTTCCGTGTTTTAATGAACTACTCGAATAACCTTCCGTAAAAATATAAGAAATTTCTTTTATTTTTAAAGCTCCCTCTTTTGCTATAGCATAAGATTGACCCTTACCTAAAATAAACATTTGATTTTTATTTAGTATTTTTAAATACAAATCTTTATTAAATTCACTTATATCTATCGTTTTTTTTATATCTAATCCTAAATTACGCAAATCCCTTATCATTCTTATTCTCTTATTATCATTTATATTATGGATTTGACTAAACCATATCGCCACCATACTCAATAATATACACTGATTTGTAAATGATTTGGTAGAAGCAACACCTACTTCTCTTCCAGCATTTAAATAACACCCGCAATCTGCTTCCCTAGCTATTAATGAATCAATAACATTTACTATAGATATAATAAATAAATTATGTTTTCTTCCTATCTTCAAACACCTGTATAAATCTTGTGTTTCCCCGGATTGTGATAATAAAACTAAGGCAGTATTTCCTATTTTAGGTATATCATTTATACTAAATTCTCCTCCGTCAAAAGACATTATAATATTAAAATTACATAACTCTTTGAAAAATGTTATGGCATACTCACATGCATTAAGAGAAGTTCCACACCCCAATAATACTAAATTATCTATTTTTTTTAATTTTACCCTATGGTTTTCTAATCCACCCAATTTTACTTTATCTTCATTCAATAATCTACCACCTAAATTTATCACCCTATATGAAGACTCTATTTGCTCATTTATTTCCTTTATAGTCCAATGAGGATAAGGATCGCACGTTTTACTAAATAATTCATTTGATATATTTTTTATACCATACTTATAATTTGTATTAATACTTATTTTATTATTATTTTCTATAATACATATATCATTCTTATCTAAAATGAAATAATTATTAACATTACCATTAAAACCAGACTTCTCTGAAGTAACCATTACTAAATTATCATTACGACCTATTAATAATGGACTCCCTTTTCTTACACAATATAATCTATTTGGTTCATCTAAATTTAATATGCCTAAACCATATGTTCCCGATAGAGATTGTATAGTTTTATCTATTGCTTGTGAAAAACTATTCACTTTATAATTATATTCTAATAAATTCGCAATTACTTCTGTATCGGTTTCAGAATAAAAGATATAACCTTCTTTTATTAACATATTTTTTATTTCTTGATAATTCTCAATTATTCCATTATGGACTACTGATATTTTACAATTATTACTCATATGTGGATGCGAATTTAAATCTGTTTTACCTCCATGTGTAGCCCAACGAGTATGAGCTATACCTATATTTCCATCTTGAATTAAACTTTTATTATCTATTATTTTTTGAATAGAATCGGTAGATTCTGTAGTCGCATATTTTAGAACTTCTATTTTATTATTAATAATTCCAACTCCGGCAGAATCATAACCCCTATTTTGTAATTGTTTTAAACTATCTACTAATAAATCAAATACATTAGATTTAGAGACAATACAAATTATACCACACATTTATTAACTTTATATAATAAAATATAAGATAAAATTTAATAAATAATTTATTTTATACTCTTAATATGATTATTTATTTCCTATTCTCTTCTATTACATTTCTACAACTTTATATCCCTCTCGTTATAGAACTTAGAAAAAGAAGCACATATTATTTCATTGTTCGTTCTAATTATAAAGACTACGCCAATCCTTTCTCTGAAACCAATTATCCAATTTTATTAAAATATGCGAAAAAATACAATATTATTCTAATAGATAGCAGAAAAATTAATATTAAATCAATACAGGGTTTAGTATTTATGGTAGACGGAGATATATACGGTCCACCTGTTCCATTAGCCTTTAGAGAATCGCTTTTATTTAAGTTAGATTTTGTAAAAACTAAAAGGATTTCATTAACTGAACATATGAATTATAGGTGGGCATATCAACATTATATTAAATATGTGGATTATGTAATATTACCTAATAAACAATCAGTAAATCAAATAGAACTTAGTGAAAAAAATAAAAAATTATTTTTATATAAAAATTTATTTTTAGGAAATACTAAATTTGATAATATCCCTAACATAGAATCTATATATACAAAATATAACTTAGATAAGAAACAAAAATATTGTTTACTTTTATTTCCTAAAATACAATTTAGGAAAGATTATAAAGCTAAAGAATTATCTAATATTTACCAAATACTTCATATACTTGATTATAAAATCATAGTTAAAACCAGACCCAAAGATAATACTTACCCTTATAAAATAGATCCTCAATTTTATGGTGATAAATTTATAGTAAGTGATATATATCCCAATGAAAGTTTAGAATTAATGAAAGTTTAGAATTAATGAAAGTTTAGAATTAATGAAAGTTTAGAATTAATGAAAGTATGTTCCTTATGTATTATGTTTAGTTCTTCCGCCGGAGATGAAACAATATATTCTAAAATACCTACTTTAGACTTCCCTGTTATATGGAAAAAAATGGGGAAAGTAGAAAGAAATGAATACTTAGTAGATGAAAAAGTATTTAGAAGAATAGAAAAATGGAGAGATTTAGATAAAGATAAATTAAAACAAATTATAAATGAAATGGAAATTAAAGGGTCTAACTATTTTGATAATATAATATCAAAGAATTTTAATAACTTAGGAAATAGTTCAAAAGTAATTTTATCTAATTTTATTTAATATCATTTCATTTCATTTTTATATAATTTAATATCATTTTCAACCATTCTTTTTACTAAATCTTCAAATGAATATTTCGGTTCCCACTCTAATATTTTCCTTGTTTCTGTAGAATCTCCTATTAATAATTCCACCTCCGCCGGTCTATAATAATCCTTGTTTATTTTTAATATTACTTTATTGTTGCAATATAATTTAGTATTTAATGGTTCTTTTTCATCTATTTCCCATTTTATTTCAAGATTTGCGTATCTACAGGCTAAATCTACAAAATCTTTTACTGAATGTGTTTCATTAGAACTTAATATATATTCTTGTGGTTTTTCCTGATTTAGCATTTTCCAAACAGCTCTTACAAAATCCTCTGAATCACTCCAATCTCTCTTTGAATATATATTGCCTAATTCAAAAGGTTTTACTTCTTTATTATTCTCTAATTCATACTTTATTCGTGCTATATTAGATGTAATTTTCCTTGTAACGAATTCCTTTCCTCTTCTTAATCCCTCGTGATTAAATAATATACAATGTATAGCATATAAATCATAACTGTCTCTATATACTTTGACAATATGTTTAGCAGCACATTTACTGGCTCCGTAAATACTTCTTGGTTTTAAGGGGTGTTTTATATCTTGTGGTGAGTAATCTATATTACCAAATTCTTCACTTGAACCGGCAGAATAAAATCTACATTTAGGGATATATTCTCTTATTGCTTCTAAAAAATAAATAACTGATAAAGTATTAGTAGTAAATGTTTGAATAGGTATATTCCAACTATCGGCAACAAAACTTTGTGCCGCAAAATTAATAATATAATCTGGTTTTATTTTCCTAACTGTATTAATAATGGATTGTTGGTCTGTTATATCTAAATTGACTAACTTAAATCTTTCATTTTGTATATGTTCTAAATTAGTATGATTCGATACAGATAATCTTCTATAAGAACCATATATATTATGTTCAGTAGTACTTAATAAATAATCTACCATATTAGATCCATCTTGTCCAGTTACGCCAGTAATTAATATATTCATATTATTATTATTAATATTATTATTATTATTATTATTTTTATTATTCATATTAGGTTTATTTATATATAAATTAATATATTTTAAATGTAAATTATGAACCAAATATTTATAGGTTTTGATTCATCTAATTACGGACAAGAACTAGCCTATGAAGTTTGCTATCGTTCTATTAAAAAATACAACAAAAATATTAATATACATAAATTAGTAAAAAAAGACTTAGAACTTAAAAATATATTTAGAAGAATAGATAATACCGGAGCAACAGAATTCACATATACACGATTTCTTGCTCCATATTTAAGTAATTTTCAAGGTTGGTCTTTATTTTGTGATAGTGATTTCTTATGGTTTTGTGACCCAGAAGAATTAATTAAGGAATGTATTAAGAAAAATGAAATAAATAACAGAGCTGTTTATTGTGTTCAGCATAAATATACAGAATGTAATACAAAAGAGAAAATGGATGGTAGAAAACAAGAATGGTATCCTAAAAAGAATTGGTCTAGTTTAATGATTTTTAATTGTTCTCATCCAGATATTCAAAATTTAAATCTTGAAAATGTAAATACACAAACACCTAAGTGGTTACATAGAATGGAATGGACTACAGAAATAGGAGAAATAGATAAGAAATATAATTATTTAGTTGGTTATTATAATGACGGGGATTATAAAGCGTTACATTATACTGATGGGGGACCTTGGCATCCTGGTTATGAAAAAGTTGAATACGGAGATTTATGGTTAAATGAATTAACGTATTTTGAGAAATTTAAAATGAATTATCGAGAAAAAACAGAGGTATTATGTGTAACAAGTTTTAATAAAAAATTATATTCGGAATACGCACATAGGTTTTTAAAAACATATTCGTGGCCTTTTGATTTACTTATCTATAGTGAGGAAGATTTAATTATAAATAATAAAAATATGAACGCACTGAATATTTTAAAATGTGATACAGAATTTCAAACTTTTATAAATAATAATAAAAATAGAAAAGTTAAGAAGTTTTTATATGATGGTGTAAGATTTAGTTATAAAGTTTTTGGAATAGTTCACGCTGGATTAAATTTTACAAATTATAAATATTTAATTTGGATAGATGCTGATATTATATTTAAAAAACCTATAGATTTAATTAATTTAGAGAAATACTTTATAAAAAAGGATTGTATGATGTCTTATTTAGGTAGAATAAATTATCATACTGAATCCGGATTTATTATATTTGATTTACAACATAAATTAACAGAAAAATATTTAATTGAAATGAGAAGAATGTACTTATCAAATGATATTTATAAAGAAAAAGAACAAACAGATTCACATATATGGGATGTTATTAGAATACTATTTGAAAAAAAATATCAAATTCAAAACTTTAATTTAGGTTCTCACTATTTTAAAAATAAAGGAGACCAAAGAGGATTAAATATAGCAAGAGAAACACCTTTAGTAAATTATTTGGAACATTTAAAAGGTAATTTGAAAAATTTAAAGTTAAATATCTAATTTTTTATAAATTTCAAGAAAACAATTAATAAATATTTTCATATATTTAATAGGGCAAATTGTAATTGAAATATAATTTTTATTATTTTTAATATATATATGTTCTTTTTCTAAATATTCGCATATTTTATTAATATTTTTTTCATTATTTATTTTAATATTTATTAAATAATTATTAATTCCATTATAGATTATATTATATTTTTCTAATATTTGAATTAAATACTGTTTTCCTTGAATACATTCAAAATTATATTTATCAATTATATTAATATTATCTAAAAAATATTCAGCTATTTTTAAACTTGGATATGAAATTTCATACGCTGGTTTATAATTTGATATTAAATTAATATTATATTTATTACCAATTAAACAACCTACTCTAATTGAAGGTAACCCAAATGTTTTTGAGAAACTTCTTATTATAAAAATATTTTGTATTTTTTGAATCAAATTAATCATAGTTTTTGAGCCGAAACCATAATATGTTTCGTCTATTATTATATAACCATTATTAATTTTTAAAATATTTGCTATTTTAATTATTTCTTCTTCTAAGAATATATCTTCTATATGACTCGGATTAGGTAAAAAAAAAACTTTTATTTTATTTAAATTTTCATATAATTTAGTTTTATTAATTTTAAAATTATTATCATAATCTAATAATATTTTATTAATATTATAAATATTACAAAATACGTGATACATACCATATGTTGGTATAGGAAACATAATAGTATCATTTTTTATTAATAATATATTAAAAATATATCTTATTGCTTCTTCTGCCCCATTAGTAATTAATATGTTGGTAGTATCAATATTTAGATATTTTGATATTTTTTTATACAATGGATATATATCATAATAAAATCCCAATTCATTAAAATTAAAAATATTTTCTTTTATTTTTATTTTTTCTACTCTTTCTGCTCTATTTAAATATAAATTTTTTTGTTTATCTCTTTCATCTTGAATTTTAATTCTATTGATATTTTTTAAATTATTTAACATAAATTTAATTAATTTTATTTATTTGTTTTTTTAACTCATTTATTTTATTTTCTAAAATTTCTATATTAATTATTTTTCTTTTTTTCTCAAATTCATTAAATTTTGTTTTATTTAAATTTAAATCAGATTTATTTATTGTAATAACAAGAGATTTTCTTGATAAAGGTCCATTATTATTTTGAGAACCGTGAATTATAAGGTGATTAAAAATTATTCCTTCTCCTTTTTTTAAATTACAATTTAAAATACCAAATTTATTATATGCTTCTTTTAAAGAATTATATTCAACTGCTTTTTTATGCTCCAAATTTGAATTCACTATATCAATATAAGGTAAAACTCCTAATGTATGACTTTTCGGAATAATTTTTAAACAAGCATTATCTAAAGAATGATCTTCTAAAGCAATAAATATTTGAATATAATCTTCCCAATTATTTCTTGTTGGGTGGTGGTCATTATAATAAAATTCTTGATGATATTCGATATCTCTTGCCATAAAAGAACATTTATTATAACTTTTAACAGTATTAATTGTATAATCTCCCAATATATTTGTTGCAAAATTATTTATAAATTTATTTTTAATTATATTTTCTTTAATTGGTTTATCGTTTAATGTAAAATTATGACCAAATTTATTATTATTAAATTTTTCATAGTAAGAATTTATATCATTATTATTAATAAAATCTATTATTTCGTCGCATTGTTTATGAGATAAAATATTATTAATTATATATCCATTTTTTTTATATAAATTAATATAATCTAACATTATATATTTATGTACGATTTATATTTTGATAGAAATTTCCGCAAAATAACATATATTAAAAATACTTTTTTATCTTTAGAAAAATACATATCAAAGAATACAGAAAATAATATTCAAAAAAAAAATGATATAATTATTAAAACTAAAAATAAAATTTCAATTTCTTGGGGAATATATAATATTTTTAAAAAAAATACAGAATTTAGATTAAAACTAAAAGAAAAATATTATATTTATATATTTTTTGAATCGGGTTTTATAAATATTGATAATTATGTATCCGTTAATGTAAATAATTTATTAGGTTATAGTTCTTTTTTACCTAAAAATTGTAATTCGGATAGATTTGACAAATTAGGTATAAAATTAAAATCATATAGAAAAGATGGAAAATATATTTTAATTACTGGACAATTACAATGGGATACTCAAGTACAAGATATTAATTATAATAAGTGGTTAAATTCTATATTTCTGGAATTAAAAAAAAAAACTGATAGAAAAATAGTATTCAGGCACCATCCATTATATTTAAAAAAAAATAATTATAATTATAAAATAACTATTCCAAATTTTGTAAAAATAGATAAAAATGAAAATATTTATGATACGTTTAAGGATACATTTTGTTTAGTATCATATAATTCGAATTCTTTAGTCGAAGCTGTTATAGAAGGTATACCTATTTTTGTATTTAATAAAATGTCGTTGGTTTATGACTTAGGTTATCATAATTTAGATAATATAAATCAACCATATATACCTATTGAAGAAGAAAGACAACAAGTTTTAAATAATTTATCATATATGCAATGGAATTTAAAAGAAATAGAAAATGGGGATGTATTTAGATTTTTGGAAAAAAATTATTTACAAAAATTATAATTTTTAATCAGTTATATAAATAACAAACTAAAAATACTCTTTATTTATACAAAAATAAAGATAATATGGTTAGGGAATATGTTAAAAAGATTGTGAAAATATTATTATGAATTAAAATGAATTAATAATTTTTATATTTTTATAGTTATTCAACATAAAATTTAAAAAATCAATATTATGATCAATATTATGATTAGTATTATTTATTATATTTTCATTATGTTTATTAAAAAATAAATTTGAATTATTAAAACCTAATAAATATATATCATACTCTTTATAATTAATAAAATAATATAATAAAATTAAATTACCAGAAAATAATTTATTTTTCCATTTAATTTCCTCATTAATTATTTCAAAATTATTATATTCCTGAAATTTATCGTATATATTTTTAGGAAAATCAATAAATTTTATATTAAATTTATTTTTTTTGATATTTATTATAAATTTTATATTTTTCTTTATCATTATTTGAAAATAAAATAGGTGCTGATATAAGTATTTCATTGAATTTATTTAATTCATTAAAATAATTTTCCCCATTATAATTTACTAATGATTTTATTGTATGTAAAGCAATTATATCTTTTCTATTACCAAAATTATTATGATTACAAAATCGTATTCTTATAAATTTTTCTGCTTTTTCAATAAATTTTATACATTTAGAATTACTACCGTATTTTTTACTAAATTCAGGCTCATTTGATAATATAACAATATATTTTTTCATATATTATAATAAGATATTAAAGTATTACTTACATTATTTGTATTCCATTTTGAAACATAAAATCTATATAAACCTATTTTATTTAATATGAATATATATTTTATAATTTAATTATAAAATGAATTTAGTTTTACATATGAATTCAGTTTTACATATGAATTTACTTTTTAAAAATTATATTTTAAATAAAGAAATAACTATAGAATATATAAATTATTTATTAAATATAAAACTTAGTAAATTAAAAAATCTTACTAGTGTTTATTTTAATACTAAAAATAGCGATGGTAATAAATATATAAATAAAAAAAGAAACAATACTCTTTTTATTGCAGGTTGTAGATTTAATATACCAATAAAAGGAAATAAAAATATGTATTTTTTTGTAACTACTAACTCTTGGAATCCACAATTATCATATACTCAAAAAATTAATGAATCATAATTTCAATCTATACATAAATATATACCTTTTAATCCAGAATATAAAATAAATCAAGAAGGATATATTTATATTTTTTTAAATAATTCTTTAGGTTGGTTTCAAAATAGTTTAGTTGAAAAATATAAACCTAATGTTTATTTAGAATTATTAGAAAAATTAATAATTAAAATAATAAAACATACAAACAGAAAAATTAAAATTAGATTACATAAAAAAGATAGAAAAACTCAATTTGAAAATAATATTATAAATTTTATTAAATCAAAAGATAATATTGAATATTGTAATATTGGATATTGTAACGAATATATAAGTGTAGTATTCAAAAATATATATTGTGCTTTTATACAAAATAGTAAATTAATAATAGATTTAGTTAATTTAGGTATTCCTATTTTTAATTTAGGTTTTATAAAATGTAATTATTTTCCAGAAATACAAATACCACAAATAGAATATATTAGTAATTTGGAATCCCAAAATTTACAACTCTTACCAAATAGAAAGGAATTTTTAATGAAATATTATTTTCATTTAAATTTTGATTTATTAGATAATCCTAAAAATTTTATTAATTTATTAACTAAATTTAATTTAGTAAACTAATAAGTTATTTATATAATTTATATTCGGATATTAAATTAACTTTCTCTTTTAAAAATTTATCATAATTAATTCTTTTTTTTGTATATATAATATTAATTTCATCAACGGTTCCTTTTAAGGCATTATATCCTACCCAACTATCTTCAAATCCTATTGTTTTTTTATTAATATTTTCATTTCCTTTACCATATCTTTCTATTGCGAGTTTATAACATTCAGGATTAGGTTTAGGTAGATTATAATCCTCTCTAGTAATCCAATTTTTTAATTTATTAAGAATAGGAAAATGTTTTCTATATAAGTTAATAGGTTTAAGAGCAGTATTAGTTACTACACAATGAGAAATATTATTTTTATCTATAAAATCAATAAAATCTTCCATACCGGGAATAAATTTAATAGAATCAGTATTATTAATATGTATATACATTAATTCATATTTCTTGTTTCGTATTTCAATAATTTCTTCTTCCTTTAATCCTAATTTTTCTTTAAAAAATATATCTAAATGACTATCATTAATTGCTTGTAAAAAATCATTATAAGAAATTTCTTTATTATATTCATTTAGAACTAGATTATAACATTCGCAATTAAATTTTGCGGTTTCCATAATTGTTCCATCGAAATCCAATAATATCAGTATATCTTCCTTTTTATTTATAAAATCTTTATTCATTTTATATAATTATTGTAAAAAACTTTAAATAATATAACTTTAAATAATATAACTTTAAATAATATAACATTTTTATATTAATAATGTATCAAATTATATTAAAAAATTATTTTAATACAAAAGAAGAAACTGAAAAAATGATTGAAGATTATTATAAATATATTTTAAAAAAAAATCCAACTATTATATTTCAAAATAATTATTTACAAATATATTATAATACCAAATACACAAATAGTAATTTATTTATAAATAAACAAATTTTAAATAGTATCTTTATTGCCGGTTGTAAAACTAATTATTTACATAATAAAATATATTACTTTATAACTAATAATTCATGGAATCCCAAATTATCATTTTCTAAAAAAATAACAGATACAGAATTATATAAATTTCAAACAATTTTCCCTTATAAAGAAAGTTATTATATTAATAAAGAAGGTTTTATATATATTATTATTAATAATACATATGGATGGTTTATGAATAATTGTAATGTAAAATATGTTGTTCAAAATCATAATTATAAAAAAATGTTAATAAATTTGATTAAAAATATCAGAAAATATACAAATCGTAAAATTGTTATTAGAACTCACCCAAAAGATAGAAATAACGGTAATAATTATATTGAAATTAGAATTAATGAAATATTAAATGAATTAAACGATACTAAAATTTCTATTGATAATATTATTAAATCTGAAGATATAGTTAAAAATGCTTATTGTGTCTTTATCCAAAATTCAAAATTCATTTTAGATTTTGTAAATAATGGCATACCTGTTTATAATTTAGACTTTTTTAATTGTAATTATTTCCCAGAAATACAAATTAAAAACTTAGCAATTATTAATAATTTAGAAGAAAATATATCAACACTACCTGATAGAATAGAATTCCTTAAAAGATTTTATTATCATGTAATTATTGAGGAAAAAAACCTTTTATATTTTGCTGTTAAAAAATTATATTTATCTTAACATACTTTTTTTAAGTTTATTAACTCCTCTATATAACTCTCGAAACACTCAAGAGGAAATTGTGTAGGAGCATCACATTTAGATTCATCTGGTCTATCGTGTACCTCCATAAATATCCCACTTACACCTAGCACTACTGCCATTTTACCCATATAAGGTATAAACTCTCTTAATCCTCCACATTTCATTGAACCGTCTTTTTGTAATTGAGAGGGTTGTTGTAAGCAATGTGTTATATCCATAGTAACTAAATTATTTGGACCTCTCATTGTAAGTAGATTTCTTGGGTCAACTACTAAATCTCCGTATCCATACATATTCCCTCTTTCACATAAAATTATTTGTCTATTACCAAATGCCAACATTTTAGTAACACACTGGTGCATTGCTTCACCTGATAAAAACTGTCCTTTTTTTATTTGTATAATTTTCCCCGTTTCTGCTGCTGCCTTCAATAAATCAGTTTGTCTACACAAAAATGCCGGTATCTGAATTATATCAACACTATCCGCTACCAATTTAGCATGACTTATATCATGTATATCCGTTATTATAGGAATGTGTAACTCTTCTCTTACCTTTTTTAATATCGCTAAACCTTTATGGGTACCTACACCTCTATAGGAATTAATGCTGCTACGATTTGCTTTATCGAAGGAACATTTAAAAATGAATTTGACTTTTAATTTGTCACATATTCTTTTAAGCTCTTTTGCCATTTTAAATACGTGTTCTTCAGACTCAATAACATTGGGACCTGCCATGATAAAGAAATTATTCTTGAGTTCTTCATATGTAATCATTGTATTTTTATCTATAAATATATTTTAAGTTTTTAAACTAAACCAATATAAAGATTTTGTCAAAGTTTGGTTTAGGGTTTTTTGATAAAAACTTTATTTAAATGAGATATCTTCGATTTTCTCAAAGTTTGGTTTAGGGTTTTTGATAAAACTTTTTTTCTAAAAAAGTTTATGTATAAAGAATTTCTTGAATTTTTAAATACAAAAAAAAATGTTTTAGTTCTCGGAAAAGGACACCTTAATAAAAAAATAACTAAAGAGTATGATTTATATATAGGAGTTAAACAATCAATTGGAATATTGAAACAAAAAGACATTTTAGTAATGAATGATTTTGAAGGTATATTTGGTATTGAAGAATTTATTCCAGAAATCAAATATATTTTATGTCCTAATATGTTGCACATTAAACACCAACCTGTGCAAGAATATAACCTAAAATTATATAATTATTTGGATAAGTTAGGTTTTAAAGGAAAAATAATTAATTATGAAATAGAAACTAATAAAAATCCTAATAAAAATTTAGATTTTATAAATTGTAAAAATTCTGGTGAAGTTATATTTCATTTCTTAAACCCCAAACATAATATTGATATTTACGGTATGTATAATTGTTTAGACGATAATGTATCAATAAGTAAACTAATATTAAATAGAAAATATAATAATGAATATATTAATAATCATAATAAGGAATATATTAATGAATATAATACAGAGTATAATGATTATTTACAGAGAATATATAAAAATAAAAGAGGTATAAACCTATTAATGTATAAAAATACTTTAGATATAGATTTAAATATGTTAAAAACGAATAGAGATTTCAAATTATTAATGTCAGGTTCTCAAAAAAGACTTATTTTACAATATCCTAAATTAAATATTAACTTTATTTAAGTATTTATGATATAAACAAAGTAATTATGTCTTATAAAATATTAGTATGTATTCCAGCACGATTTCATTCTTCCAGATTACCGGGAAAACCATTATTGGAAATTAATAATAAAACTATAATACGTCACGTATATGATAATGTTAGTAAAATAAAATATGAAAAAGAAATAGTTATTTTAACAGATGATAAAAGAATTAAAACAGAAGTAGATTCTTTTGCAGAAGGTGTATGCCATATTATAGAAGAAAAATGTATAAATGGAACAGAAAGAATTATACATTTTCTTAATAAGAATGTAGAATATAATGATTACAATATGATAGTAAATGTCCAAGGAGATGAACCTTTTATAGATATAGAAAATATACATTCCGCAATAAATAACTATGTTATAAAAAATCAAAAAGATAAAAATGTAGTATGTTCCACTTTATATTATTCAAGTTATAATACTATGGAAATAACGAGTAAATCAAAAGTTAAAATAGTTTTAGATAAAAATAATAATATTATGTATGGTTCAAGAAATGTAATACCAGCAAGTAAATACTATAATATAAGTGAAAATATTGCCTATAATTTCCATATTGGATTATTTGTATTTAATAGAGAATATTTAGTAAATCAATTCAGTTTAGAAGATACAGTCAATCAATTAAGCGAAGATATAGAATGGTTAAAAATAATAGAACAAGGATATAAAATAAATGCTGCTTATGTTAATAGTCATGAGTCTGGTATAGATACTTCACAAGATTATATTTACTTGAAAAATAAATATGAAAGATAATATTAATTAATATATTTATATATTATATGACAACTTTAGCAAAAGCAAAAGTAGAAGATGAAAGATTAATATTAGAAATGAAAAAAAAAAATAATGAAATTGAAAAATTACGAGTAGGACATACTGCTAAAACTCCAAGTATTTACATACAAAATAGTCATTCTGAGCAAACTTGGGATTGTTTAAAAGTTCCAAAAAATACTTTATTAATTTTACTAGGTGCAAGTGGTACTTCTTCTATGGCGGGACACGAAATAGTATTAAAAAATGAAGAAGTAATTAAATTATTAAAACAACCAATAAATATTACACCCGCAAAACCAGAAATAGGACTAGAACAGATGAATGAAAAATTAAACAAATTAACACGTATTATACCAAATATTACATTTCATTATAGTAATTATTTTGGTATTAAACAGGTTTCAGATGATTATAGACAGCTGTTTAAAAAATATAAAACAACTGAATCTTATTATGATTTAAGATATTCGGAACCGGCAATATTTCCGGATGAAGATAATATACCAATAAGAAAAATGGGTTTAACAACTTTAGACCAATTACAAAAATATGTAGATATTGATAAGGAACCTATACCTCTTGAATTTTATAATAGTTTAGATGTATTACCTTACAATACATTTCAAAAAATAAATCATATAAAGAACCCAAAATATTCCGTGTACGAGTTAAAAAAATATATTCCTTATTTTGATGTTCGAAACCATTCCTTAGATTGTCCATGGAGAGAATGGTATTTACTTGATCCCCTAGAGTGTGAATACTGTGAATACCCAGCAGAACCATGTATCGGCTGTCCCGATTTTGATACTATACAAGCCCTATATAAGGATCATGAACTTCAATATAACACTCGTAATAAAGGAAACCCGGAGGCGTTAGAAAAACGTTTTTATGAAAATTTAAAATTATCAGAAATAATGAAAGCAACTGGACCTGGTATTTATATTCATTATGCGTGTAGACCATCCGAACACTTGTACGGAGAACCAAACACATATTTATCTGAAGAAAATGAACAAACTAGATACCATAATCGCTTCTTAAGAAAAAATTCTCAAAATACCTTGCGCGCTGCGGGAGTTGAGTTTGAAAGAGATTATACAGCAACAGCAGACATAAACGGAGAAATTATAGGAAAATTTAATAATTGCGAATGGTTAGAATATGTTACAATAGCAGAAAATGTTACTAAAATTGATAGGGAAGCATTTGCGTCGTGTATTAAGTTAAAAACCGTTACATTTTTAGGTAATAATTTAAAATTTTTAGGTAATAAAACATTTAAAAACTGTGAAGAACTAAAAGAAATTGTGTTACCAAACAATATTGATTATTTAGGTGAATTTGTTTTTGAGGGTTGTCGTAGTTTAGAAAAGGTTACACTACCAAATAACCTAAAATTAAACCACGAAATAAAAACCCAAACCCTCCGACCGCCTGCGCTTTCCGATGAACCGTCGGACCGGACCGTATCACTCGAAAGAGGATTATTTAAGGGCTGTTCCAACTTAAAAGATGTTATATTTCCGGAAGCACTGGCCGAAATTAAAACAGAAGTATTTAAGAAAACGGGTTTACCTCGCTTAAACCTTTCATCATTACAAAAACTCAAATATATAGGCGTTCACACTTTTTCTGAGTGTAAAACATTAACCGAAATTACTTTACCAAACACTGTTAAAGAATTGGGACATTGTGCGTTTATGAGTTGTCCTGAATTAGTCAAGGTTACATTATCTAATAATATTAAAGTTATTAAAGTATGGACATTCAAAGATTGTAAATGTCTTGCCCATATAAATATACCTGAAAAATTAGAAGAAATAAACGAGGAAGCCTTTAAAGATTGTAAGTTATTAACAACTTTAGTTTTTCCAGACGAAGTTAAAATAGTAACAATAGACCCTACCGCTTTTTCCGGGTGTGATAATTTAAAAACGGTTTCGGTATTTAAAGACACTGAAATTAAAATTAACGGTATTATTATTAATAATTCTGTATATGAATTTAGTTTGGGATCTAAAAGTGTTCGTCTTGAATGTAGAGCTGAACTAACTAATCCCGTAACTGTCGAGGGAATTGATATGAAACCTAAAATAAGCAAAACGAAACCTAACAGAAGAAAAAAGAACAAAAGAAGCAAAACTAAACCAAACAGAAGAAAAAAGAATAAAAAAAACAAAAAGAACTCTAAAAGAAGCAAAAAGAACTCTAAAAGAAGCAAAAAGAACAAAAAGAAATCTAAAAGATAATATTAATTCTTATGCTTCTGTTTCAGAAGCACTACTACTTCCTGAACTACTTACTCTTGTACTTTCTCTTGCTCTTGCTTTTGGACTTGGACTTGTACTTGCTCTTGCTCTTGCTCTTGTACTTGCTCTTGCTTTTGTACTTGCTCTTGCTTTTGGACTACTTGCTCTTGCTTTTGGACTTGGACTTGGACTTGTACTTGTACTTGCTCTTGCTTTTGGACTACTTGCTCTTGCTTTTGGACTTGTACTTGCACTTGCTCTTGGACTACTTGCTCTCGGACTTGGACTTGTTCTTGCTCTTGCTCTTGCTCTTGCTCTTGTACTTGTACTTGCACTTGCTCTTGGACTACTTGCTCTCGGACTTGGACTTGCTCTTGTACTTGTACTTGCTCTTACAGTTGGTGTTTGTCTTCTTTGATACGTTGCTGTAGGTGTCAATTCTGGATCTTCCTCTTCTAAAGAGGAAGAACTACTTAGAGAAAAACTTTTTACACTCTGTTCAGGGTCCTTTATTATATTACTATGATTAATTAAAAAATCAATAATATTCATTTTATTTTCAGAATTTTCAAATGTTTTTAATATAGTCGAGTTTTCTAGTTTGTCAGGGTCAACATTAACTTTACAATGTTCTGTTCTCTTTGTTTTACCTTCCATAAGTATCTCTAAATCTTTACAATTCTGGGCAACTGGGTTATCCTTGATATTTGGTAAACATTTTAGTAATGCTACACCTATCTTTTGACATTTTTCTTCCGGGCAAGAAATTATTTTTCCTGAAAAACCTAATAATTGCTTGAAAATTACATCTGCTTTATCAATATTTGTTTTACCAAGTGTAATATATATTTTAATAAATTCAAAAAATTTAATTATCTTACCATAAAATTTTTTTCGAGTTTTAACATCTATTTTTTCATAAATTTTATGAAAATTTATTTCCAAAGTTAAAATTTTATATATATCAGGGGGTGGGGTTCTCCTTTTTTGAAATTTTTGTTCAATTTCACTTTTTTCAGAATATTTCTCATATACAATTTCATACTCGCCGTCCAGTCCTTTAAATTCATATTTTTCTGTGTTTCCTGTGTTTTTAACTACCATTTTACATTTTTCGTCTATGTTTTTTCTTAAAATTTCTATTGGCAAATCTGTAATTCCTTCATATGATTGTAATAATAACCAACCAGATATTTTATTAACAGAATTCGCATAAAGTGTATAATCAATACTTTGACTTTCATTATATTCACTTAAAATAATTATACTTATACATAATAATAATTTATAAAATCTATTACCTTCATATTTTTTATCTGTAGAAGCAGATATTTCTATTATTTTTTTATCAGTATTTACTTCATATGTAATACTAGATATAACAGTTCCTTTATATATTAAACTAATCATAGGAATTAGTAATTCTACTTCTTTACGGGAAAATATATTTATAGAATCACATTTTCCAAGAAAATGTTTATATGTTCCTAATTCTAGTTCTAATCCACATTTTGTTTTTAATTTTGGATTATAGACTAATTCTAATTTTTTATTTATATTTTTAATAAAAGCTTCATTTATTAAATTATGTTTTTCTTTATATGTATATTCTTTAAAATCTACATAAAATGTATTAGCTATACTTTTTTCTGTTTCTGATTCTATTATTGACTTAATATTTTTATTTATTATACTTTTTCCTGGAATTGGATTTATTTTTATACTTATTGGCGATTTAGTCAAATCTATCTTAATAAATTGTATAGATTGTTTAGGTTTAACTTCTTTATCAAATAATATTATGTTATTTTCTGCTATAAAATTGTCTCTTGTATCACTTCTTTCTACTAATTTATTATTTACATATATTTTCAGTCCTTCAGAATTCCTTTTTATATATAATTTTACAGGTTTACCATTTAATTCAATATCATCCCGCTCAAAATATGATTTACCTGCTACTCCTACATCAACTGCTACTGATCCAGTTCCTATTCCTGACCTAAAAGGGTTTGAAACAGTCATAGTAATTCCTGAACCGCCTCTCATTTTTTTTTTTGTATATTTCATTAATATACTAATATATTTTTATTATATTCTTTTCATAATTTTAATAAAAAATTAGAATTTTATAATACCTATCATTCTCATATCATTTGATAATATTGGTATAAATTTTTTCCTTTTAATTAGTGTTATATCCGATACTAACTTATTCATATCAGTTTCATAATAAAAATCTGTATTTATATCATTTATATAAATATACTTCTTCTCCATATCATTTAATAATAATCTTCTAATATCCCCGTCTGATAATACACCTACTAACTCTTTTTGTTCATTTATAAAAAAACAACAACCTATACTATATTGTGTCATTTGTAATAAAACTTCTTGTAATAAAATTTCTTTTTTTGTATAGTCTTGTTCATTTTGTTTTGTCTCACCTTGTTCAACTTGTTTTGTCTCACCTTGTTCAACTTGTTTTGTCTCATCTTGTTCAACTTGTTTTGTCTCAACTTGTTCATTTTGTTTTGTCTCATCTTGTTCAACTTGTAATATGTCTTTAATATTTATAATTGGAAAATTATAAATTATAATATCCTTTATTTTTTTCAATTTATTCCCTATTGATCCCGCTGGATGATTATTCCTATAACCTTCTAATGTTAGTGATATTTCCTTCTCTATTATAATAGTTAGTATATTTGAGAATATGATTTGAACTAAACAACTATTAGTTGGTAGGGTTTTAATAGTTTTCCCTTCTAACTCTTTTATTAATGGTAAAACTATAACTTCGTCACATATTTTATTAAATAAACTTTCAAATTCACAACATATTCCCCAAATTTTACATTTCTTCTTTTTTATAAATTTACTTAATTCCAATAATTCAAATGTATTTCCACTCTTACTAAACATTATAACTAAATCATTTTCTTTTAAAGTCCCTATATCACCATGTAAAGCATTTAAAACATTTAAATTAAATACTTTAATACCTATGGATTTTAATAAGTTAGTTAAATGAAGGGAAATTGTTTCAGATTTTCCTACTCCTAAAATATAAATATTATTTTGAGATGTAATAATATCCTTTTTGAGTTTTAATATATCGTGTTCTGGAAATTTTTGAATTAAATTTTCATATTCTTTTTGAATTGATACACATGTAGAATAAATACCTGAATCAACTATCATTAATCATATTTAATAAAAAAATATTTATAATTATTTGTATTAATTTAATGATTTATACTTTTAATGAATTATACAAATAAAAAGTAAACTTTATTTTATCTATTGTAGGTTGTTCTAATTTCCCTTCATATTTCTTATCTAATTTATCTAACATATTACATTGTTTACTTTGTTTATCAATGGAATACAAAACATTATAATAATTCAAAATATTAGTCATTTTATCATAAGGACCCATAATGAAATTTTTATCTATTAAATTAATATCCTGTTTTATGATATTAAAAAAAACTTTTTGTTGTTTAATACAATAAAATATTTCATTACCAATAAAGAAATTAGGTTGAAATTCACAATTCATATTAATAACTAAATCATATTTTATACCCTTTTTATTACTAAAAATATTAGCAATGTTAAAACATTTTTTAGTAAGCAACCAATAATTATAATCTGCTTTATTTAATTTTAAAATTGTAAATTTTATTTTCTTCAATTTACTAACTAAATCGGGATTTATGCAATTAATATATCCAAATACATATACATTATAGTATTTATAACTTGCATCTAACATATCAATTATAGCCTCAATATTCTTTTCTATAGAAACACTACCTACTAACATAAAACAAATATTATATTTTTTAATGTCTTGTTTTCTTTCAATTGAAGCAAAATAATCAGTTTTCTTAAATTTTTTTCCTATACAAAAACTTAACATTTGTTCTGGACCGAAAAATTGTTTAGTACAATTATTTAAATTTTCATATAATTCGAAAGGTTTAAATAAATATTGTTCCATTAAATTTCGCGGTATAATTCCCGAAAAATCATTAAAATTCTTTTTGGATAAATCATATATATTTTCATTGGAATAATTTAAATAAAAAGGAATACGATCTGGAAAATCTATATCAGGTCTAGTATAAAAAATATAATCATATTTTTTTTTATTTAGTTTTTCTTTTTCTAAAATCCATTCCCCGCATTTCAAGAGATTATAATGGAAATTCATAATTCTTATTAATACATCATCGGTAGACATCCAATTTATAAATCTTTCTCTGTTTTCTACATATTTTTCAATATCTTCCTCTTCCAAATTAAAATCACTAAATACTAAATTATCTATTGTATGATATTTACTTACCAATTCTATAATTTCGTCTTTCTCTAAACTATGATATACAAAATTAACACCTCCGTTATTCTTAGGTCCTGAATCATTCACCTTTAAATATAAATATATATCACTTTCCTTATAATAAAAACTTCGAATTACATTATGATATATTTTATCATATGTTTTATCAATTGTTCTAACACCACCTAATATACAATATAAAATATTAACACCTCTATTTATCCTATAAGTTACAAAACTATCTAAATTGGATTGTAAATACTTTATAGTTTTAATAAGATGTATATATCCATTTCCAAGTTTATCTACCTTATAGAAATAATAATTTTGGTTTATTTTCTTATATTCAAGGATAACTAATTCATTTTCTATTTTAATAATGTAAATATATTCTTCAGGGTGTTCTTCTTTTAATATAGATACAATTTCTTTTAAAACCAAGGAATTATCTTTTTTTAAATATATTTTTTTATTATTATGCATTTTATTATCATACATAAGAAATCCATTATTTGTTAAATTATTAATAATTGTAGTGTTATTAATATGACCTATAATTACTAATTGTTGTTTTTTATTTATAAACATAAATAGAATAAGTTGTTAAAATTTAAATATATAATAAGGTTATTTCTTAATATTTATTTTATTATCTTAAACTTTTAATTAATTTTTTAGTCATATGATAAAACCAATAATAATTTAAACCCGAAAATATTGAAATTAAATATTTTTTTTTTAAATTAGTTAGTTGATATAAAATATTTGTACAATTTACTACTCTAAAAACAAAAAAACTAATATAAAATAAATATGAATAAATTTTAGTCCATTTATCATTTCCTTCTTGTTTTTTTAGCCATCTTAGATTTAGGGGTACAGTACTAATTTCCGATAAAATTAGTGTTGAATAGATTTTAGGTTCTTGATAATAATATAATATTCCAACTAAAAATAAGGAATGGTGAAAATATGTTATATTTCTTTCATCTTTAATTTCCTTATATAAAGTATAAATTAATACGTCATAAATTATATATCCCAATGAATAATATACAACTAATTCTTGTATACGAAATGAAATTAAATTTGTTAAATATAAACTACCCCCTAAACTCGCAATAAAAGCATGTATCAAACTATTTTTTTTAATAGGATAATTTATATCATTTTTTATATTAAAACTATGAAACACTATAAAATTAATAAAAACATTAAATAAAACATAATTAAATACCATTATTTTTAATTTAAATATAGTTTAAGATTTTAAATTATTTATTAAACAATGAATTATGATATTATATATAGTGTGAATACAACAAGTGACGCACAACTCATAAATATCATTGAATATAATCAAAATATAAATTTTTTAATATGTGTAAACAATTATGATAATATAAATATCAAACATATAAGCATTTTATATATTAATTCATATATTAAATATAATTTGAAAAAACATTTACATAATTTTGAAGTAGTAAATAAGAATTATGAATTTGATTATTTTGTAATTCTTAATAATAATAATTTTTTTAAAGAAAAAATAAATAAAAAAGATTTGTATTCATATCACGAAAATCAAATGAATAATTTATATAAGAATGAAAACTTTAATAAGAATGATGACTTTAATAAGAATGATGACTTTAATAAGAATGATGACTTTAATAATAATAAAAACTTTAATAATAATGAAAACATATTAAAAAACTGGAATCCTTCTTGGGGTTTTGAAATAAAAAAAAATAAAAATTTATTGAATTTGTTACAAGAAAAGAACATAAATCTTGGAAAAATGGATTATCATTGTAAGTATTATAAAAGGTATAATTTTGATAATATAATTAAATTTATAAAAGAAAATGAAATAGATAATATTGATAAGTTAGGGAATATATTAATCAATAGTTTATATTCTAAATTTTTATTAAATCAAAATGTAACTCAAATAACTCAAATAACTCAAATAACTCAAAATGTCTTTTGTAAAAAATATAAAAAAAAAAGAATGGCATTGTTATTTTTTGGTATTCATTATCTTGAAAATATGAATCATTGGAAAGGTGTTATTAAAAATATAGATTTTAGTTTATATTATAAGAATATAAATGATAAATTAATTGAATATTTTTCAAAAAAATTCGAGATAGATATTTTTTTCTGTACGAATAGAAGTAAAAAACTTAATAAATTAATAGAATGTTATAAACCCAAAAGATACTATTTAGTCGACAATGATGTGAATCATATTATTTCTAAAAATAAGAAGGTATTAAAGGCATTGGAATGTTGTATAAATTATCAAAAGGATAATAGAATATTATATGATAATATTATATTAACGAGGTTTGATATTTTATTTGAAAAAACATTTAGTGGAATAGATTATAATAAATTGAATTTAGTTTCTATTTTGGAATATAAATTTAGTATATGTGATAATTTTTATTTATTTCCGCAGAAATATTTAGAACAATTTTATTCAATATTTAAAACATATAAAAAAACAAATTCGCACGTTTTCAAAGTTTTATTTGAAAAAACAATGGATATAAATTATATTTGTAATGAAGAAACTGATATTAATTCTTTATCCTTTTATTCTTTACATAAATTCGACGATGATAAAAAATATTTATTAATTTTAAATGAAAATAATTATGATGAAGGTAAAATTTATTATAATATAAATAAAAAATGTAAGTTGGAAATTAATTGCGGAGTTATAAAATTTACAAAATTAAAAGGAAAATACATTAACATTTGGTTTGGATATAATTTAGAACCTGGAAATTATAAATTATCTTTTAAAATTAAAGGTAAAAAAATTATTAATCCTGATAATGGTATTGGTATAAAAATACATAATCCTATAAAAATATATAATGATTTTTTAAAAAATATAAATGAAACAGAATTTATAGAGGTAAAATTAGATATATGTACAAAAAGAGATAGTTTATGTATCTTTATATTTGATAATTATTATAATAGAGTCGAACTTTTTGTACGGGATATTAATTTTAATAGAGTATAATAAATATTTTTTTTATATAAATAATTTTTATGTATGATATTATTTACAGTTTAATTTTAATTAAAAAAGAAAAAAATTTTATAAATTTAATAAATAATATTAGTAAATATGATAAACTTAATACTTATTTAATTCTAATTTTAACAAATAATAAATATTTTTATAAATTTCAAAATAAAAGAAAAAATATAAAATTCAATTATTATGATATAAAAAATGATAATTTAAATATTAAAAATGATATTATTCAGTTACATATTTACAATTATAATTCGGTAAAAAATACTATAAAATCAAATTATATTATATTCTTGAATGAAAAATATATTTTTAATGCGTATATTCCTTCTGTTAAATTATTATATGATACTATAAATGATAATGATACTATAAATGATAATGATACTATAAATGATAATGATACTATAAATGATAATGATACTATAAATGATAATGATACTATAAAT